TTCCTCCCTTCCATTTTCCTTCTTCCACCCCCGTGTAATATTTTAGCACCCACACTATTCCTCTCTTATACTTCTCTCCACTTCCTATCATTCTCTTGTATCTCTCTTCCCATCCTTCTTCTCCGCAAAAAATTGAAATCTTTTTGACAAATCAAATACAATCACAAAATACACATTTTATATATTTCAAACAAAATGACACCCCAACGCAAAAACAATCGCACCAAAGTGTTCACTGTCGGAAATGACGACATCACCAAAAAAATCGAAATCCAAACGCTCCACTTCAATTTCTCCGACACAATCGTTGCGAATCTCTCCAACTTTGCCGAAATACACCGCAATGACGACCGCAAAATGTTCAAGGAATCCTGGGCCAATTGGATAAAATCCGACGACATTGCGCCTCTCATCGAATCCGAAATTGAAACCCAATACAAGAAAGGATTCGCCGGCGACATTCTCGACAAAATGTTCAAGAGCGCCCGATACTATTTCCGCAAGAAACCCCAGACACCCGCCGAAAAAACAGTCCGCAAACAATACATTTCATTGTGCCCACACTTTCTGGCAAAAATCGACAAACACGCGCTAGAATTAATCAAATCACACTCGTCCAATGTAGACGATAAATGGAAGGCAAATATATCACCCGCAAATGCTTATACAAGCTTCTGTAATACTCATCAACAAGATTTGTACGAGCAAATCGAGCATTTAGTCAATTTATTGGAATACTCCGAGATTTGCGATAAGATGAAAAAGACATACAAAAACAGGTTCCATTTGATGAAACTGAATGTCGAAAATATGTATACAAACAACTAATGTCAAACGACGAATGTATTATTTGTCTGAATCCCAAAAAACTTATAAAAAACACAGATACCGTTTTTTTTTCAAAACCACTCAATGTCAACTTCTTGTTCAAATGCAAGTGCATCATCACATGCCATCGAAAATGCATGACCAACTGGATAGAAGTGAATCCAACTTGTCCTTATTGTAGGAAATATTTGACAATTCTATGGACTCCTGCTACCTACATACAATGGAATGGAAAACTATTATTTGAGAGAATATTCAATCATGGTTCGGCGCGAATACTCGTGGTGTTTGTTTATTTTTTTATATTTACGTATTTTATTCAATCGCGAGTCAATGATGCTATTCGCAATAATACCGGCGAAATCATATAAAAATATTTTGGTAAAGTTTTAGTTTAATTTGTTTCCAACAATTGCGACATCATCCATCTTTATCCATGCGTTTGTTGCTTCGTTATAATATTCACAAACATCATACGCGTTTCTTGATGTGCTTCCCTTTTTAATGCTGCAACCTGTAGCTACAATCCATCTACTATATGTATTCCAACTATTTTCAATAATAAGTTTAGATTCATCATAGCGGTTATTATCATTATCATATTTATAATAACTAATTTTATTGATACCTTGGTGTATTAGTTTGTTAGCGCGAATGTCGGCAACAACTTCAAACGTTGTGCCGCTAGCAACATATCGGATACGTGTATTTTTATTCCATTGTTTTGACCACTCGGTTGCTTTCAATCTTGGCTTAGAAGACATATCGCGAGTTCTTTTATTGTCTTTGATGATAGTGACAGACATAGCATTGTGCGATGTCTCTGTTTGTAAATTAATATTATTTTCTGTAATAAATGTATTATTTACACTATTCGGTATTTCAAGAGATTGTTCATTTTTGATAGGATGTTTAATTAATAATTCATGTTCTTTTGTTGACATTGTAATCACATCATCGGTGTCTTTTGAAACGGTGATTACACATTGTTTTCCATATTGTATTCCATATTGGTATTTTATGTAATCTCGTAATTTTTGATTTTCAATCTCCAATTCAGCAACGCGTTGGCGTTGGTTGGTAAAAGCGCCCCAACCAGCCGTAGTAGTTTTTTTATTAATTTCCATTCTGTATAAAATTATTTATATATATATATACTTATTATGTTCAATTTTTTGATTGGCTGGCAGTATACAGCATTGGATAGATAGTTTGTGTGGCACTCGGTGTCCTCATGAACCCGAATATGTTTATGGGATGATTTATATATAGAATATATGCGTGGCCAACATTCTACATATTGTAGATTAATTATAAATGATATAAATACACCACTACATAATAGGATATAATGGATAAATCATCATCAAACATTGAAAAGATAATTGCGAGTCTTGCTGACCTCCAGCAAACCATTGCGTCGCTAAGTGAAGCAATCACCTTAGTTGAAAAGAATGCCAAGAAAGTCAGACACACCGTTGACCTCCTAGTGAAAAAAGAGTCAAAGAAAGCGGCCAAACCCACCAAAGAGAGGAAACCATGTGGGTTTGCGGTTCCATCCCAGGTCACAAATGAGATGTGCGAGTTCATGGGACTCGAAAGTGGGACTGCCATTTCGCGCATTCAGATAACCCAGCAAATCAACAAATACATCAAGGAAAACCAGCTGGAGAACCCGGAGAACAAGCAAAATATATTGCCCGACGAGAAGTTGTGGAAGATTTTAGGCGAAGACGCAAGAGAGCACAAGATTACACATTTCACGCTCCAGAAGTATTTGAACAAGCATTTCATCAAGACCCCCAAGGCATAAAAAACATGGGAAAATTATTCGATGGATTATAAGTCTTCGATATTGATTTCCTCTTCATCATGTAGTGTTGACGCAACATTTTCAGCATTGGTATCATAAAGCTCGTCGACAGTCTTGTTTGTTGCCGATTCAGTAAATATGATGGTTGCGTTTCCAGCCTCATCATTATCAGAGTCATCCAAATTATTATTACTGGCAATGTTTAAATATTTCCAGTCAATTCCGGGTAAATTGCGCAACTCGTCAATCTCGTTTTTCTCATAAATATACAAGAGCTCACAATTCTTGGGGTCCTTCTCCCAATCATACAGTCCAATAAGCACCCAACAGCCGACACTTACAATATTATTGCGCTTATTTCGACCCTTGAACTTGCCTGCCAATCGACAGCTCAACGTGGTGCCATCTTTTTGCGTAATTACATCCATTCGGTTTCCGTAGTTTTTAGTAATACACGCATACAATTCGGATGCATTTTCAGATTTTCGCAATTCATTTGAACTACGATTTGTAGTCAATTTGCGCGCTTGTTTCTTTGCGTTTCCGCCACCAGTAGTATTTTTAACCATTTTGCTTATTTATGCTTGAAAACAATAAAATCAATTGTTTTCAATTTTTTGAAAAAATATGGGTTAACTATATAATGACAGCTTGGAGTGATTTAATCAAAAAACTGGTGAAAGAAAACCCCGGGACACCATTGAACACCATTTTACCAATGGCCAAAAAAATATATCGCAAACCAGACAAGCAACTTAATTTTCCTAAGCCGAAAAATATGACATATAATAAGCGGAATCGCGGACATCGCGGTACTAGACGCAAGAGGCGTTAAGAGTAAAATCTCCATGAATAATATATTATGGCTTTCACACGAGAAAAAATGATGTCGTCTCTATTTTTATTGGCAATTATGCTAATTTCATTGATGTTTTCAACATACCAAGAAGGAATTATAGCAGAACAAGAACAAGAACCAAGAAATATCAAAATACCAAAAATTCAATTTAAAATCCATCAATAAAGTGTGCTGAACCCGCGCAAATACTCAATATAATTTGGATCTTGGTCATGCTCCAAACTATAAATATCTTCAAAATATGGCACCAAATATTTTGAATAGGTCTCAACCCCATCCAAATACTCCAACAACCTTTCTGGCTTCTTATATTTAGCACGTTTTATATTTGCGTCATTCCGAATACAATATATTGGCAAATCACTTTCGGTATAGATATCTTGCCATTCCATTTTTACACCAAAAATCCACATTGCCAAATATCCGATTGAAATCAAATCATCACGACGACTAATCCGATTACCCTGGTGTACAAAATAGCTGGCATATTTAGGCGAACCAATGATATTGTCGGATGGCTCATTTGCAACATGTGTGCCACTATCTGTAATATACATGGATGCAAGACCAAAATCAATTACCACAACGCGTCCTCGTTCATCAACCATAAAATTATCGGGTTTCACATCGCAATGGATAATACCAGTTTCATGAATCCAACGAAATGCCGAAATGATTTGGTGACAAGCATCTAGCATATTTAACAGATTAGTGCGATTAATATGCGCATGTAGAGTCTGCGAATAAAACGTCATTGCCAAACAAATATTGCCGCCATAAATACCGTACCAATACAGCGTTGGAACACAACAACAATTATGAACAGCCAATTCGCGGCGCAAATGTGCCAGCACACGCGATTCATGTTTGATAGTTGCGTGTTCAGGTTCTACTTTGATTGCGACTAGTCGCCCATTTGTGCGATGTTCTGCTTTGAACACAGATGAAAAACACCCCTTCCCAAGACGTTCAATTACGCGATAAACGTGAATATATAATTGGTTTGACAATGACGATTCACCATCCATAGAGGGAAACGAAATGTATATGTATTTTATTTTCAGACAATAATATAAATGGCAACCCCAATTGATGTAAAGGCTGACCGCGCTGTAGAAAGCGTAAAAAAACCGGCGTATTTACTTACAATTGGCATAACATACGTGGGATACATTATATTGTTTTTAGGAGTATCATACGTTTCACCAGGATACATTCGCGCCCTTGGTAATTTCATGTATATCATGATTTGTTTGATTTTGATTTACAAATTCAACCCGTTGCGCGGAAAAATCCAACTATCCGAGTACGATACACAATTGATTTTCATGATGGCAATGTTTATTTTGGTCAATGTTGGCCTAGTCGAGATGTCCGACTTGTTTTTCAACAATTTGAAAAAGGTGTTTGATGTAGATATGCGAACAGTAGTATAATAATGATATTAAACATATTATTATTATATTAGGAAAAGGGCTTCATGGCAATGATAACCGAAGAGGAGATGCGAAAAATATACGCCGATGCGAAAAACGACGAATCACTGATTTCAAAAATAGATACACGAGAATTGTTGATGGCATATGAAAACAAGAACAATGATTACTTGGATGGGAAAACGAGCGCGGATATTGCGCATGAAATCGCATTGTCATTCGATTTGCTGGAAGAAACTTACACGATGACAAAAAAGCTAAAACGTGAGATGGCAGAGTCGCTCACAGGCTACCGATTTGTGGATGAATTGGACCAACTCCATGTAGGCAAGTATACGCGATGGGTACAAAAATATTCGTCTTCTGCCAAACCCGCAATAACCAATGGCGGATTTTTAACAAACGTGGAATCTGGCAATGAAGGCACCTTCATGAAAATCCGATTGTATGCAAATAAAGTCATCAACATTTCATTCGACAATTGTCTCATTTATCAAAAGTTCAGTGTCGGCGAACAACTGGTATTGCTCGTTGCTGATTATGCGGTCAAATAACTGGCATTTTGCAAAATAAGACTTAAAATTATATGCAACCTTCTGAATGTTGAGCCACGCCCAAAAATACAGCGAACCAGTGAATATCATTGTGGGCGAACATTTTTTAGAAGAACCTGTGCGTAATTACAACAAAACCATCGTGTTTGATTTAGATGAAACGATTGGGCATTTCAAACAATTATATTGTCTTCAGCAAATCGCGGTTCGTATTCTTGGGCGTCCACTTGACCAAGGCGAGTTCAATCAATTGATTGATTTATATCCCGAGATGTTCCGGGTAGGCATATTCAGTATTTTCGCTCTCATTTGGCGCAAGAAAAAACAGAAATTGGTGGACAGCCTCTATATTTATACCAACAACAAATGCGAGGGCCATTGGGTGAAGATGATAACATCATATATTTCGTCCAAAGTGTGTCCACCAGGAGAAATGTTATTTGACGACCATATATTGGCATTTAAAATCCGCAACCAAATCGTGGAGATTCGCCGAACAACCGACACAAAAACGTATACGGATTTGGTGCGGTGTATGTTGTTACCCGAGGCCGATGTCGAGGTTTGTTTCATAGACAACACCGAATATACGCGGATGTGTGAACGCAAGGTTTATTATATAATCCCAAGTCCGTATTACCATAGTTTGAAAAAAGCGGAAATTATGCGCAGATTTTTTCACTGGCCAGTCCTCTCATTTGCGCAAAAAAAACGGGTGGAAACAGAGTTTAAAATCATTTGTGCCGAAGTGTCTACGCGACATCCGCCGCAAACCATGGAGGCGACACGCAAAATAATGTATTATGTGCGCGAATATTTGTTGATGCGTAAAATTGTTGTCCCGAAAACAAATAAGACACGGCGTGTACGGTTAGCACATGGATCAGCGCTAAGCACAGGTCTTCGCCACACGGAAAAGCGTAAAAAATTGAACAATTAACCACTATTATTTGTATTGGAAAAATATAGAAATAATGGATAAACACGCAGGAATCTTGTGTATAAATAAAACCTACGGTCGCACCGAGAATGGAAAGCGGCTTTTGTATAAATGTATCCCCGACGACAGCACTTTACCTCCGATTTTGGTACCATATCAGATTCAGATGTCATTCAGCAAGTCGCACAAGAACAAATATATATTGTTTCGTTGTGAAAAATGGAATGTGGAATGTCCTCGCGGCGAAATTGCGGACACGATCGGCGACGTGGATTCAGCAGAGGCATTCAATGAATATCAGGTGTGCCGCAAACGACTCAATGTGTCGCTCACAGGGTTTACAAATGTAGTTAAACAACGACTCCGACTCTTGCCGCCTCCTGCAGAGGCAACAACGCGTGAAGACAACGAATGGAATCTGATTTCCAAAATAATGGCATCATTTCCCTCGATTGTTGACCAGCGCAACTATGATGTATTTACCATAGACCCCAGTTCTTGTACTGATTATGATGATGCGTTTTCGACACAAATTATGGGAAACGCAGTAATCGTGAATGTATACATATCCAACGTATTCTTGTGGATGGAGATATTTCAATTATGGGAACACATAACTGACCGTGTCTCTACGATTTATTTGCCCGATAAAAAACGGCCCATGTTACCGGATTTGCTTTCTGAGCGCTTGTGTTCTTTACAGGCTGGGAAAAATCGCGTAGCCTTTGTGATGTCGGTGAAATATGATATCCATACTGGCAAACAATTATCTGCGCCAACGTTTTCAAATGCCCTCATCAATGTAAGCAAAAATTATTCATATGACGACCCCCAGTTGGAACGGAACAAAACGTATAATAGGCTGCGCAATATAACGGGACATACAGATAGCCATGATGTAGTGGCATGGTGGATGATAAAAATGAACGAAGAATGTGCGCGGGAATTGGCGGAGAAGGGTTCGGGAATCTTTCGGACCCAGGCTTCTACAAACGTGTCGACGGAACCTTTGTCTAAGGAACCTATGTCTACCGATTCTTTGCCCGAAGCCGTCCAACGATGGATGAAAACCGACGGCGAATCATCTGCCGCAAAATATAGCAACACATCATCTACGCACGCTGGACTGGGTCTTCGGCATTATTCGCACATAACCAGTCCAATACGCCGTATATCCGACATAATAAACCAAACACTATTTATGCGCGATGTTTTGGGAAAATCCATATCTGGCGGAGCATGTGCATTCATTGCGAAATGGATGGAGAAACTCGAGTTCATGAACGAATCGATGCGCAAAATCCGCCGTGTCCAAATGGACTGCGAATTATTGGACCTTTGTAATCGGGATGCCCTGAAAACAAATACCACCTATATTGGTATGCCAATTGCGAGTGAACACGCAGGTGAATATACGATTTATATTGATAAACTCAAATTAATAACGTATATGAAAACACCGGCGTTGCTGCCTCTATTTGCGAAGACCCGCTTCCAAGTATTTGTCTTCAATGATGAAGCACGACTCTGTAGAAAAATACGAATATGCCTGGATAATGACGATGTGATTTAGGAACAACAAAAAACATATAAAGATTATGTTGATATACTATATAAATGTTATACACAACCACTTTATTACTCGCTGTTTTTTTATCTGCTTCAGCATCAACACTCCAGGAGCGTTTTCACGAATGGGCGGAGAAGCATCGCATTGCCCTTCCCGATGCCGACACTGAATATTTGCGCATTTTCAAGAACTGGAAATACAACGATTTGCTTATTGAGGAGACCAATGCCAAGAATCTCACCTACACTCTTGGCCACAATGCTTTCTCCGGAATGAACTCTGAGGAGTTTGCCAAGGTTATGCTTTTTGATTTTAACCGAGAGCTTCTTACGATGTCAGCGCCATTGGCGCCATCTTTGAGGGGCGAGACCTTTGATATGACTTCTGTCCCCACCTCGGTTGACTGGCGCACCAAAGGTGTCGTCTCACCAGTGCAGGACCAAGGTCAAGCTGGTACCTGCTATTCATTTGGCACCAGTTGTGCAGTGGAATCTGCGATGGCAATCAAAACTGGTGTTTTGACAAAATTATCAGAGCAACAAATCGTGGATTGCTCTACTATAAAAAATGGAGGCCCCAACATGGGGATAAACGGGGGTCAGATTGCTCCTACATTCGAGTGGATAGGAAAGGTAGGCGGACTTTGTACAGAACAAGCATATCCCTATGTATCTGGAACTACCAAGGCAACTGGAACATGCCAAAAGACTTGTTCAAAAGTTTCTGGCTCGAGTGTTCAGAGTGTTGTCAATGTTAAACCCAAGTCGGATGCTGATATGATGACTGCTTTATCAAAGACGGTTGTGACCATTGCGATAGAGGCCGATGAGTCAAAATTTCAGCTTTACAAATCTGGTGTTTTCACTGGCGCGTGTGGAACGTCACTTGACCACGCCGTAGCACTCGTTGGATATGGCACTACAAATGGTTTGGATTACTATATCTTGCGCAACAGTTGGTCCTCGTCGTGGGGTGATGGCGGATATATGCAAATTGGTCGTGGGAATGACCCCGCTACCGGAAAGCCATACAACAATGGGGCCGGTCAATGCGGTCTGTTGATGGAGGCATCATACCCGGTGATGTAAGCACCGAGTATAACATATAAAATTGATTTAAATATTTGTCTAATAATTATATTAGACAAATGTGTAAAGAAAAAGGTTGTAAAATTAGACCAAATTATAATAAAGAAGGCGAGACAAAAGCATTGTATTGTAATGCACATAAAAAAGATGGGATGGTTAATGTAATCAGCAAAACTTGTCTAACCGAAGGGTGTAAAAAACAACCAGCATTTAACAATGAAGGCGAGACAAGAGCATTGTATTGTTCAACACACAAAAAAGAAGGAATGGTTGATATAAAAAACAAAACTTGTCTAACCGAAGGGTGTAAAATTAGACCAAATTATAATAATGAAGGCGAGACAACCGGATTGTATTGTTCAACACACAAAAAGGATGGAATGGTTAATGTAATCAGCAAAACTTGTCTAACTGAAGGGTGTAAAAAACACCCAGTATTTAACAATGAAGGCGAGACAAGAGCATTGTATTGTAATGCACACAAAAAAGAAGGAATGGTTGATGTGAAACACGACACTTGTCTAAACGAAGGGTGTAAAATTAGACCAAATTATAATAATCCAGGCGAGACAAAAGCATTGTATTGTTCAACACACAAAGAGGAAGGAATGGTTGATATAAAAAACAAAACTTGTCTAACCGAAGGGTGTAAAAAACACCCAGTATTTAACAATGAAGGCGAGACAACCGGATTGTATTGTTCAGCGCATAAAAAAGAAGGAATGGTTAATGTTGTTAGCAAAACTTGTAAAAGTGAATGGTGTTCAACACTCGTTCAAGAAAAATACGACGGTTATTGTCTCTTTTGTTATATGAACTTGTTTCCAGATAAACCAGTATCACGCAATTACAAAACCAAAGAATATGCCGTGGTTGAATATGTCAAAACCAAGTTTCCTAACCATAGTTGGATAGCAGACAAAATAGTAAATGGCGGTTGCTCAAAACGCCGACCCGATTTGTTATTAGATTTGTTATACCAAATTGTTATTGTAGAAGTCGACGAAAATCAGCATACTGAATATGATTGTAGTTGTCAAAACAAACGCATAATGGAATTGTCACAAGATTTAGGCCACAGACCCATTGTATTTATTAGATTTAATCCCGACGATTATGAAAAAGAAGGAACAAATATAACTTCATGCTGGGGTCAAGATAAAAAAGGAATATGCGTCGTGAAAAAAACAAAAAAAGATGAATGGACTCAAAGATTAAATGTGTTGGAAGAGCATATCAATTACTGGATAAATCCGGCAAATATAACAAACAAAACAATTGAAACAATTCAGTTGTTTTATGATATGTGAACTCGGAATCCTGAAAGTGGCAAAAACAAAACCAGACAGTGAAACAAAAATAGAAAAAACCGTGGAAGTGGTTTCGTTGTTTTTCGATTCATACTAATAAAGAATCAAAATATATTGACTCATGTGCCAATATATTTACAGCAAGTTTATCGGTACAAGTTTATAGCAATATTTTACATCAACAAGAGTATAAATCTATATAAACTATATTTGTATTAGATTTATGTTTTTGCTTAAAGATACAATAAATATATATAAATATAATGAACTGTGGAAAAACTTTGTATATAGATTCAACATATTGCAAAACTGAATTATGCCAAATTGGTAGTGAAATGAATACCGACAAAGCCCCATTTGCGTTAAATAGTGTATGCTGTCAGCATAGAAAGGGTTATACTGCAGTATATTCAATGTTGTTTTCAAGATATAAGAATGATGTTTTAAACTTTGCAGAAATAGGTATAGAAGCAGGAGCAAGTCTATTAACTTGGAATATTTTTTTCTCTGAAAAGTGTAATGTTTATGCGTTTGAATATGACGTTGAAAAGATAGAAAACGCAAAAAAGCTTAATTTAAAAAATACTAAGTTTGTCCACACTGATGTTAATAATATTGAATATATGGATTCATCATTTAAGAAAACAAACGTAATGTTTGATATAATTATTGATGACAGCACTCATAGTATTGAACACCAGAATAATATTATTAATACAGTTTCAAAATATTTAAAACCGGGTGGTATGTTAATAATTGAAGATATTTTTAGAAATCAACATATAGATAGCTATGTTATTGATACAAACATATGGGATTTTCATACATTTATTATTTGTAATCACGCAAATAGATATTGTTTTGATAATGACAAGATTTTATATTTAATAAAAAAATAAATCAACACATTTTTATATTTATATTTGTAATTGTTTATACATATAGAACTTGTAAAATAGTATAGTAAAGCGCAATCCCATAAAGTAAAACAAAAACAGGCTATTACTCAATATCTACTCTATTTGCACTTTTACATTCAAGCCTTATTCTAAACCCCAAATCAATTATTATAAAAAAAATATTATTTACAAGCATCAAAATTGAATTAAAGTCATTTTTAATCATGCTTAGTAGACAAATCAACAATACAAATAAGACAGTCTGGATTATATAGCTTAACCTCAAATGGCTATTTATTTGTTGAGCATTCACCTTAAGATGTATAATAATACACGCATTGACAAGCACCTTACAAAAATAACATATTTGTAATATCTTTGATATAATATTCGCATCACTTTTGGAATAATCTCGTATAAATCCTATATTAATAAGGTTCATTACTGAATTAGTCAAGATATGAACAATTAAAATATACGATAGCATCCTCGTGTTTTCGTTTTCGCCGTTTGGTCGTTGTACCAAAGGCTGAACTACTTGTTGTAACATTATCTCATAGATACTCTTACAATGGGGGCAAAAGTTTTTATTTTCCCCGGAAACTAATAATTGTGCTATACAGGCTATATGATACACAGAATTGGAGCAACCGCATGGCAATTTAACTATTTTGGAGGCTTCTAAATCGATTGTTTCTAGGCATATTAGACATTCTTTGGATTTTACAAAATCTTTGTCTGGTTTTTTGTATAATTGTAAAGTTGATATAATATGATTTTCCATTTTTAAATAGTAATACTATTATTTTTGGCTGGTGTCTTTATATTTTTATATTATATGGTTACGTGATAATTTTTCAAGGGATAAAAACGTAGTTGAAATAGTTCATTATTTTTTGTTTTGTATAATTAAAAAATATTTATTTAATATATATAACATTTTATATAATGTCTACCCCAGATAGTCATATTATCGATATACTACCAGAGACACCAGAACCAGAAAAGAGTGATAACCAACAAGACAAAGAACGTGATTATAGATTAAACGACACGTTTATCAAAAGACCAATCAACGATGGATTGCAAAAACAAGAAATTATACGTAGATATCGCGAATATGCTAAAAAGTTTGAGGATAATCCGAATGAATGGCCAAATAAAAGGCATCAAACAACATGTAAAGACAAAGAAAGCAGTTGTGTCATAAGAAAATTATACGAAACAACATTAACAGACACAGATATTCTAACTATAATACAAAACAATTATAATGGTTACAATGCGCCTGACTCTGTACTAATTGATTATATTACACCAGCGGATGAATATGGGTATACATTTATGAATTATACTCCAACTAGTATATTTTCAACATTATTCGGCAAGTTCGGCTTCGGTGGAAAATCACATAAGAAACGCAAATCTCATAAGAAACCACGCAAGTCGCGTAAGTCGCAAAAGCGCAAATCGATAAAACGCAAATAACAAAGATATTGATACACATACCAATATCTTCATACCGACAAACTGATTATATCACATTATCCAAATACATGCTGAACAATTCAAACGCCTCTCTTGGTTTATAAGTGGGCACTTCGTGTCCCGCGCCATGAACTGTTACAAACGCAAATCGAGATGACACGATATCATTGATTTTGCGTCCATTTATATATTTCTCCGTTTTAAAATTGGTGATATACCCGGCTGTCTGACCATCAACATACCATGTATCCCACGATTTAGCAACAGAGAATCCCAAGTCATAAATCCACCGCTGAGTACCAATTGTGCCGCAAACACTGTCGTCGTCACCCGAATACACGAGAACCCTTAACCACGGATGTGTCTTGGAGTTCAAAATCTTGGGATAATACTTCTCCATCGGCAACATTTTATCGGCCAATTGGTATTTCGTGGTGCGAGAACATTCGTCCCAAACAATATCGGAACGGACATGGATGGCGGCCTTGACATCCGCGCGGTTCAAATATGCTGCGGCATACTCATCGGCACAAGGTTCGTAGACGCTCTGTACCGACTTATCAAAGGTACTCTGTACCGACTTATCTGAGATGCTCTGCTTATTGGCTCCGTATGCGAACGCATTGGTCCCATAAATAAACTCGCGAAATGCGCGTTGTTGTCCGCTCAAACAAACGGGATAATCTAGCGCATAGGGGTTCAGATTGCCGATTTTGCGCATAAAGTCGAGAATCAAATATGAACACGCCGAATTATTAAGTTGCTGGCTCACTTCTAGACACCCATTGGCGACATATTTGTCCCAAGAAGGTTTAGGCAACAGTTGTTTGCCCCAATAAGTCTCCATTTCGGCGCCCACCCCTGAATAATAATCCGTGTATGGATTTCCCACGGCGAATCCCTGGAAATTGATTCGTTTTGAAGAATCGGCGAGACCATCATTGTAGTCGATAATGGCAGAAGCCCACGTAGGTAAATAATGACCCCCATATGACTCCGATGTCAAAAAAAGCTGAGTTTTAGCAAACTCTGGGAACCTCTCTAAAAATCCCAAAATAGTTGCTAAATTATCTTTTGCGGCCTGGTCGTCGCCAATACTGTAATCATCCGCATTATCCGAATACGAGAATCCGACGCCTACCGGCTGCTCCAAAAACACCATATTGGCAAGCTTGTTCCAGGCGTACTGATTGGGTATGAGATTGCCATCACGGTCGGGGTAAAATGGTCCCTGTTCAGTCATGAACCCAATGAGACCGCTACACCCGGGTCCGCCATTTGTCCAGAATACGAGCGGAGCATTTGCTTCTTCGGCTTCAACAAACCAGTAGTGGATGTGTTTTTGAGTACCGGTAAGAGTAATATACCCGCTGAACTGGTTGATATCAACAGATAGACCAGGGAGCGCGCCAATTTTGTCGGCAATGGCATCAGATGTGTAAGCCCGAACACTGGGTAAAATAATGTACGACATAAATAAAAGAGAGACGAGTCCAAACATTATACATTGTACCGACAAAGTATCTATAAATAGTTAATAATAGTATATAATGAGTAGCTCGATTTTTGCGAATACAGTTGCAGGGACTCTCGGGTTTACGGTAAGACCGACAAACATAGTTGTTGAAAGTGGTATATGGATGATTGGTAATTCTCCAACAAATGAAAAAATTACAAGGACAACAACATGATTATAACAACCCCTCAATTATATATTAAAAACTTAACATATAATCCAACTATACGTCGATATGAATTGTATTTTTATCACAATATTCAACCAAGAAAAATACGTAGATATGTCATATTTGCTTCTAGAAAGTATATTTATATACGGATGTTTACTCGACAATACTCATATATTAATTTACACCTCCACCCCTTTTATGAATAAAATAAAACAGAGTCATTTGTTCAATGAACAAAAAATCAAGTTTGAAATCAATGATACTTACAATGACATCGACACTGCTTGTAAGGCCCGACTGGATATATTCAAACTAACCTCCACATCAAATTACAATAAAATACTTTACTTAGACACCGATATACTAATAAAAGACGATATCAACAAAGTATTTGATGTTTGTAAAGACGATATTTTGTACGTATTGGAAGAAGGCGAAATTGATAATGACGCCGACTATTGGGGCAAAACATTGTTTGGCAATGAAGTACAAAATTACGCCGACAAAACCGCATTCACAAGTGGAATATTATTATTCAATAATTGCCGGAAAATCAAAGAACTCTTTGAAAAAATCAAAGAAGACATGCTGAATCGGCCGCATTTTTTTTCGTGTTTTGACCAACCATACATTGTATATAATGCGTTTAAGTATAACTTGTATAACAATAAACAATTAATCGCATTTGTTGTGAATAATGATATGAATATCCATAGTGATAAAATTGTACATCATTTCCCGGGAACACCTGGGTATTATCATATAAAAATAAATAAGATGACATATTTTTTGAATAGTATTAAGGAACATACAAAATATCAACAAAATTGTATGAAAGATACACAATTTCGCACAATAAATTGGTCAAATATTATGTTTGATGGGTCAATACCACTATAGTTAACACATAAAGCTTGGACTCTATAATGACAGCATTTATTGCCGCGGATTTTATGTATTGTAGTGTGAACGACACATATGATAAATTACACATTTTTAAGGTTTGGAGTTGAAAAAATGCGTACCATAAAAACGGCACGTTTTTGTGGTAAGGGGTTATTTGGATGCCCCCCGAAGGGGGGCATCTGAAAAATTGCTGAACGACAAAATATTTATATTTTGGAGGTCAGGGGTTATTTGAATATAAACCAGAATGGTTTATGTTCAAAAAATTGAAATCTTTTTTCTGATAATCTCAGAAAGCATAAAATTACAAGTCCATTTAATTATTTGAAAGAATTAACAAGCAACCCAACCCAAAACAAGTTTATTACAATGTCTAAAGCCGCCGCAGCAACCAACTACAACATCTACTCCGAGTTTGCCCACTACCCAGTTCGTCGCGCAAAACAATCTGGCGACCTGGTTTCCGTATATATTCCGCGAATCCACAACAAGTTCAACAATGCGGCAGTCCATCACGTATTCGGCGAACTCTACGGCATTGTCCAACGCGTCGACAATGTCTCGGTCAAAACACCCGATGGCACCGATACCCAGTTTCACAGCGCCTTTGTGTACTACGTACCCTACCCGAGAAACGATTTAATACAGAGAATCGCAGAAGATAAGTCAGTTCGTATCAATCCAAACCTTAATACGCCCTACATGCGCAAACACTACAACCAACCAAATCCCAAGGTGAGAAACAGCGAATTTTGGATGTTGTTGCCAAACAATTCCAAAGTACCAGATACCGATATGCCATTGGACCAGATTCACGCCAAACTGGTTGGACTTGAACCACGAGTAGTAGACAACGAGGAAGAGTCAGCATCACTGAAAGCATATCGCCAATTCTACGAAGAAATCGAGGCCAAACAGAGAGGCGCAATTCCTTTGTACCAAGACACGAAAATCAATGTACACCAGTTAGTCCAGAATATCAAATTGATGGAGCAGCGACTTGACGCACCGAAAGAGGCAGAACAGCAGAGTGAATAAACACGCGTATCACCGGCGAGAGAGGTAAGTTATGTATTTTGTATAACCTATTATTTACAACATATAAGACATGTATTTTGTATAACCTATTATTTACACCAATTCCGATTTATTAATAGTATAACAATGATGTAAAATACATCAAAAAAACAAAAAAACAAAAAAACAAAAAAACAAAAAAACAAAAAAATACACCGATATATGCTTCCTTCTGGAAGTATATATTACCCCCTTTTTTTACCCCCTTTTTTTTGCCGTTTTTCTGCCACCTTTTGTGAACCGACTCATAATCTCACCAAACTTATCTGGGCCAACTTCCGACTTTTGGTATCGTGCCTGCCTGGATATATGGTCCGGGTCCATATAATCAATCGCAATCGACCGCGAAGTTTGGTAGTCAAGTCCCGTTTTTTTCTGCGATTTTCCGCGCATCTTTCCAACTATCATCTTGGCCATTTTCCGAACATTTTTACTAACAACCTTTTCAATCAATGCGCTCATTGCGGTTTTATACCTAGCATCGGCGGTGCTTTCTTGTACTATTTTCCACGCATTCAGTCCAGACGCATTAACCAAATTAACATCGGCACCCATGTCTATTAACATTTTGGCAATAGCAATTTGTTTTTTTGGTTGATTATACATTTTACACACGTTCATTAGCGCACTATCGCCATTGCGGTCTTGTAAATTAATGTCCGCCCCACCACGAATAAGTAAGTGAGCACATTCTATATAATTACGGACGCAACTATAAATCAATGGCGTATCATTTATTAAATTACGACGAGCATTTACATTTGCGCCGAGTCGTATGAGTGCAGTAAGCATCTTTTTGTATTCATTTGATACGGCAAGCCATAATGGTGTATAACCAACTTCCTGGTCATTATTTGAAATATATCCATAAGAATTTCCATAATGTGTTGACTCAGTACTACGAGCATGAACTTCGGCTTCAATATCAGCGCCTCTCTCTACTAACAATTTTGCGGATTTAGCATCTCCCTTATCTACACAAATCAGCAATGGTGTTTTGCCTAAATTGTCATATTCATTGAGAGGTGCGCCAGCATCTATAAGAAGGCTAATAATATCGAACCATTTTTTATCAATAATATCATCGGCGCCATCTTTACTATTGCGACAAGCAACAGTCAACGGAGATTGATTCAAGTTATCGGCAATATTCAAATTAGCACCTCTCGCAATCAATAGTTCAACAACACGTGTATGTCCTTTCATTGCCGCGACGTTGATGGGAGTTTTCCCATCGGCGTTTCTAAAATTAATATCAGCACCATCATTAATCAGCGTATTTATCTCACTATTATTACGTCCTGATATACAAGCATCAATTAACAGCATATTAAGTTGCGTTTGGTCATCATTTGGCATACTGGCCGCGCTCATAATATATATTATAAGAGTATATTATGGGAGACGCATTCAATCCATCAGCGTATAATATTGGCGAAACCCCAACACGTCAGATGGTTGACGAAATCGATACCAATCGACGCAGAATGTCGCCGATGATTTTCTTAAATACGCGATTTATACAGAGATTCACAGGGTGGACCGGTGCCTTGAACCAAAATACCCGACTTGGATGTGGTGTCAATGTTTTACATTTTCTGGGATTGTTATCACACGAAACCGCAGTAAATGCTTTATATAACCCCAACATAGTTCATCCGATTAACGGGTTATCGCTCACCGTCATTGTTCAAAAGTTCAATGAATTATTCCAAGCAAATGGTATAAATAGACGAGTTCATTTTCGTACTATAAATATACGGACACGGGAAGCACTCCGTGAACAGTTTGATGATTTTCAAGCATTAATGATTCCAGATTCTTGTATGTTAGTTAGATATGGCCGACACGCTGACCCGCAACACCGGATACTTCATCCTAACCCGGACCCGCAACTTTTGGCACAATATCCCGACGGTGTTCCAATTTCCGAAGGACATTATGTAATTATTGCTAAAAAACCAACCGGACAACTGACAACAATTGACCCGCATGCTTCGCAGATGCATGATTATAATGGCACAATTAGTGACAATTTCTGGAATGTGTGGCACAATACTAATGGATACATTAGTATCGAGTTTCTTTATTGTTATGACCCCAATGTTCTTGCTGGTGGCACACCCAAAGGAGACACTGCCTATATAGTGCCGAATAAAGTAATGAAACATTTTGTCAACGATTTACTCAATTCGTATGATTGTGTTTATCCTGGAAAGACGAGAAGCATTAGCATAAGCCAGCGCATAAGCCAGCGCATAAGCCAGCGCATAAGCAAATCAAAAAATAGAAGAAAAAGCTTAGATGCTAAACCCCCAAAAAAACGCGACAAAACTCGCCGAACTATTTAGCATCCGCCATTTCCGCTATGATTTCATCTGGGAATCCCATTTGAATCAAAATCATTTTAGCCGCTTTTATTTTAGAAATACCATTTACCATTTCATACGTAAATACTATTTCGCTACCATTCACATCGGCGTCCATCTTATAGTTCGCAATGCGCAGTGCGCCGGCTTTCTCAACATTCTGACACAACTTCACAAAATGAGTCGTTAAAATGAAATCCACATTCTGGAACCCTTGTAAATATTTCAAGAACGCAAATGATGCTGTCGTCGCCTCTTCGGCATTTGTCCCCGAAAACAGTTCATCAAAAATACAGAAATGCCGTGTTGTATCCACGTCAGTAGTTTTGACAACATCCAGTATTTCTTTACATCGTCGCGCCTCTGCTTGGAACAAGCTATCACGACCACTCGTGTCTGGTATATTCAAATACGAATGAATATGTGTGTACGGCACAATCGAACAATGTTCATAAAACCCGACCCCGAATTGTTGTGTCAATACAATATTGATGGCAGTGGTCTTCAGTTGCGTGGTTTTGCCGGAAGCATTGGGTCCCGTTATGATAATATTCGCCGACAAATCCAACGTATTCGGCACGCGGTCTTCCATCTCAATATGCGCCGGGTAAACCTGGTGGATAAACTCGGTCTTCGCATCGGATGCTGAGGCAATGGTGGCGCGCGATATATGTCCCGCCGCCATATTTTCCCCCAATCCCGACATCAAGTTCATATAGGAATCAAATCCAATAGCATACGCAATGGCACGGCGATGCGCCTCAACGGAAAACAACCCATAATAGCATTTTAATAAATGTCCAACCTCAAAACATTTAGAAATACTGAATGTGAATGGTTTGATGGAGGCCAATTCGTCCCCGAGTTGAACCATATATTGGCGATGTGTATCAACATCATCGCAGAATCCCGCATAATGTTCTAGTGAACCGCGATATTTGGTCAAGAACGCATCATAATTCGCTATGGAATATGCCGCAAAGTCCTTCATCGATATCAACCGTTCATTCACAGTCGAAATGTTTTTATGGAACCGCATACAGGCTTTCACATTCTGATACATCTGGATTCCATACAAGGCAAATGTGAACAAAACATAGAGGATGTTATTGATGGAAAAATCCGCGCTACATACAGAAGTGAGCGTTTTCCCGATAAAATGCGACTTGGCAATATTTTTGAGCACGTCCAAGTAAGCGGAGAATCCGATGGGAACACCCTGTATTTTGAGCAACACGAATGGCGCAATCAAAAATATCAGCGGCAAAAAAAGCGAAATGAGAGGCGACAACAAATTGACAATTGTCCAGAATCCCATAAACCCCGACATATTATTCACAAAATGTACCTTTTCAATATCGATGAAACTGTATCGGTCATGGAATCCTTCTACTTCATAGAGGTCTTTCCAAACATCGGCGATTTTATCTGGAGACGACATCTGAGGTCTCACGTCGGCAGAACATGATGCCACTAATTCTTGCGTGTTTTGTAGAAATCCAGCATGGGTTGTGTATTTTGTTTTGATGCGCGAAATCATAGAGGTAGCATATGAATGTTGCGGTTTCAGCGCAATTTCATACACAGACTTCGCGCCATTATGCGATGAATCCAGCTCTAAATCGGATGCCACGACTGGTGATAAATTGTAGACATCGGATTCTTCTAAATAATCAATCGGCATTTTGAATACGGAATCCACATTAATATTTGATTTTTTCTCCGGTTTTGGGTTCAATATATCAAGGAACTGCATTGATATATTTATTACAAAAAATATTTGTCCGGAACGGACGCACAAACACACACCTTAAAATGACAAATTATCGGGCATGGGCATAATTTGAATATTGTAGTATCTCTCCAAATCTTCCAGCAAGAATCGGTCGCGGTATGTTGCGAAATTGATGGCAGTTCCCTTGCGTCCCCAGCGCCCACTGCGTCCAATCCGGTGTAAATAGGTGTGAATATTTCGCGTAATGTCGAAATTAATGACGAGTCCCACTTGCTGAACATCGATACCACGCGCGGTAAGATCCGATGAAATCAGACATCGTGAGTTCCCCTTGCGAAACATCTGCATCGACTCTTCGCGTTCTTGCTTGCTCATTTTGCTGTGGATTCCGCAAACAGGAAATCCATCCTCAGTCATCGCATGAATCAAGTGTTCAACCCGCTCCACAGTATTACAGTAAATCACGCATGCCGTAATATTATTACCTCCAAAAATGCGCTTCAACAAATCAAACTTGTCGCCATCATTATGTAGCATCACTGCGTATTGTTTGATGCCATCAAGAGTCAGTTTGTCGGCAGTTATGGTAATCATAACCGGGTCAATCATGAACTTCTTGGTTAAATCGATGACCTCCTTATTCAGAGTCGCGCTAAAAATTGCGGTCTGAACATTCTCGGGCATAGTCTGGAATATGTCTTGGATTTGCTGTTTGAATCCGACCGACAACATTTCATCTGCCTCGTCAATTACCAGCAATTTCACATAAGTTGTTTCTAAATATCTGCGTCGAATAAGGTCAAAAACGCGTCCGGGGGTGCCAACCACGATTTGAGGGCAATTTGCCTCAATTGCTTTCAGGTCATCAATCACCGATGAACCACCCACAAAACATTGGACCGAACATCCGTGGATAGATGAACTGATACTGGCACAAACATTGGCCGTTTGCCTGGCAAGTTCATGCGTCGGTGCCAAGAGAATCGCCTGGACATTCTTCTCGGAGAAGTCTATGCGTGTTAATGCGCCCACTGAAAACGCACCGGTTTTGCCAGTTCCAGACTGGGCTTGAGCAATAAGATCCTTGCCCTGAGCAATAATTGGGATTGCGCGTCCTTGTATTGGACTCGGTTTTTCGAATCCATATGAGAAAACACCTCTGAGCACATTTTCATTGGTGATTATGTCCTCCCATTTAGCAGAAGTAGTAGTTTCGTTAGTTGCCTCCATTTTGATATATAGAATATAAAAATCTATTTATATCTATTTTGAAATAGATATATAGCAACCAGCTTTGTCCTTATCCATATAGAGGTTATAAAATTGATTTCTAAATGATATAAATATTTACTTCATACATATACACTACAATGAGTTCAACAACATTACAACTGGAAGATTATACCCGACTTCAGCAAAATGGCAACAATGGCTATGTTTTACCTGAGCTAGTTCTCGCAGCCATCCAGCAATTATGTGCCGAAATCGGTTATGATGAGAGCGTTGCGAATGATTTGTTAGCAAAAGCCGATAGCGGCGCATCATCGTTTAAACCAAAAGACCGCGAATATCGCGCACATCCAAAGGCAAAACAAGATAACTGGAAATCCAAGCCGGAGAAGGTGAGCAACTTTAAAGTATCCAAGTTTGCTGTACTTGATGATGTAGAAGAAATTATCAATGAGATTCGCATTGCCATGAATAAACTAAATCAATCGAATAAAGAAGGAAAAATACCGGAAATAATGGCAAAAATACAACAATTGATTGATGATTCCGAAGCGGATGTCCGGGATGAAAATCTGAACAAGGTATTTAGCATAATTTACGATATTTCGATGTCCAATGACAAAATGGCGGATTTGTATGCCTCTCTATTATCCACAATATATGATGAACATCACGACTCATTTAGAACATTTATTGCGACCCAATTGGAAAAATACACCGAATCTTTCTATAATATTGTAGACGTCGACCCCAATCAAGATTATGATGGATTTTGCGCGCTCATGACCAAGACAAATAGTCGCAAAAAGATGACACTCGTGTTTTGCGAGATTGCGAAGTTGAACAAGATTGAAATAATTAATACCCATGTTTTAGAAGACATCGTAGACAAGTTAGTTGCCCATGTGGTAGAATCGATTTCCACGAAGGAACGCCAAAAGGAGATAGAAGAAATCACTGAGTCATTGGTATTATATTTGGGAAATATGGAATCCGCTGCGGCATTAAAAACAAAGCATTTGGAAACATTTACGGCAATTTCGGGCTACAAAACAAGTGAAAAGCCAGGATTAAACAGTCGCACCAAGTTTAAGTACATGGATTTGATTGGCAAATAAATGGCAAAATCATTATTGTTTTTTACTATAATGATTCGGTACATAAATGATTCGATAAATAAATGATTGGATTAATAAATGATTGGATTAATAAATGATACATAAATGATTCAAAGCGTTTTTCAAACGGAATATATATAGTGACCTATGGATTCGAAAAAAAAAATCAAATCCGTAATAGACCGAACAAAACAAGTGGAATACTACGAGTCGCGCGAGTTGAATCACGATGATATCAAATACGAAACTACCATTTATGACACTGATATTTTGGGAAAACCCGTGGCAATTTGTTTAGGAAAAGCCAACTACATGTTTCAATACAAGAACATAGTACATTTTCCAGTATATTTGATGCGCGGAGACGTGATTCGATCGCAAATCGGTTTATATGAAATCTATTTAGACAATTTAATTGAATATTCGCAAAGCGGTGTAATAAATGCCGAACAAATTATTGCCAGAAACAAACCTCTATTGTATAGTTTTGCGAATGACGCATACATAGAGGCATCCGGGTCTTCTTCTTCCGATGTAATGCCAATGGCTTCGGCAAAAGCAGATACATCGACTAGTAATAATCCCAATATCGATATTTCACCAGCCGAATCAAAAGCAACCGATTTACAATTTGTACCCAAGGTTTCACGCGAAGCATTCGAAGTATTCGAATACGACAAATCCGCACCTATCCCCGAACGACTCCCCGAAGAAACAAAACCGGTGAAAACGGACTTCCATGACTCAACCAGCGCATTATGGATTCAGCGATATATGGAAAACTATGACTACCGCATCATCAAAGTAAAGGGCGACGGCGATTGTTTTTTCACATCAATCCAAAAAGCCTTTGCCCAGATTGGCAAACGAACCACAATTGACAAATTACGCACCATTGTCGCCAACTCAATTACCGCCGACACTTACGATTTCTACCACAACCTCTACCACATGTATATTTCCGAGGAAGCCGAATTGGAATCGAACATAGAGAAAGCCACGCGACAAATCGCCGACTTACGTCGGCGATACAAAAACATCCCCGAAACAAAACAAGAAGAGAGGCAACGAACTCATCGCGAAATCGTGGAACTGAATGAACGTGTGAAAATTTTTAAGCAAGACAAGGTTAATGCGACCAGCAATAAAAACGAGTACGCATTCATGAATAATGTAAACTCGATACAGGATTTGAAGGTGGCCGTGCGCGATTCATCATATTGGGCAGATGAATTCTCAATCAATATTATTGAAAACGCACTCAATATAAAGGTCATCATTTTATCGGAGAAATCATTTAGGGCAAAAGACTACGATTCTGTTTTGAAATGCCAAACGGCTGCCAATAAAGATGCCGCCGCAATATTCAAACCCGATTACTATATCATGCTATCATATTCCGGCGACCACTACGAATTAATCTCATACAAGGACAAGAACATTTTTGCATTTTCGGAGATTCCATACAAAGTGAAAACGCTCATTGTGAACAAATGTATTGAGCGAAACGACGGGACATTTGGACTAATTGCGGACTTTATCCAATTCCAGGAAAATCTGGGAATCGAACACGATTTGTCCGAAGAGATGCCACGCGCCGCCGATACTGAATTGGACCAAACTACGGTATTCATGTTCCACAAGAAGTCTGCGCATGAGAAGCCGGGGAAAGGCAGCGGCGAAACGATTGACCCGGCAAATGTTCCCAAGTATTTTGAACTACATCGCACCCAGAATTGGCGCCAATTGTTGTCCGACGAGAGCACCACACCTTTTCGCCTCGACGGGAAAATGTGGCAATCTGTCGAGCATTATTACCAGGGCTCCCAATTCAAAAAAGGGTTCCCCGACTTTTACAAATTGTTTTCGCTCGATTCCGACCACGAAATCGCAAAAGATGTGGAAAAAGCGGTGGGCGCGGGCTCCAAAACGGGTATGCTAAAAACCGTATTATTACGACCAAAAACCACGAAACCCGACCCCGACTTTTTCGCAAATGGACGAAATGAAACGGAACGTGCGACGGCAGTAGCTGCCAAGTTTCAGACAAATGAAGAAGCACGCAAAGTATTGATTCTAACACGCGACGCGGTTCTCAAACATTTTGTGAGAGGCAGACCGGCGGAACCCGACGAAATCTTGATGGATGTGCGCAAGACATTGGTCAAATAATTGAAATAATATAAATGGATTTATTTATATTATACAAAATGGCACAACAATCCGAATACAGCAAATTAACAATCGATATCACAAGCCGCATTTCAAAAGCGGATAAAAAAGCGAATGGAATATTCATCACTCCCCGGTCAATTATTGCGGCACTAATGGGCAAACTACCAACCGGATTCGTACCTGAACGCGTTTTGGAACCTTCCGCAGGAACGGGTGAAATCGCCAATTATGCCCGAACATGTTATCCCGACGCCGTCATAGACGCAATCGAGATAAATACCATGATTCACGCGGAAATAATCCGGACTTTGCCACCCTACAATTATGTGTGCGCGGACTTTACCACATGGACACCAACCGAGTCATATGACCTGATTGTTGGCAATCCGCCCTACGTGGTCTGTGGCAAAGACGACGTTCCAAAGCCGTACCGCGAATATACAGTGGGTCGTCCCAATTTATTCGGCACATTCATATTACATTCGCTTTCCATGCTGAAGGTCGGGGGAATACTCGCATTCATAGTTCCGGCGAGTTTCCTCAATGCCGCCTATTATGCCAAGATTCGCAATTATATGAAAGCAATGGGCACGATTTTGAGCATTGATGAGTACGCCGATGGCGGATTCATCGAAACCCAACAATTAACCATTGGACTCGTATTTCGTAAGGATTCAGAAGAAGCATCAGAAGAGACGTTAGACACATTGTTATCGGCGGGATGCGACTATTCGTTGTGTTTCAATGGCAACTTCATATTTTCGGCAAATATAGCCGAACTACTTGCCATATTTCAAGGGGCAACCACACTTGCCAGAATAGGTGTTCGCGTTCATACCGGTACTGTTGTGTGGAATCAGCGAAAACCCGACCTAACACATGATGCGACGAAGACACTGCTGATTTACAATACAAATATCGCACACAACAATCAAATCGAAGTCATTGATTTTGCGCCGATTGCCGAGAAAAAGGCGGCAACCGCTGCGGCAAAAGTAGCAAAGGCAAAAACTAAAGGCGAGACCATTGAAACCGCCGAATATTTGAAGAAACAATACATTAACCACGAAGGGTTAACGGAACCTGTGATTGTGGTAAATCGCGGACATGGCAACAGCGCATACCGTCTTTCCTATGCTTTGGTGGATGGTCGTACCCCGTATTTGGTGGAAAACCATCTCAATGTTATTGAAGCGGGACCCTATATACAGCAAATTATGGCGAGTCTGGCAAATGAAAAAACCCAGCGCTTCGTTGAGCTCTTTCTGGGGAACAATGGATTATCAAAGACCGAGCTCGAAACTATATTCCCGATTTACTTGTAGGTGCTGATTTGCCATGACGGACTACTTTGATTTGCCACGCCGGATTTAAAATACCCGCATGATTACGCCATCGCAACAACAAATGATATTCATAATTGTCTGACATGAGAACAATGGTATTCCTGTTTTTTATGGTCATTCCATATTCACCCCGAATACGCAAGTCTTGCTCAGAATATGTATGAATCCCGAATGTGTTCAAATCCCACAACAAGAAATACTTGTCCATTTGCGAGTCCAACAATTTGGCATTAAGTTTGTCAATATCAACCGTAGAAGCATATTTGTCCAAATATCCGCTTATCGATTCTTTCACAATGGCTGTACACTGCTTCTTATTATCACCGTGGGCCTCAACCTCGTACATATACTGAGTCATTGGACATCGCGAATATTCCGTCCCACAAACAAGCGCCAGGTATTCGTCTAGAGACGGTTTATCACCAATATATCCGACAGTTGCTATATAGGCATCTAGACCTGTATCATAATAATATTTTGCGTATGAAACCGCCGGAATCAGTCCAAACCGGTCTTGTAAAGAGAGGATTTGAGGAGCTTTATCAAGCGATGAACAATTATGTTTAAACTCAAGTTTGGCTATGCGGATTTCAATGTCGTCGGTGCCATAAAAGGTCGCAAGCAAATCATAATTGTGGACACGTCCGGCCATTTTCTTGATATCAACCCGACCATATTCCTGGCCGCAAATGGCACGCAATGCCTCGTGAAACCTGGTATATAACTGGACCCACAGAGCATTATCCACATATTCGGCGGGCAATGGATTTGCCAAGAATACCAGAATACTCTCGCGCACTTTGTTTTCGGCGTCATTCATCCCCTTGGACGAGCCTTTTGAGTAAAATAAATGGATGGATTCGTGTGTAAATGACATACAATGATATTATTTTGACGACATAATTATATTGGTTGATTAGTTCAATTTTATGTTATAGTCGCGTTCGTATATTGAACCTACAAAATTGAAATAATTTATACAATTTGTGTAAATTGTATAAACAAACCTATAATCAATAAAATGAACCAGACCCCCGAACAACAAATTGCCGTGCTAAGTAATGAGATTGCTGCTAAAATTGCTAATATCCAATCAGAACAAGAGACAATTGATGAACATATATGTTGCGAATGTGGATGCGGAGTTGTTTTGGAAAAATATAAAATAACAATTGGCGATAATAAGTATTGCGGAGTTTGTGGTGAATACGCAGAAGACTCGGATGAACCTAAGACCCCTTGCTACGAGTGTAATATGATGGTTATCAAAGAAAATCTACAAATTGGAGAATATCAGCATTTGTACTGTGAAAGTTGCTGGGATGAGCGTTACGATGCTTGCGACGAATGTTACGAGTTGGTGAACAAAGGACAAGAATCGCCGCCATATTATTCGGACGAAAACAACCAATTCCAATGTGTGTGTGATGGTTGTAGCGACAAATGGGTAAAAAATGTCGCCAAAAATCGCGAGACGCGAATGGCAGCCATCAAGAAACAGCAAGATATGTTGGCAGCATTTTGTCAGAAAGAGTGTATAAGTGAAATGCTACTTGTGAATAAGACCACGGAACAAATATACAATATGATGTACGAATATTAGTGTGTATATGAGCAATAGCGCCTCTATTTCTCGACAATCGCAGCATATCCCTTAGTCGTTTTTTTCTTCACCACTTTTTTAACGGTTCGATGGATTTCTAATTAGTCGCGTTTTTTCTAGACAACAATGGGCTACCCAAGAACAAACTCGAAACTATATTTTAGATTTACTTATATGCTGGAAATGATTCGATTGTTTGGAACGTTCATTTATATATTTTGTTAATTTTAATTAGATACATTATATAAAATCTTTCCAAAAGTCTTTTTTGAAATATTTTAATATTTTACGGTTTATTTCAGCCTTACTTACCGATGTCGCTAATATAATTTCTTTGAACGCTGCTGAGTTTAAAACGGTTTTTATGTTTTCTAGATTTTCTACATCATCAACAATGCCAGTACAAAACTCACTACATGCAAAATCTCCATTGTTATCAACAATAAATCCGGTTGCACCGCTCCCAAATATAACCTTTGGAATTCCATAATGCCCTTTATCATTTATTTCGCTCCAAATATGCTTAAGTTCATTCGCACGATTCACCGAATAAGCCACTGGAAATATATGTATATTTGATTTTTCTTTTTTTGTCCATTTTTTGTCACTAGCATAATCACTCCGACTATATAATATATTTATTTTATCATACCGATTATCAATTATTTTTTTTATTTCTGAAAATTTATAGTTTGGTATAAAATCCCATTCCCTTAAGTCAACGTTTTCAATTTCACCTTTTTGTGTTTTGACGATTGTATTTGTATCATATGGTTTATTTTGTATCAAATAAACATCATATCGCGTATTACATCTAAATGTTTTAAATCCATCTTTTTCATCGTGTATTTCAAGATATATAATTTGTTTTGATTTCATAATTTTTTGCAAAGGATGTTCTGGTTGTCGCCATAAAGATGGATTTACAAATAACAAATAACCATCCACAATTAACCATTGTTGTAATGATTTTTCGATAAACACTGTCCACAATGTATGACCTTTCCCTTTGTTTCCGCTATCATCATTGTAAGGCGGATTTCCGATAACTGCGTTAAATCCAGTAATGCCAAACACAGATACAGCATTAAGTTTAAGCGTATCGCCAGTATAATGATTGAACTCATAATCAAGTTCTTCCAATTTACAATAGTTTTGGATATGGCATTTCATTATTTCCGTAGTTATAAACACATTCAACATAGTGAGATCGGCGTAATAAATACACGCAGTCATGATAACACGACATCTTTCAATAACATTCGGATACATTTCTTCAAGACCTTTAAAGAATCTATCAAATATACCTAACACAAAGTTTCCTTTACCACAACACGGTTCAAACACTTTTTGTGGCGTTTTCCAAAAACCAGACGGCATCTGGTCGAGCATATCATCGACGAGCTTAACCGGGGTTGGTACTTCAGCATTGCCTTTTTTTTCTTCCTGTGTGGGAATAAAATGTTTTTCTATCAAATTACGAAGCCTTTGTGGTGATGCCATTCTGTAAATTTCGCGAATATTATTTACGATTTCAGCGTTACGGTCTAAAATTGTGGTCATTGTATATTTTATTAATATATATTTGTCTCTATTCAATTTTTCAATTTTATAAGTTAACAGTGAAAACATCAATTCAGAAGTTTTCAATCTTTCAAATAAATCTTTAAAATCGGGTATTTTAAATGACCTTGAAATAAGTGCTAACACTGGAAATAAGAACCCCTTACACAATTCATACGTTTGGTTAATTAACATTTCTGTTATTTCTGGCGTTAACTTATCATCCTCTTGCTGAGAAGGCTCGGTGAGTCCATCAATTTGATTCTTAGTTTTATCACCTTTTGGACAGTCTTGTTGACCACCTTCAATTTCCTCATTCGCACGTTTTATTATTGATTTTGTGTAATCCATTTTTATTAAATCACGAATTGTGTCATCGCATTCAATATTTTCAAGAATATGTATATCGTCAATTTCTTTCATAATATTCTCAGCTTCGGTATGATAATACGATACTATTTCGTGGGTTGTGCATTTTCCATTGTTAAACTGTTGTGGATTGAACAAGAATATATTGTGTTCGTATAAGTATTGCAGTACTTCGGCATTCGTCATTTTGGTGTTCGTACTTTTTCGGTGCTTGTGTATCATGTCTATCAAGTACAAATATGTTCGCTGGATATTCATGTCTACGTTTATTCCGATTGTTTTTCCAGGCGCGTCGGTCAAAGCCCGCGAAAATCGTTGTTTCTGATTGTCAATATTGTGTCCGTCATCAAGTGATATGGTGACGTCACAATTATCATATGTTATACCGACACTTCCTTTATTTCCTAATAATAAAATACACCCTCTTTTGTTTTCTTTTTTGGTCTTTTTCATATAACCCGCAATTTCGTCGTTGTATTCTTGTTTTTTTACAAAACTTGAACTTTCAGATGAGCTTGAGTATTCAATATTGTACTGACTCCACAATCCATTGTCTTTTAAGAACTGTTTGAATGTTTTCTGTAATGCCGAAATAGTGTTATTACCAGTATGTGTAGGTAAATAAATAATGAACAACATTGGGTTTTCAGTGCTTGATTTGCGCGACGAACGACTGGATTGAGTGGCTTCAACGCATTTCATTATTGTGTTTTTTTCCATTGGTTCTGAAATGACACATTTGAAGAACCCTTTTAATAATTCCTTTCCGTCATTGTCATTGTCCAACTCAAATTTTTCGACATATTCATATTCATAATAATCATTCCCGTCTTTCGTTTTTTTAATTTTACCGTCTTTATCCCGTTCCGGCTCTTTGCGTCGCTCTTTGCACAACGCAAAGAGCGAAGAACAACTGTATCCGTAATTTGTTCCATACTTGGCATTGTATTCATTAATTTCCCGGATTAAATTGACGGGTATAGAGTATTTCATCAATACTTGTGAAGGATGGATAGAGTAGTCTTGGTTCAGTGTAGTGTTTTCCAAACATTCGCGGAACACTGGGCCGTGGCGCTGAATCATAAAACTAATATTTTCTTCTTTTTTGTTTTTCATATGTCCCTCATCAATAATTTCCCATTCGGATACTTCTGCTGGTTTTATTCTATAATACCGGATTATTTTATCTGCGGTGCCGGATACAAAGATTGACAATCGTATTCCCTTGCGAATATCTTCAACAATATCACTTTCAGCAATGTCGCTTTCTACATCTATTATTTCAGAACGTGTCTTGTCAGTTGAGCCACCCAAATGGCATTCGTCCATAAAAATCAATTCGAATCCAATTCGCTTCAATATGTCTTTTTTTGCGATTTTTCCATCAGTCTTCAAATACTGAACACTACAAAATACGATGCCTTTAAATTGTTCATCTGTTAATTCAAACTCTTCTTGGCGTTTGTAATTGATATTCTTGAAATCAACATATTCTTCCAAAGCCTCGATAAAATTGGTAATTGTCGCGGGAACTGATGTCATTATCAAAATCTTATTCAAGCCATTTTCCAATAAATATTTACAAATGGTTAACATTGTAATACTTTTGCCACTGCGCGGCTTGTGAGCAATGCACCACATTTTGTGTTTATTTGTCAAATACGATTTGACGAATTTGATTTCGGTCATTTTTTGGTGCAGTTTTAGAACGAGCTGTTTTCTGGAAGACAACAAATAGTCAGCGTTGATAACCAACTCAATAAAATCATTAATCGCCAATGTGTTGCTGCGAAATTTACTGCAAAATGTGTCTAGTGCTTTTATCAAGTCTTGTTCGTCGAAAATTAATTTATCGGCTTCAACCTTGGCAACCGCTTCTTTGTGTATATCATTTTTCTTACTTGCGCTAATGTGTTTGTCTCTTAGGAAAAGGCCGACCTTGTAATTGTTGGTGTGTCTCTTAAGAGTGCTCTCCAAATCGTTTGCATCAGTTGCCTTTTTACTTACTTTCTCTTTATTATACTTACACGAGAACGCAATCAAACATTCTCCGTCCATAATAGTAATGTCTGAAACATTACTACCTTGTAGTATTTTTTTATTTAACACCGTTTTGCAATTGCTGATATGTCTGAGTGCTGACAAGTCGCCTTCCATTATCTTTGTGTAATTTATTCCATTCACGCATTTCATTAAAATCATTATTTCTACTAATGCTTCATACAAACCACCCATTCTGGATGGAGTCGGACTTGAATTGTTATCAGACATTATAAGCGCAAATATTTCTTTACCTAATAGATTTTTGTTTAACAGAATATTGGTTAAAATATCTTTTCTAATAACCTGGTGTGTAAATGACGGTACATTCATTTTTTGTATAGTTTTTGTTTCGGATTTCGCTTTAACTGGTTTTACTTCAACATACGTTGTTTGACAAGAACGTGCGTTGTGTCCGGTTTGTTTGCAAATTGAGCAAGGCATTGTTGTTTTGGTTTTGTGTAGTTTCAATAATATGATGTTTATAAATTATAAACATCATAACACAAGAAAAAAGATTTCAATTTTTTGGTTTATGGTTCCATAACCGTGACGTAGCCCTTAGTCGTTTTTTTCTTCACCACCTTTTTCACGGTTCGATGGATTTCCAAATGACATTTCTCGCAAAGCGCCATCAAATTGGCCGCATGGTTCTTATGGACCGCCGTTCCCACAATAAACCCATCTGAGTCCGCATTCGCCTGTTCTGCCAAATGATGTGTCTCCGTACTCAGCTCAGTGCCACATCGCTCGCACATTCCGCGAATCTTCTGCGCATTGTATTTCGAGACTTTCATTCCCAACGTCCCTTCTTTTTCCGGGAAATACTTGTTGCGAATGGCAAATGCCTGGTCCAAGAACGCCGTGGGCAAATGGAGCGATTTACATACTTCGAGACCATACATATTGTCGCCAGGTCCATCACGCATCACGCGGTCGTATACCAAACAATCTTGTTCCCTATCATAATGAACCGCCATATGTTTGAGCGCAAGTCGGTCTAGTGCCACTATCTCATCGTATTTCACAATCTCGTGGAAATGCGTGGCAAAAATGAACGACGACCCCTTGGCATGTAGGTCCATTAACCCGGCAACAAAAATACTCAGCGCGCTCTGGGTCTCCGTGCCTGAACAAAGCTCATCTCCGAGAATCATTGAGCCCGCGTCGGCATTCTTCAAAATAACTTGGAGTTCGCTCATTTCCACGCCGAACGTAGAGAGGCCCTTGTATAAATTGTCATTCCCCAAAATACGCGTATAAAATGACCGGTATGGTTTGTACACGAATTGGGAACACGGGACGAAGAATCCACACTGCGCCATAATTGTCGCAATACCAACTGCACGAATCATACTTGTTTTTCCCACGGCGTTTGTACCATAGAGGAGAATCCCCGTTCCACACAATTCGATATCATTGGGGACATAGGTCTCGTTTTTCTGGATGTGTTCAATGAGGACGTGACGAAGACCACGGGCTTTAACAAAGGAACCTTTGGTTCCGACATTAGACACAGAATCGTTGGATCCAACTGTCAATTCTATGACTGGTCTACAATACCGATTCTCTCGGGCGACAACGGACCTACATTGAAGGACATCCGCCATCATCACATATTCCGCCATCTTTTCCAAGGGCTCGCAACAAATGGGTTCAAGTATGTTCACAACAAACTCCGCATAAATCGCGGCGGTCTTCTCTTGAATGGCATTCTCCAATCGTAAGATTTGCCCAGTTATCCGCGTGAGTTGGTCAAACACGATTTCGTCATTTGCCGTGGTGGCAGTCTTGAACTTCAAGTCTGAAAATTTTATCTCGGTTCCGCTAAATACCACATGCCCGGGTCCCGTCATGGTCAAGATTCCGCGAAAACATGGTGCGGACTTGTAATCTCCGCGGTCCAGCAACTGTTTCAACAGTTTACCGCGAGTCTTGGTTATCTGGATTGACGATCCCGACTTCTCCGTTGTGTTCACTTTCACATATTCGGTCCCATCTTGGCCCGTCGCCGAGGACTGCATAATCATATTGAAGAATCGTTGCATAGCATCCAGAGTATGTGTCGCGGTGACATATTCAGCCATCATTGCGTCCAGTTCGGTGCTTATTCCCGGCCTCACAATGTGTTCACTGAATGATGCCCCGTTGATGTTTTTACAGAGATCGAGGTTCAAGACGCGTCCAATATTATCGGCGACGATTCGACAACAAGCTTCGATTTCGGCAGAATGCGCTAAATATTCCAAGAGTCGCGGTTGTTCGGCCAGACAAACATGGATTTGCTGGATGACGACCGCCGATTCGTAGATGCGCCAAATAGTCGCGGGAGCAATACGTCGCACCATGATTTGCCGCATCGCGCGTTCCAGGTCCATCACATTGGCCAAATGATTCCGGAATAGCTCGATATAATGGTAATTGTCCGCCTCTAGCATATGTGCCGTAATGGCATATTCGGCATTTAGCCACATTTCATCAAAAACAGGACACGTAAGAATCTCCTTGATACGTCGTTTGCCGATAGACGTAACCGCGCGATTCAAAAAGTTGAGGACAGAAGAGAGGCGACCGCTGCGAACACTATCTGCCGAATTGTCCTCAATAATATTCAGTTGTTTCAAGGTATGATTCGCGAGTACGGCATTTGTCCCTGTATTTGAAAACGCAGGCACCGCAATCTTCTTCACGAGATCGGGGTTGTGTTCCTGGACGAAATTGAGCAGATAACAGAGGGCCTGGGTAGCAATTTGGTATCTGGAAAATTCCTCGCACGTGTTGTAGCTGTCCGACCCGAAAAATGTATCGAGTATTTGGACCGCATATTGCTGTCGCTGACATCGCTGCGCTTTTTCATTATCACCGACGTACACATCGTGGACGGATTCGCATTGAAGCCCACAGAATGATTTAATAGAGGCGGCGATGGAATAAATAGGACCTTGAGTCTTAGGACCTTGGGTCCCCGCAATAAATGACTCAAAATCATACAAAAAAATCACCTCACATGGAGCATAGATGCTAACATTGCGCTCCAGCTCATCAAACGTAGACGGCGCATTCTCAAACGTCGTTGTATGTTCAAAAATCGCGGATTTACCTGTGAATATATTGATGATGGCGATTCCATAGACAATTTGCGGCCGTTTTTTGTACACCGAATTGTATGTTTTTAGCCAAACACACATAATATTATTGGAAAGCTTGGGCTGTTCAGTTTCGTAGGGGATATAGGTCCCCGCCGAGTGAATCGAGTGAACTCGGTGTTTCTTCTTGTCGCCGTGGACACTATTTTCCTCATCCTGGACAAATACCACACTCGTATAGCCAGAATCACTCAGCTTGTTCAAGTATCGGTCGAGAGTATATTCGGGGAATCCGGCCATCAACACGGTTTTCCCGTCCACACTCACCTTCTTTTTCTCGCTGATATTCATCTGGCAAATCTTGGCAAACTCCGCGATATCACTACCGGTTATATTACCTGACCCACCATCTTTTAGACCATAGACTTCGAAAAATGACCCGACCATCATTAGCACAATTGTGCGCGGTCCATATTGTGCCTTGTAATTCCGCGTGTGTTCCAGATATTTTTCGTAGATGGTTTGATTGGTGGAAGCCGAATCTTCCGACCGAATAGACGCAACAAGTGCGGCCATTGGATTCCTTTTTGCTTTTGACATCTAAAATAATAGAGGCTTTGGGTTTATATGTATTTGGAATAATTATTGTCTGAATATAATACATTAGAGAGATGGATAGTAAATTAGAATCACATGAAGTTAATTACATTCAGATTCTAGCAAATCAGAGAAAATTACGTGAAAAATTAGCTGGAGATCTAGCTGAAGCATTCAGTTGGGATCCAGAAAAAGTGTCAAAACTATTAACAAGTATAAGTCAAAACATATATGATGTACTAAAAAATAATTATAATTCACTTTATTCTACAAGTGATTGGGATAAATGCTATATAATTGTAGATAACATGCTTTCTGATGTCATTAAAAAAATCATAGACAACCCACTTATTCTTAAATATAATCCGAGTACAGAAAAGTTTGACGATAAAGATTTGAAAACTATTATAGCAGGAATTGATGAAGATGCTACTGAACGACCAGACCCCGAAAGTGCAGAAGATTATCTAAAAGCTCATAAACTAAATAAACCGGGACCAGGAGAATTAGCAGGAAATTACAAAGGTGGTAAACGCAGTAAAAACAACAAGAAAAAAAGTAAAAGAAAGCATCAGAATAATAAAAAAAGCCACAAGAAGCGCCGATAACCGCGTATTGGAATAATTATCGTCGTTCTTGGCAATAATTATTATTATATGAATGTATACACACATGGGAAAATCCAAATATAAGAATCCCAATAAAACAAAAAGTAATTATACAAGACAAACCACAAAGGGCAGACGTATTAGAACAACACCACGTACAAAATCAAAGAAAAATAAGAAACCATTTATCTTCGATTTTATACAAGATACCTATTGTTATCATATTCCAGATAATTATATTAATGATGCTGAATACCCAGAAGATGCCGAAATAAAACAAAAACTAATTGATGATTTACATAGAAACGGATTTTCACGTAAACCAGATTTTAATGTCGAACGATTAAATAATATATGTAAAGACGAACAAGGATTAACTCGTAATTTACAAATGCAAACTGGCAATAATATTATTCTGTATGTTGAAAAAGATGGGGATATTAAAGCCGCAACAACAATTGATTTTGATTTTTATACATCAGAAGACAGGTTTTTTGAAAATATCTCAGATGCCGAAGGCGCCGACGACGAAGAAATCCCATGGTCCATTAAAAAAATTAAAATATTAACATTTTGCAGTAAAGAACGCGGATATGGAAGAGAACTAATGACCAAGTTGAAAACAATATTTATCGTTGGTATTGACAATGGATATGTATTGGATAAAGCGCAAATTGTATTAAACTACACACCCACGAGTAAATCTTTTTATGAGAGACTCGGGTTTAAATGTGAAGATATACATGGTAATAAATGGTGTGTTTTTGCGGATACATATTAGAATGACGATACGCCAGATTGATTACACCGACCTAGAGTGTAACACTAAAACATAGAAACAATAATCTCATTTACATCCGCATTTAGCGGAGTTTTTGCCAATTCAGCCAATACGCGTCTCCGCATAACTTCGCGATACCTTTTCACAATTCAAAGACTCGTGAAGAAATGTTGGAAAACACATCAAAAACACAAAAACCAAAAAACAATGAAATATCACTATGATAGAAAGCAATATAGATTTCAACTTCCCTATGTAATTTTAATTTAGCACAGCAAATCAAAGATGGTAAGACAAAAATATGTATTATATTTAATACGGACACACACGATAAACCAGGCCAACATTGGATATCAATGTTTATTAATATAAAGAAGAAGCATATATTTTTCTTTGACAGCACTGGCGATGAACCGCAGCCGGAAATAATGACATTTGTAAACAGAATAAAAGAACAAGGGTTGGCATTAGACAAAAAATTGTATTCAAGTTTGACAGCAATGAAGGTATAGAACATCAATATGGTAATACAGAATGTGGTATTTATTCATTATATTTTATAGTCCATATGCTTGAAGACAAAATGACGGAACATTATTTGAAAACCCATATATTGAAAGATGAGTATATGCAAAAGTTCAGAAAGATTTATTTTAATGATAGTTTATAAAATTGTTTATTTATAATATTAATATATAATGGTTAAACATTTAAAAACAAGAAAGGGTCAATTTTATAAATTATTAAAAAATGGTGAAAAAAGGAGAATATCACAAAGAGAATATAGGAAGATGAAAACAAGAAAAAACAAAATAAATATAAAAGGAGGAGGGTTTACAGAATTAGGAATAAACGATAGTGAAATAATTGTAAGAAAAAAATTAAATTCTGCTTTTGGTAATCCAATAAAGTTTTATAAATTTATTGACAAAATAAAAGATAATGCAAAAATAGATTTAATGATAAATAATACAATTAAAATATTAAAAGAGTCAAAATCTTGGAAAGAAGTTAATATCGCTGCTATTTTTCCAAGAATGAACTTAGACACTATTTTGTCAGAGTTATTTAATGAAAATGAAATAAAAGAAATTAATTCACCACCAGTACCATCAGCATCAGCATCAGCATCAGCATTAGAGCAAGGTTCAAGCGCATTAAAAGGTAAATCTATTCTTGAACTCATTAAATCCAACATAAAATCAACAGAGGAAAAAGTTTTGAAAAAAGATTATAAAATTAATAGAATTGAAATCACAATGGAAAACCGTGATGCTAAAATTTTGGAAATTAATAATAGATTAAATGAATTATATAGAACAAGTGGTCGTATATATTTGTATTTAACAAAACTATCAGCAGACACAAATGATGATTTTAAGGAATATGCAAAAGCAAATATTGGTACCAAACTTTCGTTTAGCCAGATTGATTCTTATATTCCAACAGAACCATACAAAATGGTGTCTGATTCTTTAGCTGCAACCAACGCAAGAAATGTTGCATCAATTACAAATAAAAGTTCTGATGGAGTATCATATTTTCATCACGAGTTTGGGCCAAACTCAGAATTTACATATTTGGGAATAATATATTCTGATTTTGGCGATTATGATGAAGGGTTTGAACATTGTGGAACTGAATTAATATATTTTGACAAACTAACCAACACATTTAATATATTTATGATGCCTGTTGAAGAAGGAGATTTTATCATTTTTGATGATGCGCAATTTATGCATAGATTTCCAAGCAAATTACTAGATAATAAATCAAATTATAGACGATTACTATGTTCGGTATGGATTAAATTGGTTGAGAAACGCGAAATGATAACAGTATGGGAACCGGAAGGAAGTTATTCTTTTTTAGGAAATGTATATTTTAAAAAGACAGAATATCCGCCTGAATTGGATATGTTTTTGAGTCCTGACGACCAAACAAAAATTAAAAAAAGTGTATAAATTACAAAATTATATAAATAGATTTTTATATAATTTATATATTACACCATTGAAGATTTACACCTTTTCTCATTAAATATGCCCTCCCTTCGGGTGTGGGCATAAATGAGTGAAAAATGGGGTAAGCGCCTTCGGCGCGACAGTCGGGAGCATCCTGCAACGCATCCCGCAACGCGGGATGACAAACCCTTTGCGTACTTTACCCTTGCGGGTGAAAAGGTGTAAATCTTCACCGGTATAAATAAAATGAATACAACAAATTTTTTAAATAACGAAAATGTCAAGGTTCTATTGGATATCGTAATCAGAAACAACAAAATTAGTCTTGATCCAAGCAAATCCCGCGACAGATTCGTGTTCCTGGTGATGATATGAGAGTTTTATAATTATTTTGTTTCATCTGATGAGTTCTATATTCATCTCTCTCTTCTTATTTTCCCAACTATTACATGCGTAATCACCCACATCTTTCATAATTTTGTCAGCTTTATTGAACAACTCCGGTGTCAGTTTGTCATTTGGATTCAACTTCAATTGTCCGCCAAGCCAATAATGTCCTGGTGACCACGACGACTTTGTGGTTGCCATATACTCGGCCACCACCGATTCATTCACAATAATATTTTCACTTGTATCAATCGGTAAAAAATTAGCCAAATCGTGGAGGGATGGATGAATCATTATACAAACATAATACGCAAATGTTTATTATGTTTTGCTTTGTTTTGCTTTGCTTTGTCGTAACACTTATACAAACAAAAACCCCTCCTCTCCCAACATTTCGACCAAAGATTTGCGCGCAATATCTTCATTCTCAATTTTCAAAACACCATCAACGATGGGTCGATTCGTACTTTGGACCCTTGGTGGCTCATCATTCATAACAAACATATTGTATGTCTGTTTAAGCGCATCCAGCGACTTCACTACATCGCTATTTCGCATTAACCACTCATAAAACGTCATATCTACTTCGGACAAAATCATCGCGGATTTGTACGTTTTGAACCGTTTCAACAAATCAAATATACACACCGAATTATCCTTGTTGTAATCCGTGCCCGACAAAACCAGGATTTGCCGAAACTCGCGTATATTCATCCCCAGCTGTTTGAGTATTTCCACCAAATCATACATCAAGACACTGTGTTTTACCAAACTGAAATGCCGCAAAATCCGGCAACAACCATACGCAAACAAATCCATGTCTTCGCTCAAACAAGCATATACTTGTCCTGTCAACATCAGGTGAGCACAATATTCGTCGGCTTCGCCTTGTGCGACAACCCAACTAATACCGCAATTATTTAGCAGGGTTTTTACCTTGTACGTGTCTGCGTCTTTGATATGGATGAATTGTTTTTTGAGCTGTTCCATCTCAATCTCGGCCTCGTGTTTTTCGTCGGAATCCATGCCTCCCTGTTCGACAGCATTTTTCATTTGAACATAGCGTTCTTCTGCCTTGCGCTTATTTTCTTTGCGTTCATTAATAACATCTTTTTTTTCGGGAGGCGCGACACCGTCAAATACGAAAATGGGAATAATACCGTAATTGCGGAAAATCGACACCATCAAATACATTTGTTCTATGAGTTTTTCTTCACCGAGAAACCGATACAAGAAAATACTGGCATCGACGGCAATCCGTTTCTCAGCAAAGTGTTGTAAATGGATTTTGTATATGGATGTATCATTACAATTCGAATTAAATATGCGATTTAAATATTTTATGCCCATAGGGTAGTTTGTATACTATAGCTGGTTTTAAATGGATTGAATCCATTATCAATTTTTTCGCTATATATAGTATAATGCCCAGACGACACCAAACGCGCAAACGTAAAAATGGAGGAGGCAATACGTGTACTGGTTCCAAATGTCAATCAAAAAAAACATTTACCCAATTAATGGAAGAAGAAGCTGCGGCTGCTCAACAAGAATTAGATGAAATAAGAACTGCACTTAAAGTATTAAATCATTTTGAATTGGGCACACATATAACAGAAGAAGAAACTGCTACATACAATTCAGTACTAGATAAAATAAATAGCAATTTTAAAGACGGCATTGATGGTAAAAGTTATTTGACACAATTGTATTCATTCAATAAAACAACGAGGTTTTTTAACTTATGTAATAAGTTTCGCACATCTTTACTGTCATATCTTAAACAAGAGTTTTTACGAATATTATCATATCCCAATAATAAAAAATATAAATTGTCGGAAAGAGAACTTGCGTGTATTACAGAAGAAGAAAAAAAGAAAATCACAGAGAGGGCTCTTCTTCTAAAAAGTCAAAAAGAATTAACAGAATCAGAAAAAGTTGAACGCGAAAACGCAGCGAAAAGACGACTTGCCGAGCAAAGAGCCTTTATTATCAAATCAGATTATGACGAAACTATTTTAAAGTTCAAACATTATTCAAAGCGATTTGTTATTCCATCATACAAAGAATGGGTAAAAATAATCGAAGATGCCAAAATTGAAAAACCGAACTTCAAGCAATGGCTACTCGACCAAAATAAAATAACCGCATTTGACGCCAGTTTTATGGAAAAAATCGAAAATATAACCCGCGAATACAACGGCAATCCGACAAAATTGAGATATCCACGCGCACCAACATTGGAAGAATGGATAAAAATAAATGAAGACGCAGAACGCTCGTCAAAACCCCTGCCAATACTTAATGACGACTGGCTTATCAAAAATAATATTATGAAATATCAAATTGAAAATCCGACACCTGGTGAAAAAACAAATGAACGAACATTTGGAAAAACTCGGCGACGTACAAAAAAACCATAATAATATTTCTTCCCCAAAAACAACATAAACCCCACGCATAATAACTACATATATGTCATCGTATTTATTATACACTTCGTGCTTCCATCAAAAGCAATATATAGATATTGTTGTCAATATGTTGAATAGTTATTTTGACACAGGCGCCACCGTCGATTTCCTCGTATATACGACAACCGAGTATCGCGCAACTATCGAATCACGTCTCCCCGGAAAACCCGTGAAGTTTTTCGAGAAGAATTTCGTGAAAACCATGAATCACGCCCGTATTTCCAAGGTGGATATTTTTGATTACCCCGAAATTGCCAACTACGACAAAATCGTATATATTGATGCCGATACCATGTTTTTGAGCGACCCTACGCCTCTATTTGATACTATTTTGAATGATGTAGTGTATGCCAGCGGCGAAGGCAACATCTTGTATGAAGGGAATTACTGGGGTAAATATCTTTTTCTGAAAAACGATGCGAATTATCCCGACCAAGAGGGGTTTTCCGTATCTTGTATGGGATTCAAGAATCTGCCCGAAATCAAGAAACTTTTTTCGAAGATTAAACAGGCGTTTTATCTTGACATGTACCAGAACAAACTGGCATTCTATGACCAGCCGTATTTCAATATGATTTTAATCACCAACAATATGGTGAATAAAACGGATTTTAAAAGACATGTGCTGAGCAGACCAGCACCAGAGAATGCGACGGGTCTTGTGGCGGTTCATTTTGCGGGATGCCCCGGACATGCGCAAATCAAGTTGGATTTGTTTGCGGAGTTTAAATCCAAATATGTGTGGCCGATTAAGGAAGAGGCTATGACCACCGAAGACACCATGTCCACCGAAGACCAAGGGTCCACCGAAGACCAAGGGTCCACCCAAGACCAAGGGTCCACTGAAGACCAAGGGTCCACTGAAGACCAAGGGTCCACTGAAGACCAACAATCATCGGAACAATCATCGGAAGAACCTGTCGTATTTTCAATCGACGAGTCATCACCACCACAATTAATCGACGAGGCTCGTTTACACGCACATATACAAAGTACCAACCCCGGCTACCATTTTCACGACAGTTCAAAACGCGCCAATCTAGTATCAGCAGCCGTTGCGAGTAAAACCACATGTTTCCTCTGTGGCGACACCGCCATCCCATCTGCTATCGTAATCAACAACAACAATCAAATCAAAATTTCCATTGTGGAACATGCTACCCAATCATCTGGCAAACAAATATTAAATGAACATATTGAATTATCATCCATTGACGAGCTGTTGTCCCAAGGTCGCAAGTTCGATACAATCATATGCGATGAACGTGAACACATTGAACGCGTTATTGTATCGGCTCTTCGTCTCGCGGCTCCCTCTGCCACTATTATAATGAATGGTATAGAGAATCTTCACGTATCCGCAACTTGGCAAAAGTATGTAGACATGATGGGACTCAGACCAGGGCCTTTTCCAGACACCGAGACCCAAAGTGTCCGCACTATTCTATAATTGACATTCGCATCGTATTGCGAATTAACGCCGGAAGCCGCGCTCGGTTCTTCACAAAATGCTCGTGTGTTTTGTTAAGTGCCTCTACATATTCGGGGGATTTATAACGCAATACAACTAAATCAACAACATATTTCTTGGCATTTGCTTGCTTGAACTGTAAACTTACGCCATGCCCCGAAACGTTATTCCGAAAACACCATGCTAAAAAATCATCACAATAAAACAACATAATCGACTTCAGCACAAAATAACAAAATGCCTCTGTTTTCTCGCGATACAAATTGCCCTGTTTCATCAAATCCGCGTATCCCATATTATTGTGGGTAAGCAATTTAGCGACTTGAAAAATCGTGAATCGCCTCTCAATATTAATATCGCGCACAATGGCAGGCCACGCCGTTTCAAAACCTCGCCGCCGAGGATGTGCCACAACATCAGCAATCACAATATTCACGAGTTCCGCCCACATTTCGCAATACGATTCGTAGATACACAATTCCGATTGTATGGGAAAAATACCGGCAACCACTTGTTTAGCCATCTCATTTGCCCCAGGAAATCCCGAGAAATCCAGCCCCAAATTATGACACGATTCATGGATGAATACCTTGAACACTTCCTCTCTTCTATACAATATGATTTCCGTCTTTTGACTACACGAAGTGGTTAGTGCCGTATTTATGTGGACCGGGCTAACTGTGCCTTCATCCAATGTTGGCAAAACCTTTTTGTGCGGGGTCATGTATAAATAAACATCGACTTCGCTTGAACATTGGGGGCTCGCATAATGAGAGGCGACCAACAACCATATATGGGCGCGTTTTAGAAAATCGCGCACTTCGGCAAAATGTTTTCCACGAACAGTATTTGAAATCGTGGTGCTCTGCGATGGAAAAACAAAAAACATATTGTATGTTCGTTTGCCAATGGTTAGAATTGCATTGATGGTGTATTTATTGGAAGCCTGAATAGAGGCGCGAATAGTGTGGTCGACGCTGCTGTAAAGCGACCCAGTTGAAGATTCGCTGCTGAACCGTTCACTAGTTATTTGCGCGGAAACTGGTTGTTTACTAGCTGAGACCGCCTGGTCATAGATTGTTTTCATCATTTTCACAGAATCGGGGGAATATGTGTTCAAAGAAGGGACTGAATTAATATGCTGGACATATTGCTGGAGTTTGTGCGAATCGCTAGTACTCGACATATTTATAATTATACTGGCGAAGATATACGGATTCGGCGACACATTAGTTGACACACCCACACCCATTACATGAACACGTATTTCCAGTTAACGGAAACGGGAAATCCACCGACAGTCATTGAGAGGCGAATCTGGCGACTGGAACACCACAAGATGAACTCGCAATAATCCATCTTTTTGCCGGATTTTACTAAATCTATTGTCGTGTGTATACCCGGCAAATACGTTTTCACAAACTGGAACCTGATTTCGCGCAAATAGTCTATTTTTTCCAACTGGTCTACTGATAATTCGATTAGGTTTGTTTCGCTATTTAACAAGATGATGGTTTCGCAATCGTAGTCGCAAGACATGTCCATGATTTTTAAGGCGCCCGATTCACTTGTCAAATAGTTTCCAAAAAGAATTGCGGGTTTAGACATTTGTTTTATTTCGGTCTTTACACTATGAATGTATAAAATACACTGACGCAGTAAAACATCCTGAGCGCGAATTGTGTCGCGGAGCTTGATAATTTGTTGCTGGTATACGTCGGTCATTTTGTTAACATTTGGATTGGCATTTTGTGCTAGGATTGAGGATGGTAAAAAGATTTCAATTTTACGAGCATAAATATATGACTATATATAAACGGAAATCCGATGAATGGCGGAACACGATTACATATGATTTTCTTGCTAATACTAATTTTAGCAACCACGTTGGTGGTGTTGTTATTCACTAGAGAAACAATGAATGAAGGGTTTGGAAATGAAATCTTAGATATACCAGGTGCAAAATATGGTGCAGGCCAAGATAACGGTATCAGTGATCCTAAAAACCCACTTTCGCCCATGGACCCTGGTCCCGGATTCTATGCTTTCAATGTAGGGACAATTGACGCCCCGCAGTGGAAACGCAAATCGGTGCCATATGGGTATCGCCGAGACCCTGAGGACCCATCCAAACTTGTTCCTGTTTCTGAGTCTGCCATCGCAACGGCTACACCCGGTCTGAATGATGTCGAGTTGATAGCACCGCCGTTCCTCCAGATTCCGGGAGCATTATATACTGGTTCTGGTGCGGATTATGGGCTTGACAAAAAGCCGCCTGCGTCGGGGTTTTACAAGATTAAAGTCACTGATGATAGTGGTACTGTCAAATATTATATGAAAACTGTGCCAAATGGGTATGTTGTAGACCGCAAAGATTTATTGGTGGAAAATGTGAACCCGGGAACAAACCCAGGTTCCAAAAACTATACCAAACTAGTTTACCAAGCACCGGAGATTCCTACATCGGTAATCAGCAATATTACAGGACTCGATTCAAGTGTATTAACTGAAATTAGTGCCGACGCAGTTCAATCTGACACAGCATGGGATGGTTATTTCATCATCAATGATGGCGGCAATTTCTATAAGAAACTCATTCCAAATGGATACGATATTAGTAGCAATGACCCAGAAGCTGAATATAAGAAACCGCCGTTATTAAATACCTACACACCTCTCAAATACAACCCCAACTTCACACCTGAAAAATATGACTCCAAGTTTACATATGATGCCAAAAACACAGACAGAAAATATAGAGATGAAAGTTATGGTAAAACGGATGACGCCAATATGGGAAAATATTGGATGTTTGATGAGGAAGGTAAATTGATTGAAGTTAATACCGAAATGAATAAATCCCCCATCCTCTATTATATTCCTGGAGCATACAAGTTTGGCGCGTCCAATTATGTGCCCAATTATGAAGACAGCGTGTATTTGAGTAGGACGACGCGCGAATCCCAGTTGGCACCCGTGGTAAATACGGCGAGTCAGTTGGGCGGATTTTGCTCACAATATGCGACGAATACGGCGGCATTAGAGGAGAAATGCGCGGCGCAAGATTTGAACGCGTGTGCGTCTACCAGTTGCTGCGTTTTGTTGGGGGGTCAGAAATGCGTGGCGGGAAATGAAAATGGACCGAAGAACCCGGCGAGTTATACGGACTACAGTTTGATGAACCGGGATTTTTATTACTACCAGGGCAAATGTTATGGCAATTGTAAATAGATTTAGAGCGGATTTAGGAGGTTTTTGTCTTTATGAATATACACAGCCATAGAACTTATTATTATAATAATTATATATACATACTTTATAATGGCTTCAACTAGCAAATCACACAAAAAGCCAATAGTACAAAAACCCAAATCGACGTCAAGTAGTAGTTATAAAAATGTTAATCCTGAAGGCGAATTAAATTGGAAGAACGACACAAATGTAAATAGTATAGTATATAAACCTCGTCCTCCTACTTCTGAAAAATATAAACTAAACCATAATCCTGAAAGTGAAATAAATTGGGATCCCAACCAAGGGCGTTCGGTTGAAAACATTTCTGATTATAACCCTCGTGATCCTCCTTCTGAAAAATATAAACTAAACCATAATCCTGAAAGTGAAATAAATTGGAATCCCAATGATAAGGGGTCAACTTACTTTGGTGGCAAGAAATCCAGAAAATCCCATAATTCAAAGAAATCTCGCAAATCAAAGAGATCTCATACTACTTATAAAAGGTCCAAAAGGTCTAGACGTTAGTAACATCCACCACCAAATTACATATTCCATAAAAAATATGTAATTATATAATTATGCCATTATCTCATTCAAAACGCGTCGACCACTATTATACGCCGCATGTAAAGACCCATAATACACCGGGTCCGTGTGTTCTCCCGCAAAAAATATTCGCCCATAAATATTCGCCGACACCGCCGCGCTATCTTCGCACCAATAAGAATAAGCACCTTGGCTGAATACATCCTCCTCCCACCTCGTTATGTGTCAAGACACCGGGTCTGGTGCCCGGGGATAGAACGTCCTCAAATTGGTCATTATCTGGTCCATAATCTCTTCGTCGCTTTGGTTAGACATCGCCCAACCAATATTCGCCGGACAAACCGCCTCTATTACCGGCTTATTTTTGGAGTACATATAATTATTCCACATCGTATATTTGTCGCGTTCGCAAGTGAGCAACATCGGCGTATCTGTCCAAAAAACATCTTTACGTTCAAATACCAACTGGATTTTCTTGTACGACCCCATCTTAATTTGAGACAGCGCATCCCTGCGTTCCGCGGACAATGGCGGCGAAAATCGGATATCCAAGAGAGGCCCAGGTGGAATTGTAATACATAACTTATCGCAAAAATATTGCGTTCCATCTGCCACAATAATATTTACTCCCTGAACGCCATAAATAATATCCGTAACAACCTTATTCACCAGGACACGCCCCGCAATATCATGTTTTGAATTGGCGACAATGGCATCAACCAATGTGATAGCACCATTCTTGAATAAACAATGTGACCCAGGATAATCACCCGTACTACCGCACAAATACGATGTGGGAATATTCGCCACACTCCCACCACACCAGACCTCCATCATATAGAGGAATGGTTTTATATCGCGGTCATCGCATACATCGGCACAAACCTCGGCACAAGCCTCGGCGATTGTTTTGCCAGGAATCGCCGCGATTTGTTTGACGACACCTTGCCATTTTGTCGCTATTTTCTGACGCACATCTTCGCTCATTTTGCTTTCATCGAATCCGTTATTCTCTGTCGAACTTATCAAATGGCAAACCGATGCCAGCTCCGAATGAATCCACGGATTCGATGGCGCAACAGGAATCATATCGCACCCATAATCCAAAAATTGGTTCAGCGGGTTATCAATTGACCCGTGAATCCACGCAGCACCCATATCAAGGTGCGTGTCTTGATTTGTCAATACACGCCCACCAATACGCCCACGCGCTTCCAATATCAAAAAATCCGTTGTTTCTAAACCCGCGGCAATAGTAAGTCCAGATATACCAGCGCCAATAATGATTGTGTTATGTTTCATATACTATATTGAATAGAGGGTTTATATTATTTTCTATTTTTATTAGACAAACACCCATATAAACACAAACACCCATATAAACACAAACACCCATATAAACACAAACACCCATAATATATAATGAGCTACCTAGAACCGATTTTCCTAGAAAACATCGACAAGGCCACAGTAAAAACCATCTTTGAATTGGGTTCGCGCGACTTACTTGACGCACATAAATTACAAGACTATTATGGTTGCCACGTATACGCGTTTGAATGTAATCCTGACTGCCTGGAAGTGTGTGATACTATTCTTGCGTCATTCCAGAATGACAATATTCATCTTGTGAAAAAGGCGGTTTCACTTGAAAACGGCCCCATCACATTTTATCCATTTGACCTGTCAAAATACAACAACATGGGCGCATCCTCTATGTTCAAAATAGACTTTTCGCAAAGAGACCCGCGCGACCCTGATTGTCAACGTCCAAATCCCCAGATGGAAATTGTTGTAGAGGGAACGCGTCTAGATACATTTATGGAAGACTGCGGAATTGACACCGTTGATTTGTTATGTATCGACTTACAAGGATATGAATTAAACGCACTAAAAAGTCTCGGGAAAAAACTAGAAACGGCCAAATATGTGTTGACCGAGTGTTCGATTGACAGCACCTACATTGGTGGAGCATCTTTTGCCGAACTGGCCGAATATTTGATGGAAGCAGGGTTCAAATATAGATGTAGCAATTTATTCGGCTATGCTTATCCAGCGATGGATAGATGTGGTTTTAGCGAATTTGATGCGCTTTTCATCCGGGTTTAATGCTGTCGGCACAATTTTCAGCGATCTTAATGCCACCTACGCATTGTCAATTCGGCTGCCATACTCGCAAGAGGTTTTCCGTAAAATGATGGATGTTTAAATGCGTTTATGTTTTCTACAAAATGCTGTGTATAACTTTGCTTGAACCCAACGTCGTCATATTTTTCAAACGCCTGGGCAAGTGCCCCCGAGTGGCCTATGACACGACCAAGTTTATCGTGGATAACTTGCCACTCCAATGATGCGCATTCTTTCGACATAAATGCTTCATCAAACTCTTTTATTAAATCGTCGCCTCTAAGCTGAGGTTCAATGTATTCCTTTTCCAACATCTGCTGAATATCGGGTACGAGCTTGTCGTATATTTGTTTTGCTTGTTCAAGTTCTTGTGCCATTGTAATGCCAACCCGTATAATGGCACAAATACAAATCAATTTTTCAAGTAAAAAATTGATTTAAACCTGATATAATAATGGTATGATACAAATAAAGAAATGCTATTCACACGCTCATACATCCAAGGACTTTTATTGACATCGCGCCCAGCCTCTACGGCGGTTGTTAAGTTAATTGAGGTTTATACTGATGGCTCTTGTTATAATGGCGATGGCGGGTATGCCGTATATTTCCCGGGCGGAGAACACCCTACAATATGTAAAGGGGCAACCGCAACCGCTGTAACCGCTACCGCAACCGCCGTAACCAGCACCCGCTGTGAAATGCTCGCGGTCAATACTGCTCTGACAATTTACAACGACAAGTTCCGCGGAATCCCATGTACGATATATACCGACTCTTCATTCATTGTGGATTCCCTATATCGTTATTTTCCAATTTGGCGCAACAATGGATGGAAGAAGACCGACGGAACACCCGTGAAAAACCAAGACTTAATGAAACCAATGTGCGAATTATTCGATGCCAATAAAAATCACGTCTCAGTGAAACATATCAAGGCACACACACTGAACCAAGACAAACATTCGCGCAACAATGCCGTGGCGGATGTTCTTGCCAAAAACGGCACATATCCTTGTAAACTAGTTATCGATGCTCTCTCAAAAAATTGATTCCAAACAATATAGATACAAATATATTACAATACTCTATATCTAAACAATGATTATTCCTGTTAAATGCGTAACCTGCGGCAAAGTCATCGCGAATAAATACCGATTCTTCTTAGAACAAGTTCGAAAGAAGAAACTCGACAAAATGGAATCCGGCGAAGATTCCGGGTTTATCCAGAAAACAATTTACTTGTCAAAAGAAAACGCACACAAAACCGCCGAGGGAGAGGTTTTAGACGATTTGAAGTTAATAGACCCGTGTTGCCGTCGCCATTTCCTGACCCATGTGGATATTGAATAAATATATGGACCACAAGCTACGACTGTTTTTTTCGGCGGAACAATATATAATGCCGAAGAAACAGACACAGCGCGGATGCGCAGCAAAAAAACAGAGGAAAAGCAGGAGGAAACAGCGCGGGGGTGATATGCATAAAATGTATAATTACAACAATTTGGCGCAAGACCCGCAACGAATGATGATGACGAGTCAAGTACCGCCAATGACAATGAAAACTGGCGGCAAACGCCATTCGCGCAAATATTACAAACGAGGTGGCAGCGCAAGTCTAGCATATTCAGCATTTAACAATGTTGCGGCGCAAATGACATCCAAGATTGCGGATATGACACATATAGGTCCTTCTACCGCAACGCAACCAGTCGCAATGGCCTAGATGTTTTCTCGGGTGAAAATATAATGGCATTCTCGTTAAAGGAATTGTGTACTCCCGCGTATCTTTATTTTGTTATTTCGATGATTGCCCTAGTAATTATGGCATTCCAGAATTACGGAAACACCGACATATATTGTTTAGGCGATTATAGTTGTGGCGTTTCAAATACTATGCTCATTTTTCTGATTAAACTCGGATACGTTCTTCTCTGGACATGGATTCTCAGTTTAATTTGTAAAGCTGGGGTCCCCAGTTTATCGTGGTTCCTCGTTTTATTGCCGATTATTATCATGTTTGTACTAATCGCAATGTTATTCATAGCATAAATATAACTCGATTTATATTATATTTATGACACACCGACTTAATCGGTCGCAGAAGCTTATACGGTCGCAAAAGCTTTATCGCCGGATCAAAAGAAACACGTCACGACGTCTTCATAAACCCATAAATGGTTCTATAAAACGAAATGCCGGATGGATAACTATCAGCATTCACGGAACTCCTTTTGAACGAGGATTCGCACATGGATACCTGCTCCATAAAGAATTAAAACGGGTTCGAGCCATTCTAAAGTATTTGGTGTCAACGTACTACAAAACCACGCTCCAAGAATATTTAGAAACTTGTAAATCCTCTATTAATCATCATTTGAAAACCCCGGAATGGGCATTTGTCGAACAAGAATTACGCGGTATATGCGCCGGATACAAGGACAAAACCAAGACAACATACATTGATTATGATATATTGGTCGGTTGGAACTCCTATTTGTCATTGGCCAAAAAATATGGTGATAAAGACCCCAACAATATGTCGCGGTGTAGTGCGTTTATCGCAACGGGTTCAGCAACACATGATGGCAAATTGTTGATGGCGCACAATACACACTGTAATTTTGCCCTTGGGTTCATATCCAATGTCGCGATGTACGTGTACCCGGAAAATAGCGACTCCGCGTTCATGATGCAGACCGCGCCAGGATTAGTGAACAGTTCCACCGACTGGTTTATCACCAAATGCGGCATCATCGGCTGCGAAACGACCATCACCAAAATAAACTATGTCCCGGATTTCACTGTGGGCGTCCCCTATTTTTTACGCATTCGCAAGGCGATGGAACAAGGGCGTTCGCTCGATGATTATGTTGCGATGATGATGGATAAAAACGCGGGGGATTATGCTTGCTCGTGGTTATTCGGAGATACGCGGTCAGGCGAGATTATGCGTTTCGAACAGGGGCTAAAGATTCACGATATCAAGAGAACGACAGACGGTGTTTTTTACGGGATGAACAGTGCGTTTTCACCGGAGCTCAGGGCACTCGAGACCACAGATACTGGGTTTGAGAACCCCGAATCGCGAACCGGTGCTCGTAATCTGCGTCTCGAACATTTGTTGGAAAAGAAGGGGCTCACAATTGCCGATGCCAAACGAATTATATCGGACCATTACGATGTTTCTCAAAGTTGCGAAAATATGGGACCGCACACAATATGTAAACATAATGAGAATCAAGAAGCCGCGGATTTTTCACCATCGGGGGCGACTGATGGAAAAGTGGTGGATACCAAGATGGCAACGACAATGTCATTTGAAGGAATCATGGGGTCAAGTTGTGGCCGAGTATTCAGGAAACGTGGCTGCCCAGATGCTGTGAAGAAACATGGGAACTGGAAATCGGTGATAGATGATATGCCAAAACATCCGTGGATAAGATTACAAGACCACGGGTCTAATCGACCACATCTTGATTCAGAAAATTGAAATAAAGATATTAAAGAATATTAAATAAATATATACAACAATGAATCCTAAAATCAACAACGTATCTGAAGAAGACGGAATAATGCGATTTACGCTATCTGGCGTGAATCTCAGCTTGGCGAATGCCATTCGCCGAATCATGTTAAACAATATTGACACAGTCGTTTTCAGAACCGAAACCAGCGAAGTAAATCAATGTAAAATCGAGGTAAACACTGGCCGTCTTCACAACGAAATTGTAAAACAACGCCTTAGTTGTATCCCCATCCACAGCACTGACATTACCAAATTACCCGGGAAATATTATTTAGAAGTCGATGTGCTTAACAATACCGACCACATCATTTATGTATCGACGGAGCATTTCATCATCAAAGACAAGCAAACCCACGAACCCATGCCTCGAAACAAAGTTGCCGAAATATTCCCCCCGGATTCACTTACTGGCGGATACATCGACTTTGTGCGTCTCAGACCCCAGATTGGTGCGACGCCTGGTGAACAAATCAAATTGACGTGCGAGTTTGCCGTTGCGAATGCCGAAATCAGCAGTATGTTCAATGTAGTGTCAAAATGCGCATATGCGTTTACACCGGATGCCACAAAAGCCGCGGCTGCTTGGGAAAAAATCGCCAATAAAAAAGCGAGCGAAGGTGCCACGCAGGGTGAAATCGAATATGCCAAGAAAGATTTCTACGCGGTGGATGCTCAACGATATTATGTGGAAGACAGTTTTGATTTTGTGGTTGCGTCGGTGGGCGTGTTTTCCAACATAGATATTGTGAAAAAGGCGTGTAAAGTGATGGAGCACAAGTTGTTGGATACAATCGCGAAAGTAGACCGCAATACGCTGATTATTGAACATAGCGAGACAACGATGGATAATTGTTTTGATGTTGTGTTAGTCCACGAGGATTATACGCTGGGAAAGGCGATAGAATATTATATGTATGACCGGTATTTTGCGAAGGAAAAACGCCTCTCATTTTGCGCATTTAGAAAACACCATCCGCATGATGATTATAGTGTTATTCAGGTGGCATACAAAGACGGAGTTAGTATGTCAAATATTATGGAAGATGTGAAAACCGCTTGCCAAGACTTGGTTGGAGTGTATGTGGCAATACATGGCATGATGTAATCTACCCTATGATGTAATCCGCTCTATGATGTAATCTACCCTATGATGCGTAAAAAACAATGTCCTTGGATGGACATTGTGTTTTTGTTTTTTGTTGTATTTTTTTGTTGTATTTTTTTGTTGTATTTTTTTTTGTATTTTTTTGTTGTATTTTTTTGTTGTATTTTTTGTTGTATTTTTTTGTTGTATTTTTTTGTTGTATTTTTTTGTTGTATTTTTTGTTGTATTTTTTGTTGTATTTTTTTGTTGTATTTTTGTTGTATTTTTGTTGTTTTTTTGTTGTATTTTTTTGTTGTATTTTTTTTGTTTTTATTTTTCATCTTCAGTAAGCAAGTTCACACAATCTTCACACAAATTATCATCATCGTATCGCCAATTATACACTACTATTAATTTTTCCCTGTGACAATCACTACAAAACTCTGCATAACAATGATTATCATCATCATCCTCATCATTATGAAACCGGTCGCTGCGACTAAACTCTTCATAGTGGTCATCGTCATACGCGTATTTATTTTTATCAACTGGTGTTGACGTGCCCATTATTCTTGAAAGATTATCATAACTTAAACAATAAGTTTTGTTTTCCTCCATAATTTGTTCACTTTCACAACTTTGTCTATTATTTTCGGGTTCCTTTTGAGCAAGTTGAGCTTCTCTTTGAGCAAGCTCTAATTCCCTTTCGGTCAGCTGTGCTTCCCTTTGAGCAAGCTGCGCTTCTCTTTCGGCCATCTGCTGTTCCAATAACGCTAGATTATTCGCGAGTTGATGGACATTCAGGGTTGTTGTTGCGTATGGAACAGGACACTTGTTTTTAAGAATCAACCAATATTCTTTCTCATCTCTTAGATGTTCAAATGCTTCATCTTTATTTGGGTAAATCTTGTACGGTTGGCCTTTTTCTACAGATTCAACAATATCCGGGTGCCACGCTGACTTAGAATCAACATACAGAAACGCCTGTTTGAAATAGGGACACTCTATATCATTTTCCTTAATAATAGGCACAAAGTCGACGCGGTCAACTTTACCTAATCCATGCCTCCAGAATAGAAGCATAATTTTTTCATCACTATAACATTTTTTTACGGTAGGGATATATATGCTATTTATAGTATTAGAACTACACGACATTTTAACACTAACATCTCTTGGAATAAATAATCTTTCATCAATGTCATCATCGGTTGCTGCGCTTGAGAGTGCTGCGCTTGAGAGTGCTGCGCTTAAAGCTGATGGCTCACAATTGTCATCGAATACATCACACGTGTCATCTGAGCTATCAGAGGCTTCCGCGTCTCCATATAGCTCATTTAATGAGCTATCCGTAACCAGATTGTCATCCCCGGCCAAGTCATAAACATAAATCCGACGACTTTTAGTAAATGCTTGGTCAGCTAAGATTCCATTCCATTTATTCTTTTCATCAGTCAAATAAAACTTTTGACTATTATACTGGTCTGGTTGAAGACGTATGCCACTAAATGTTGTGGGTGTTTCTTCGACCAGCTTAAAATATATCCACTCATTTTTATTTCGTACGTATAGCTTACAGATTTTATTATTAAGGTTTAACATTTCGTGTAGTCTTGTCTTTACAAGACTGGGTTCTTGATTTAAATAAATAATATTGTCCATATCTGTATATAATTATCGTTTGTTTGTTCGTTCGTTAGTTTAGTTCGTTAATTGCTTGATTGTTTTTATAACATCCATTCAGTCAATAAAAAGATTTCAATTTTTCACCCCCAAACCACGGTTTGGGGGTGAAATCCACTTTGAAAACTAAAACTAACGTTTTAGTTTCAAACAATTTTTTAGATGCCCCCCTCCCTTGGGGAGGGGGAATCCAAATAACCCCTGACCTCCAAAATATTTATATTTTGTCGTTCAGCAATTTTTCAACCCCAAACCACGGTTTGGGGTTGAAATCCACTTTGAAAACTAAAACTAACGTTTTAGTTTCAAACAATTTTTTAGATGTGAATCTTATAGATTCACATCCAAATAACACCCTACCACAAAAACGTGCCGTTTTTATGGTACGCAATTTTTCAACCCCAAACCGTGGTTTGGGGTTGAAATCCACTTTGAAAACTAAAACTAACGTTTTAGTTTCAAACAATTTTTCAGATGTGAATCTATAAGATTCACATCCAAATAACACCCTACCATAAAAACGGCACGTTTTTATGGTACGCAATTTTTCAACCCCAACCAACGGTTTGGGGTTAACTGATTTTATTTCTTCACATTCTTTTGCGTTTTACGAGCGGCTTTGAGCAAGGCTTTGACTTCTGCTTTAGCTTCCGCTTTTCGTGTTTTGGCTTCTGCCTTGGCTTCCGCTTTAGCCTCTTTAGCATACGCCTTTTCAGCCGCCGCCTGTTCTTTTGCCGCCTGTTCTTCACTCAATCCACGTTGATACTCCCGCAAATCGTCCGCAAACTGTTCAGCGCGATTTTGAACAAACTCACGCAGTTCGGCATCCTCTATTTCGGTGGCATTGTTGAAAATCAGTATACTTTTTTCAAGTTCCGTCGACAAATCACTTAGCGATTCAACATCCGAATCATTATTTGAAGTCCGGTTTTTCAACGACTTCTTGTATGCCCGTTCAAGTGCATACTTGAGTTTCCGGGTATGTCGTTCATTTCGCGCAATGCGGTCTTGAATAACACCTCGGACTTCCGCCGTTTCCAACTTTGCCTCATTCATTTTCAGCTTGTTTTCACCAACCCTCTGTTCCAACATTTCTTTAAACAGTGCTTTTCTCACACCATCCTTTTCCGCTTTCATCGTTTTACGAACCTCTTGTTCACCTTTTCGCAGATTTGTCCGCATAGTCTTGAGACCGGCGTCTCTCGCCTTTAGCTCTAATGCCATTACATCAGTTTCCTCACGCAATCGCACAACTTCGGGGTAATTATCAAACACGGCTCGTTTCGCGGGGTCTTTACACTTGGTTTTGATAGCATTGAACGAGGATTGTTCATATTTATGGAAATCGTCGTCAAAATCTGGCAACGGATTAGGAGTACGTCCACCATTGACAGTATGTCCACCATTGACAGTATGTCCGCCATTGACAGCATCGCCCCCTCCCGGTGTCCTCTTATGCTGCCGTATCTGAATATACATATTGCGCAATACTTCGCGGCGCATCCGATTAAACTCCGTGATTTTCTCGCGAACTCCTTTCACCACATCTTTTGATTTAGCGCGTTTTTCATTGAGAAATCCCATGATGCTGCGAATCGCCGCATTGGCATACCTTAGGCAGGCTGTTTCGACCCGTTTTTCCGCGAATTGATTACATACCAATTTAATTGTACCGAATGATTCCGCTTTGATATTCTCGTACAAGGCCTCTCTTGCTTCAATCGCGGCATCAAGTTCCGCTTTAAGTAAGGCAGCATCGGTTTTCATCAAAACCCGAGTAAGTCGCGGGTCAAATGCCCGATACATTGGGCTCTGTAAAATCGGTGTTATCACATGTTTTATAATCGGTTGTGCGAATGTGCGCGCATCCTTTTCGCGATTCAAATAGCTGACATAGCCCGCCATTTCATTCAAAAATCGTTCGCGACCTTGAGGCGAAAACATCCCTGCCTCATCCAAATACAATGGCGCAAATGTTTCAAACGTATCCTCTATTCGGTCTTGGCGTTCGCGGCACAAGTTTAGCAATTTCACAAACTCCATGGGTGATGTGGTGATGGGGGTTGCCGTCATAATGAGGAGTCGCACCGAATCCGCACCCGACACTTCATATGACCGCATAACCGAGTCATAGAATGCCGTCATATCGGGTTTTTCTAGGGGAGACAATCCGCCGTCGCCGTATAATTTGTGGGCTTCGTCGATGATGACCAGTGTTTTGCGGAGCGGGTCTGCGGCACCATTGCGTTTGACGAGGTCCTTGTATATGCTGTTTTTACCGGAAACCATATTAGAGAATTGTTTGTATGACATTGGGCGTATTGACCAGGCTTTAGAAAGAAGTTTCATCCGGCTTTTTTGGTCAGCGGGGACGGCGACACCCAGGCGAATCATTGTGCGAATCGATTCGCTACACACTTGGTCAAACATGTTTTTCCATATGTCGGATTTCAATGTTGTGCGTGTAACCCAGAGAATCGTGTAGCCTTGTTCTTCAAATGAACTTGTTGCGGTGGCAATCGCGGTACAGGTTTTCCCGGAACCAGTTGAATGGATGAGCATAATACCCTTGCGGTCGAGCTGCGGGGTCATGAACATACGAACAAAGTCTTGGGTTGGGGTGAATTGGAGTGTCGGAGAACCGCCGGCAACAGCTTTAGCTGATCCACCCATACATTTATTCTCCATGACAACTTCAGGCCATTTATAGTCTGCCATGTAGTTGTCGCGAATATATTGCCGCATTTCATCGTGGGTCGACGGAAGCCGGATTTGGTTTTCTTCATTTACCAAAACATCCACCAATCGGTCTAGCGGCAGTTGTCTCAAAATATGTTGGAACTCGGCGTCATATTGGCTGCCACCTCCACCACCTTCGGTACCACCGCCAAGTGTTGGCGAAGGCAATTCAAAAGAATGTACCGCCTCATTCAACTCATTGTCAACCGCCCCTTCAATATACATCCTCTCCATATCCGCCGTCAAATTGAGCAATCGTACATCCAACCCAAGCGCCTTCATATACAAATCATAAACCGTCGCGGCGTTGTCGAATCCAAATCGCACTTCTTCCGGGATTTCACTATCATAGATGTTGACAAAGAGAGGCCATCCCCGTGTTGGATGAAAATCCAGTCCTTTTTGTCCACATGTGCGCGTCCCTCTACCAATCACCTGTTTTTGGTCCGCCATCGTCATTTGTGGTTCAAAAATATGAACATATTTGATATCAAACAAATCAATTCCCTCTTTGAATCCGCTGTCCATAACAATGAACCGCACCAACTCACCATGTGAATTTTCCGGACGCATATTGAACCGCGTCAACAATTCTTTCCGTGTGGCAACCCCGAGAGGCTGCCCGAACACATCGACCGAGTTCAATAAATACAAGTTGTTGTATCGGGTTTGATAGAGGTCATCCACTTCGCGCAATTGTATTTTGCCCCATTTCTTGTCTTTCTCGTCCACAGGTGCCAAATACGCGGAGTCGTACCCCAGCCGGATACCGAGTATATCCATCAGCGCCGTTGCCAATAATTTGGTAGTACTTTTCACGCCCGAGTAAACAAAATGTTTGAACCGCCGACCATAAATGCGCAAATCGTCTTCATCCTGCTTTTCGATTTCCTCTATCATTCGCAAACATTTAGGTGAAATGGATGCCAGGATTTCGCGTGTCAATGGACGATGTTCAGGTCCCGATTCAAAACTATATCGCGGGTCGGATGACGCAAAATTGCCGGTTTTCTGGATACATTCCGCATTATACATGGGTATAAAGTCAGCAGGGTCTGGGTCAATATTTTCTAAATAGTCATCTAAATCGCGGTCTTCATCAAGCATATCGGCAAAATCGGGAGTGTCTGTAGAACCCATAGTAGATACAGAGTCGGGTGTTTCTGCCATTATATAAGTATCCGCAGACTTTTTACAACCAGACTTTTCTCGTATATAAATATATATTTCAATGTCCCAAGTAAGATTTAATATTTTAGGTGGACCATTCAATGGATATTCCCCGAAACAAACAATTACAAACTACAAACAAGCGGAAGTACTTAATATGCGAAAAGTCATTACTCGTTCATGGGCTAATATTAACACGGCAGACACAATAAATGAAAAAAAACGTGTACTAACCCCTTTTCGCGCGGCAAACAATCTCGGTGATTTCCTTGCGCGAAAAAACTATGTAACTGATGGACCGAATCCTCAGTCTGCCTCGCGCCCTGGATATGCGCGATTGATTGGCAGTATTCGCCCAAATCCCGATAATAGCGGTGTTGTCGGCGCCTCTTGTAATCCCAAGTTTGTCTCCGACAGCTCCGATTACATCAAGTTCAAGCGCCAAGTTGCCACAATCCGCAACTTTAACGACCTCTCTTTTGGCGGATACAACAATGCGTCCTATGTTGCCGCAAAGAAGAATGTATAAACATAGAATATAATGTACAATTATTTAGTTGAATTCATCGGCACAATTTTCTTTGTTTATGTTATTTTGGCAATTGGCAATCCTCTTGCTACAGGTGCTGCGCTGGCTTTAGCTATTTTGTTGGCGCAAAAGACCTCGGGTGGGCATTTTAACCCCGCCGTTTCTTTAGCAATGACATCTGCTGGCAGTTTACCTGTCACCGAGCTGTTCCCATATATCACTGCTCAAATGTTTGGCGCACTGGTTGCCCATCAGCTATTCATTCGTTTCAAGATTTAAACCGATGAAGAATTAAAACGGCACGTTTTAATTCTCCGATGGCGCGGTTCCCGAAGGGTAGTAATGATTTGAAATGACACCCCTACGGGGATTCGGGAGGCAACTTTGTTGCCGACCACAGCTCCCATTTTAAATCTTCACCGGTATAAAAACAACCACATTCTTTGATATCATTTAAGCAAATGATATCATCTATTGTTTCTTGTAAAGCATTCGGAATAACATGTAGAGGCCCAATACTGTTACTGAACCAACGAATATTTGTTGCCCGGCATCCAAATCAACCTCTCCCGAATCCATCAAGTTCATCATGGTTTCTTTTTTGGTTTTGCGCATTTTAATATCTGGTGATATATTTTTGGCTTCATAAACAGCAACGTATTTTGTGTCTTTGCCAGCTTTGCCGACAGAATCAATTGTTTTAATGGTAACAGGGACACATTTATCTGCGCGAATCTCTTGTTTACTTGGCATATTGATAGTTTGCGCATTATTAAAGTCGCGATTTGCCGAGTCAAATATGCTCATTTTTGCGCGATGAGCATCAACCACCGTATGTTGTGGATACTTTCGTCCATTTGGTCCAGAGCATGTTTCGCCAGTATTTTGAAAATAAATGCGTCCGAATGGAGGCAAAACTGACAACACTTTTGACGACGACTTCCCTGCCAAGGCTTTGTCATACTCATTCACCTCTTTGCTAATAGAGGCAAAATCGGCGGCTTTAGGTCCGACAATTAATGATGAATAGTCTGGTTGAATATATTGTGCTTTTGTTGGAAGCATACTCGATTTGGGTTTTGACTTCTTATTCTTATTCTTTTTCTTCTTTTTATCGGCCATTATATTTTACATCAAGAAACGATTTTGCCGAGGAACCCGTATGCGAGGACAGCAAATTATTCATCCGCCTTTTTCTCTAAAATACTGTCAATAATCTTTTGATGTCCTTCGATAATAATTTTCGCGCGGCATAAAAACCCCTCTTCTTTTGAACGTTCGGCATCAGCAGATTTAGTTTCTAGTTTCAACGAGTTCAAGTCTGTTGTTAAAAGCGCCACTTCGCGATTCCCAATATATTGGTCGTATATGGATTTTAAACTTGCCTCATTAACACTAATGCCATTATTCACCAGCAATTTTAAATTAACCAATACGAGAAAATTGGGGTCGGCATCTTTGTCAATTTTGATTGGCACGGCGGGGGTCGTAGATTCGCGAATACTGCGTATCATATCCATTTGTTTGCCCACTTTCTCGAATGCCGCTGCCAATTCAATTGATTTACTCGCTTCCGGTATTTTACACGTGTCAATGGTCGTTGGTTCTTCAGTGGAGGTACCTTCTAAACCTTCGCGCAATGAACCCGGGTTCAACCAAAAACGGTCAAATAGTTCAGCGCCAATCAAATATGTGAAAAATAACAAAACGACTAAACTGACAAAATGCTTAACAATGTTTGTGAGTACCATCTTTTATATTATATACGGATTTTTTACATGCGGATTTACATCTATATTTGTATAATACAAAGGCGTTGTGAATCCGCTTTTTCGATTTAACCAGGGTTTCAAATTGCGGTTTGTATCCACATGTGCGCCAATGTTCAGGGAAATTGTATGTTTTAACCCGAACAACATTCAAATTGCGGTCAAACTTTTTCACAATTCGCGGTTCTAAATACTGGACAAAATTGATGAGTTGTTGCCGCTTTTCCAATATATCCATCTTGTTATAATATTTCAAATCATCGTATAACTGGTCAAAATCCTCTTCTTTGATGGCATGGCGCAAATAAATGCGGAACAACTCGCGTTGTAAATCCCAGCGAGCCATTAGATTCTGGTTCACTATTTTGGCGCGTTTATCAAGTGCTAAATAACGCTTGTAATCAGAGACCATTTTGGTTCGGGCTTTCCACTCGCAATACGCGTCCATTTCTTCGGCATTCATTATGTGGATTCGCTGCTCCTCCGGATGCGTCCCATACTTCCCGGTTATCAAGTCAATGTAGGTAAATAATTCGGTCATTTTTGTGTACTAATTTACGAAGATTTTGTAGTAAATATTCAATTTTTCACAATCCTGGGCCTTGCGTAGGCCGAAAAATTGAAAAATAAATATTGCTAAAACATATTCAAAAATAACTTGCATACATAATAAAATGACAACCGCAGCAACTCAACGACCTCTTGTAATTTCCATCGAAGGAAACATCGGCACTGGCAAATCTACGTTGCTAGCCAATTTGAAAATCCATCTACAAACCCATTATCCCGATATGGCTGCAAAGATTCTCTTTTTGGAAGAACCCGTTGACGTATGGGGGAAATTTTGCGATGAAACCGGTACCAACATTTTGGAGAAATTCTACAAAGACCAACGCAGATACGCGTTCACATTCCAGGTAATGGCATATATTAGTCGTCTATCCCTTTTGAAAAATGCCATTCGAGACAATCCCGATTGCGAAATCATCATCATTGAGCGCTCATTGTGCGCCGACAAAAACATATTCATGGATATGCTTCACGACGACGGAATCGTTGAAAATATTGAGTACAATATTTACACTGAATGGTACACCCAGTTCATTAGTGAGTACCGGATGGACGCCGTAATCTATTTGGATTCTACGCCAACGGTTTGTCAAAGGCGAATTGGCAGACGTGGTCGCGATGGTGAAGACGCAATTCCACTCGACTATTTAAAAAAATGCCGTGATTATCACACCAAATGGTTAGTCGACACAAAATGCGCGTCTGGATATTCACTCTATGACGACTCGGCCGTTTATACAATTAAACATGAGGAACAATATTATCCGGTCTTACAAATCCACACAAATGCGGAGACCGATTATGCCGAGAATAGCACTGGATACAAGTGGCTAGAGTCAATCTGCCTATTCATCAAATACCGTACCCAAGAACTGACAACACAGATGGTCAATGATGCTGATTTTGAACTGCTGATGAACTGGCGCAGAATGGTTAGCGATAAGAGCGACCATATCCACAAGCGGTTGCGAGATATTTGTCCTCATACGATTTGTGTTGAAGACAGCAATGATGTTGGACTTGACGGAGTCGTATATTTCCGTCAATGCGACCGATGTTATACAACATGGATGCTATAATGTTGTAGAATAAAGTGTGTGAAATCCTGTTTTTTTTGGTAGTTCAATCATTGAACACAACATATTTGGTCATTATGTATGGCCGGTCTTGAAACCGAATGTTGAAATCGTAGTAATAAGTGTCGGCGTCTCCAATCGGCAATTGCTCCCACAAATCCGAAAAATACAAGTTCAAGATTCCCTGGTCATTGGTTCCCGAGTTTGTATATTTAGACGCCAACTCACACAATTGCGCGAATGTGTCGTCGCGAATAAGGTGTGTGTCCATCAACATGATTGTAGACTGAAAATAGTCGGCGTCCATGTTCCAGAGCCGGGACATCTCTTCAATCAATTGGGGGTTCACTGGAAACTGGTGTCTTAGACGCCAGGCATATTCGGGATATGTATCAGAATGCGCCAACAATTTGCCGGGTTTTACACATGCCAAGATGGGCGCAATGGGTGCGTAAATCTTGGCACCGCAATCGACGTAAAAAATGTAGTCCCATTGTTTGAAAAACGGCGTGAAAATATGAAACTTATGGTACTGGAACAGCTTGAATCCGCTTTTACCACATTCGGCGTTTGTTTTTTCTATAGCTGAAAGGACCTCCGGTGTAAATGTGATGTCAGGACGATGAACCACATGAACATCGTGTTCTTTTATGAATGGATGACTATCAATATTGGGCAAATCGTTGCCAACCACAAGGACAATGGGGCCGCGGTAGCCTCCGATTTCAATTATATTTTCACAAGTAGTGATGAACTTGTCCAAATACCGGAAATTACACACAAACACGACGGCACAAGACATTTAGAGATTATTATCGGTTGCGTTTATATTTTGTATGCCTCTATTATATAATGGAGGCAAAATCGATTTTACCTATAGTATTATCTACAAAAACCAACCAGATACCTGGTACATTTTCGAGTAAAATGAGTGGCGGAGCGGATGTCCGACCAGAGCCGCTGAGATATGGATTTGCGGGAGACAGTGTTAGTCCTGGAAAGGCCATTTTTGCTGGGGGTAAAAGGAGTCGCAGACATCACAATAGTAAGAAGAATAAGACTCGGCGTAGGAAGAACAAGAGTCGCCGGTCTCGCAAATAAACAAGGTGTTGTATAAAAAATTATATTTATTATCGCAATAAATATTATTTGGGTCATGTGCTTTGGGTCATGTGCTTTGGGTCATATAACTTTGGACCAAGTAATCCTGTATTGTTCGCAGCAGTTTTTATACCCCCGTGTAATATTGCTGTCAGGAAAGACGCGTTTCACCCTACGTAAAATCTCTTTCTTTAATAATCTTAGGTTAATGGTTTCTGCCACTGGGTCGCCATAATGCCGCATCAACCATTCTTCGGAACCGTCATAGTTATCACATTGTTGGCCATCTCGTAATTGTACACACATCAGTGTAAAATAGCTCGCCATGTAGCCATATGTCTTCATATCAATAATATTGGTGTAAATATGGTTATAATGTTTGTCCACTATTTCGTTGATATACATACCGCGAAGCTGTTTTATATCATTGTGTTCAATATATTTTCTTTGCGCACATATAAGTGTAATAAATATGAGTGTCGTACTTATACCCAAAACAATTAAACAATGGTTCATGTGTAAAATGATAGCATTCGAAAACACACAATTCCGTTTTCAATTATTTGACAAATATCAAACAAACGCCTGCTCCAGACTATATGACACTGAAAATCACATAAATATTATTATTATAAACTAATAATAATGTTTTCACAAACGCAAATAAACAATATGAACTACGATACAAAATATTCTTCGTCACCTTGGATTAGAATTACGGAAAATACACCCACCGATATATACAAATTATACCCGACGAACAATATGTCAATAAGTACTGGTAGAGAGTATATTGCTCTACCAGCAGACAAGGTATTAACGGCAAGTGATTTTTCCAAATACAATATCAGTAAATAAGCCGTTCCTATCCGTTAATTGAACTTCACAACTATTTTCACAACTTCCTTCTTGATTGACTTACATGCGGAGACCGACAACTCCTCGCGCTTCTTGCGAGTCTTGTTATCAGTTGTTTCGCCCGACTCTTCCACATTCTTCTTGGAAATGCTATTGCGCGAGTTCATATCTGCCTCAATGGCATCATAATGCTCCTCGATGTATTCTAGGACCCGGTTGTCAATTGCCCATTTGAAAAAATTGAGCTGGCCAATAGTCGTTTCCAAAAAGGTGTCGTCAGCATAAGGAATCATGATTCGCTCTCTGCGTGAAAACGGGTCAAACCGGATTTTACTATACGCTTTCAATTCCAATTTATAACTATTAAACACCTTAAATCGCTCCATGTTTTCTTCGCCGTTATACACGGTGCTACACCGATTCTTGGCGGGAATCGAATATACTGTGAAGTTTTTCTTGGCAAAATTGGTGACGAACCAGTCAATAATTCGCAAAGAAGTGCGGGATTCGCCATTAATAATATTCATCATTTTCTCCATATTTCCGTCGCGATTGTAAAAATCCAGCAAATTATTTAATAAGAGTTCATTTTGACTTTGATTTCTTTGTGATAGCATTTGTATTAGTAGAGGCGCGTTTGTTTAAATGCTTTTTACTAGAGTTCACTTTTCTACCACCCGGTTTTGCCGAGGATTTTGAACTAGACGTATGGCTAGATTTTGAACTAGACGTATGGCTAGATTTTGAACTAGACGTATGGCTAGATTTTGAACTAGAGGTGTGGCTAGATACAGATGTTCCAGAAAATCCAAATATAGCCCACACAGCATTGACAAGATATTCGCGTTTGTTATCTTTATGTTTATCAGCGATTCGTTTTTTTTCGACACTGTCAAGGGTTGTAAGAATATTTTTATTAAAATATCGTGATGCGTAATTCATCAGCGATCTAAATGGGGTGTATATATTTTTATTATACTCAGTCTCATATTGCTCATGAAATTGCTCATTAAAATCAGCAAAAAAAATAATAACTTTACGAATAGTATTTTTTGTAATTTTGTGTTTTTTACGTAATATTTCTGAAATAATTGGTACAAAGTGTTCTCTATATAAAACTACAATGTTTGAAAAAATTACATAAAATTGTATAATCATATAGAGTTTACAATATTTTTTGAATGATTTATCAAGACCTTTTATATCATGAATATATCTTATATCAAAATCAAAACTTTTCCAGGTTTGTTTATCGGAAGTGGACGATGCGGCTACGGACGATGCGGCTACGGAATCTAATCCATCAGAATGTAGTATACAAATATTGTCTGGTTTATAATCAGTATCTATATAACCTTTCTCAATATATTTTTTAATATGTCTACTCATATAATGGTCAATTTTTTCAACAATCATTTCAAACTCTGACTTGATTGAACGTATACCATCCCAATTTCTCGTGTTTTTCTCAATTTCATTTTCTACATATTCAACAACATCAAAATCACACCGTTCTTGAAATACAAAAAACGTTTTTTTCAATCCATTTTCTAAAAGTGTTTGCGCTGTTGGTAAAAACGTGTCAAAACCGCTTTCTCTGTCATCGGCCATATTCCATCGATGGTAAGTGTAATGATAACTATATTCCGGTTCTGATGTCCATTCTTCTTTGTTATATTTTGAACCATCAATCGGTTTTTGTTCGATTGCGGGATTGACCAATTGTTGTTCTTCTTCCATAATCACAATACCATAAATCTTGGTTGCCATGTTATTGGAAAAAAACAATTGTTGTAATCGTATATTCTCAATACATTCGCGTTGTTTTTCAATAGAAGATGTAATAATACACGCAACCACAACTTTATCAAAATCAATACTAAGTGTACTATCTAGTTCGATATATATATTATTAAGCTGATGTTTGCTCAAACTGATTGTATCAGTACTTTGCCGGATTTCTGTTGTTCGTGGTGAAAACGCACTTGAAAAAACGACCTTGGACGACCCTCTATTTATATATTTGGCAATATAATATTTGTGGGTTCTTTCTGCCGCTGCCTTTGACGACATTACTATATTATTTCACCCATATAAAGATTTGCCTCTAAACTATCTACTATGACCACGCGATATATTATTTTGACCAAGGATGCCGATGCCGCCGCTGATAACAATTCCGGCAATCAGCTCATATCAATTAATCGGTCTCTCACCTATTTGATGCCCTCTGTAAATACCGCCTACTACGCCGAACGCGGGCTTTTCGAAAACAATCTCATCGAATGGTGTAAGCAGTTTTGTAGCAAAGATGCGATTTTCCTGGATATCGGCGCACATACGGGCAGTTATGCCATCACATTGGCACCTTTTGCCGCCAAAGTCTTGGCATTTGAACCCCAGCGTCAGACTTATTATGCGTTGTGTGGCGGCGTGGCTCTTAGCGGAGCCAGAAATATTGTATGCCATGAATATGGACTTGGTAATGAGTCCCAAGTTGGAACAAAAACACTCCATATTGTGAGTAATGATGGCGGGGGGTCCACTGTTTGGGCGCCACCTGCTGACAAAGTCCTTGGTACGGAAGACATCCAGGTGAAAACGCTCGATTCGCTGAATATCCAAGAACGCATATCGTTTATCAAGATGGATGTAGAGGAAAATGAACTGAGCGTTTTACAGGGAGGAATGGAGACGATTGTGCGTGCGAAATATCCTAAAATCTTGTTTGAGTCAAATAATGAGAACGCAGCGCTGTTCAATTATTTGCGAGATGTGTTGGGATACCAGATAGTGAAAGTGAGTGGGTATTTTAATATGTATCTGGCGACCATGTAATGCGCCGACCATGTAATGCGCCGACCATGTAATGCGCCGACCATGTAATGCGCCGACCATGTAATGCGCCGACCATGTAATGCGCCGACCATGTAATGCGCCGACCATGTCATAATCAGTTTATTTCAATTGTTGTAAGTGAAATAAATTAACGCCGGTTTTTGCGGGTTTTACGTTTGCCGCCATCCATAGTGTCTGGCGATCTTGATTTACTTTTTTTCTCGCGTTTTTTAGCAATTTGTTCAGCGCGGTTTTCTTTCCTGAGTTTTTTTGAACTAGCAATCCTTTTTTGATAAGCAGGGTCTGCTGCTATTAATAGGTTATTCCTATCATATGCTGGCATATAGGGTTGTGGGGGGGGGTTATCCCGAGATCTAAGTTTGTTTTTGGATGATATGAGTTTAGATGATGGAGGAGATGGAGTCAAAGATTCTGCTAGGTCTCCTCTAGCATTTGCTCGAGCTCTTCGATCATGTGTTTCAAATACTGGAACTCTGCCAACTGGAAATTGTGAATCTGCCAAAACTACAGCATCTGGGGGAGAAGAGCCTTCATCCATAAAACTTTCTCTATTACGTTCTGCTACAGAACTTGCTCTGCCGCGTTCTGCCATATGCCCATAACTATGGGTTGGGTCTAAACCACTCAATGAACGCGATGCTAATGCTATATCGCCAAGAGCTATTGCTGAAGCCCTAGGAATATTGTGTACCTCTAACTTGTTTCCATTCTCTTCCACTTTATATACAAATCCTTTTTCTAATAATTTTAAAAAAAAAGATTCTCTCAATCTTTCTTTAGTTGAAATACTCTCTCCTTCAATTTTATCAACTAACGCATCTAATAGATGGTTTTCATCTATATTTTTGTAATCAATTTCTATTAATACCGGTTTATGTGGTTTAAGTGGTTTGCCAATATGAGAGTCCCCTGGATATAAATGATGAGGATATTGAGAAGGTCTATTCCCATAAACGGCTGATATAGCTTCATTAAACCTACTATTCGGACCCACAAGTAAGACTTCATTACATACAATTGCCATAGATTTAAGACTTGATGGTTGAGTTATTTCAATATCTACATCTTTTATTTCTACTTGTTCTGTTTTTTCTGTTTTAGTACCTGAATCTACGTATGGTATTGTAATTTTTGTATTTGATGCAGTATCATTAACCATTTTTTTCACAGATTCTTTTAAGACATTAAATCTTTTAATATTAATTTCATCTTCTACCAAGAGTGGTTCAATACGGTCCAAGGTTAACTCACACATTATTTTTCGCAATTTACCTACATTTTTATCTTTCAGAATTTCATCGGCAACAGCGCTCGTACTAAATCGTCCAATATCAGCTTCCCATAGTTTTATTATATCACTAATTTCTTTGATACGAGCATCATTCTTATTTTTTTTATTGTCGCGTTTTAATTCTTCAATTTGCTCACTTATTTTTGTAATTTGTAGTTCACGTGCTCTGTCAATTTTTTCCAACAAACCACGTTTCATTGTGGTTGCGTCGTGATTTGAAAATAAAGGCAAAAAATCAGATAATCTATATAAATTACTATCTTTTCTATCTTCTTTCATTTTTGTGCGAGGTCCAAGAGGAATTGAACATATCTTCCAATTATTGGGTGGAATAAAAAATCTTGGTTTTAAAATAACAAAATCAAAATCCCCAAATGATATATTTCCATATTTAAATGTAGGCATAACACCAATTACCCCTTCAAAATAACGATTAATATTTTGGGTATTTAACGAGACGCCATACATAGCAGCTGTATTGTAAGGAAGCGTATGATTATACTGTATTTGAAGAGCGTGACATAATGTTTGAAGTTGTTTTGTAAGTGATTCGGGAATTGTTAACCCAGTGAAAAAATCTCTATGAGCAAAAAAACTAGGTTCTGGAATATGAGGTTGGCTCTTAAACCATGTTTCTGCTGCCATTGCTGATGTTTCACTTCTATAATTTACATTAAAAATATCCTCCATCTGTACACCAAAACGTTCAGCTTGACTCGACAATGTTTTACTGCTATTACTAATTTCCATACAAGAAGCACTATTTGACCCAATACATGATGGGGTTTTACTCATAACAACGTATGCTTTTAACTTATCCTCTTCTTCTGATGAAACTTCAGATTTCTTGGAATTTGATTTCTTGGAATTTAATTTCTTGGAATTTGGTGGAGGGTCTCCAAGGTCCATTAATATATATTATATTAATAGATTAGTAATTGTTTTGATATACAGGTCAAGTGTTTTACTATATGAAAATGCGCATACATATGTGCTTACCATTTCCCGGATCCGCCACCCGTTTTCTTCACCATAATATTGTTTCCCTTGGCCTTCCGTTTGGCATTTGGGTCATATTCATCGCCGTCATCATCATCCGTGAGATTCTTCGACAATTCCCAGAACTCTTTTGCCCCAAGACGATAGTCTGGCCTGTCTTCGGCTTTGTACCAAAAGATTTGGTCGGTTATTTTATTCGACTTGGCATTGTTGTTCAAAACAAGCGCACCATAATTCTCGGTTGTCTGGTCCATTACCGAACAAAACGATTCCAGCGTCGGGAACATCGACGCAAAATTCTCCCATATCTTTTTACGATTTGCTAAATAATTCTCGCGCAATATAAAAACATAGTCTATATTGGTGCGGAGATTCGGCGGAATACCCAGCGGGTATTGCATTGTGATGATTAACATCACCTTCCAGTGTCTCCCGTTCATGAACAGAGCGCGCATAAGTTTATCTCTCGCCCACGTGTTATCATAGAGGCAATCATCAAGGATAACAAATGTGCGCGGGTCAATTGAGCATTTCTTGTAGGTCTCCATTTCCTGATTACACTGCTTCATAACAGCTCGCTGACGTCGCAGCACATTTTCAATGAGAACAGTATTGTATTCTTCGTGAATAAACAGTTTCGGCACAAGTTTTCCGTAAAACCCGTTACCGGCCTCTGTGCCAGATATCACCGTGCCAATCGGAATATCCTGATGAAAATACAGCAAATCTTTGACCAAAAACGTTTTACCGGTGTCTCTGCGCCCAATAAGCACAATAACAGGCCCCTTGTTTTCTTTTGGGTCAAATGTTATCGACCGCATATCAAACTTCCGTAATTCAAGTGTCATTTAGAAGAAATTGAAATATAGGATTGTTTCATATATTTAAATCGAGTGTTTAACGCTGGACGATGCGTGTTTTGCTAAATAGATAGAGAGAGGCAATCAAAAACTAAACTATATGCGTTTTGTATCAATATAAATAGTGATTGATTTAGGTATATAATTCCCGACCCCGATGCAATTCAAACTAAATTACCAACGAGTCAAAAAACCCAATTTAGAAAAGATGGAAACCCAATATGCCAAAGCAAATGGATTCGATGGAACAACCTACGACTACAATCCATTTCGCATTGCCTCACTACAATCGTATAATCCAATATACAATTTATTTTTCAATATGGATTCCACAACCAGTCAAAAAATCACACTAAACCACCAACATTTGGCAACAAGTCTTGATTCAGTCGTCAATAGTAAAAATGAGTCTTCTGATGTCGCGATTTTTGTGAAATCGTCGCCTCTCTTGGACCCCCTCAATTTTCTCCGGGGCAAATATGATTTAGAAAACCCATTGATGAGACAGCTGCCTCTCTTGGAATCAACCGCCGACGCATGTTTTCCTAAATTATTGGATGCCAACAACTCCGCATATGTTGACGGATTCTTTTCATATTTGACCTCCATGATGCACGAAACGCACGGATGGATACATGGTGTTCAGTATTATGGTTCTTTTCTCGGAATCCAGTCCAGATTTCGATACAATATTGCGGATGATATCGAGTTCCTTGAAGACTCCGAATATTTTTTGAAGAATAGAGGCAAGTTTTTTGATTTGGATGAAGAGGTGGCGTGTATTTTCAATGAAAAAATGGGGCCTGGTTCTCGTCGGAATCGCGACAAATTGACAATTGTGGGTGATGATGCGATTGATTTGGGCGTAGAGGACTTGGGCGAAGAGAACTCGGCCATAGAGGACTCGACCATAGAGAACTCGGCCATAGAGGACTCGGCCATAGAGAACTCGGCAATAGAGAACTCGGCCATAGAGAACTCGGATGTGAGTACTCCTGCTGTCGTAGATGAAAATATTAATACAAGCGCCAATGAAATTGTTTCCTCTATTGATTCAACAAATGAACATGTAAATGTGCGTAGCCGAACTTCATCAACATCATCATCGGATAGCAGTTTAGTATCGGATTCAACAGAGGATGACGAAGAAAAAGAAAATATATGCGAACCTGATGCTGACGACGGCGATGACGGCGACGGCGACGACGATGACGGTGATGACGACGACTCGGATAATTATACCGACTACACTGACTCCGAAGAGAAACTATTCGCATATCTACATGATTTCCCCGTCCAGCTCATTTTCCAAGAAAAATGCTTCGGAACATTCGACGATTTGCTAATGCGCAACCAAACCAGTTCACAAGAAATAATCGCCGCGCTATTTCAAATCACCATTATTCTCGCGACATACCAAAAAATGTTCAACTTCACCCATAATGACCTCCACACCAACAACATTATGTACGTAAAAACCGACCTAGAATACATCCATTATAAATTGAACGACACCATCTATAAAGTTCCTACACATGGCCGCATCTTCAAACTCATCGACTTTGGTCGCGCCATCTACCAATTCAATGGTCACCAATTCTGTAGCGACAGTTTCTCTGAAAACGGCGATGCCAATACACAATACAACTGCGAACCATATATGAATCCGAAGAAACCGCGAATTGACCCCAATCCCAGTTTCGACCTATGTCGACTCGGATGTTCCCTCTATGACTTCACCATGGAATCCGACTCAAAAGAACTGAAATCACTCGTAGATAGTTGGTGTGAAGACGATTACGGCAAAAATATCCTCTATAAATCCAGCGGGGAAGAGAGGTATCCAGGATTCAAACTCTACAAGATGATTGCGCGATGCGTGAACAATTTGGTCCCGAAAGACATTTTGTGCCAACCCATTTTTGCCAAGTATCGTTTAGCCAGCATCGACGACCAGACACCATTGATTGACATTGATGCGATGCCAACCTATATGAGCAACCACAAATAAATATTATTCGGGTGTAGAATATTAGAGGCTATATGCCCCATATACCATATGGAGCATATCGATAAGATTATTTATATAAACATGGACGCGCGCACAGACCGCCGCGCCAAATTGGAAGCCGAGTTTGCGCGCCTTGGTATTCCTGAGGACAAAATCATGCGATTCCCCGCCTCTAGATATAACGGGTGCCCCAATACGGGATGTCTTGTGAGCCACGCGAATGTCATCCATTTAGCATACGAGATGGGATACCGGAATGTACTTGTATTAGAGGATGATTTCCGATTCATCGAAGATGCCGCCAAAGTGAATGCCGATATTGGCGCATTTTTCGAGATGAAACAGGATTGGGATGTGTTGATGCTAACAACATGCTCGGCGGTAGTTATACCCGAATATGTCGGGTATTTGGCATCGCGCATATCATCCTCTACCAATGGCGCCGGTTATTTGGTGAATCGCCCGATGATGATGGAACTAGTTGAGCTATTCGATTCCAATGTGGAAAACCTTTTCAATACAAAAGCGCATTGGTTGTATCAAAACGACATATTGTGGAAGTCGCTGATGCCAACAAAACAATGGTATATGTTCAACCACTATTTGGGATATCAGGTGGGGGGATACAGCGACCTCTCACAAGACCAGAAAATCGCGATTCTGCCGCAAGTGTTCAATGTAGAAAATGTTGTTGAATGGATTGAGGAAGTCCAGGCTGACCATATGAAGAAATACAATTATTTGGAGAAACTCAAACAAGATATAAAAACTAGAAAGTAATAATATAATGCCACCAGTCCGCGAGTCAGTCATACTATGTTATCCCGCCATTTCCAAAATTGCGAAAGCGGACATCGATGTATACCAATATACAGAACCCATTCGCACATCCCAGCTCAAACTCCAATATGACTTATTGAGAGAGGTGTTAGATACTCATAAAATCAGCTATAAAATGCTACCCGCGTCAACTCCCGACTCGTTGTTTGCGCAAGACCCTTTTATTATAACACCGACACACATTGTGATCGGTCGGTTCAAAAATCAACTCCGAATAGAGGAAACGAAAATGATTGAAAAACACTTGGGTGATATAAATACCGGAAAATTCCGCCAAGTTTACAAAGTCGACCGCGGATATTTAGAGGGCGGGGATTATATATACCACAATAACACTACATTCATAATGGCGGGACAACGGACTAGTCGACTCGCCATTCGCGACATGATGTATGCCGATGTATTTGGCACGGCCAAGATTGCGCGAATAACGCCCGACAAATCGTCGTCGGATCCTATGAAAAAGCATCTCGACCTGATTCTTGGGTTTATTGACAATGTTGCCGTATTATGGTCGGGGGCAAAAACATATTTAGTGGATGTTTTTGACAAAACGGGAAAACAGATTACCTCTCTTCCTTTGGAGTATTATTTGAAAAACTTGGGATACCGGATATTTGAAGTATCTGATGCCGAACAACAAATGTATACTTGTAATTTTGTGTGTTTTGACAAAATTGTATTGGCGCAAAATCCGCGATTGGCGGATGCGACGCGAAAACAAGTTATTGTGATGCCAGTGAGTGAACCCAATAAAATGGGCGGCGGACTCCATTGCCTGGTGAAAAGTTTGTACTAATACCCTACAAAAATAACACAAAATCTAATTTTTGTAGAGCATATCTAATAATTAAAGAGAACGCGATGTATTCTTTTTTCTACGATGAGTTCTTTGACCTTTTTTTTTAGTTTTACCACCTGATTTTTTTCTTTTGCCGGAGGTTTTGCCATCGAGCTTATCACCATCGTTTCTTATGGCTTGGAGTTTTTCTTCCCAGCCCGGATCGAGAGGAATAGAGGCGGTTTGATTGGAATTTGAACTTAACCGGCTTGCGGCAGGGCTTAAAGCACGTCTTTTGGCAGGGCTTGCGACATGTCTTGCGACAGAGCTTGCGGCAGGGCTTAAAGCACGTCTTTTGGCAGCAGGTCTATCATCATCAAAAATATCGAACGCGTCCTTTATTGTAAATTTTTTATGGCCTTTAGAGGCAAATAACATAAAATATAATTCTCCATCAGTAACTGTGTTATCTCTGTTAATTATAGCTAAAGCCAAGTTGATTAATCTTCTTTCTTCCTCTCTTTCTGACTGCGAATCGTGGCGTATTCGATTGACAACATCATTATCATTCGTTCTAACTTTTGCTAGAGCCAAGTTTGCCCTACACATAGGACAAGTATCGAATCCTTTTTTTTTAAGTTGGTCAAAACAATCTTTATGAAATGAATGCCCACATTGTGTTTTATAAACTTCTGAGTCTGTAAGCGAGTTTAAACATATTGAGCACTTATTGTCTTCTTCCAAATCAGAACTCATTGTATATATTTATTTACCAGAATAAATATATTACTAAATCAGGTTCACGCATATGACTCTTCTTATTTTGTCTTTTTACTGCATTTTCTCCGTGTTTTGCGTAAACGTTTTTTGGAAACCCGCAATGATAGCGTTTGCTCTTTTCTAGTACATCCCGGTGTAGATTCATCATCCGACTCTATATAAATATCATCCCTCATTTTCGACCCCGAGTTTTGCCACAATTGCGTTTGTTTCCCCGAATACGTTTGCGCGTTTTCTTGCGTCCTCCTTCTGAATCATATGGATCCATTTCAAGTTTGTGTCCTTCACGACAACAAAATGACCCATATATTGAAACCTTACCAATTGGACCAAGTAGGTCAAATAATTTGGCCGGATAAATAGTGTTACCCCGTGAAATGCTACTGTAATTGGGAGAAGTGCCTAAAAAAGCTTTATACAATTGTTCAATCATAAGAACGGGAAACCCTTTTTCGTTCAGTTTATACCCTTCTCTATTTTCAAATAAATTATTATTATCAGATTGCATTATATCCAACATTGTGTTAATCATTGAATTTAATTCAAGATCATCTGTATGAAGACTAAACAAAATGTCAAAATTGGGATATGAATGTTGCCAATCATCAGGTCCACTTGAAAGAGTTTGAATGCATTGTCCAATGTTCCGTTTATCTGTTAATCTTGTTGAATCATAACATTTGAATGATTCTGCCATAGACCTTTCGACCCCCAAACTACTATGTTGTAGTTTTTTTTGAATATCTGTCTTTTTTTCATTTAGAAATGTTTCAGCCATGGAAAAAAGCTCGTTAACGTCTTTTATATCGTTTGTAGTATAAAAACTTTTTTTGGTTACGTATTTTGGGTATTCAACCTTCCACTCTGGACAACAAGACATTAATGGTGAAATACGTCCTAATACTTTTACTTTGGCTTCCGGGTTCTTAAGTTCAGTTAAAACTTCTTCTTTTGTATTATTTAGTTTTGTTAAAGATGACTCAATATCTTTCATTTCTTTATCAAACTTGATTTCTATCCTTGCATACTCATCATGAAAACGTTTTCGAAAATATTTTTTATCATTGCGTTTTAATAGTAGTTTATTTCCGTTATAATGTTGCCTAAGTGAATATTCTTTACTAATAGGCATTTGACTTCCCCACGTAAATATATTTGGAGGTGCAGTTATATATATCTTGTCTGGAGCATATTGTGGATTAATATCTTTTGGCATCGCAACATCTTCTCCTCCATGTCCGGTACCATGGACGTTAAATTCTAATATATCACGAATTGTTAAATTGCTACCTGAAGTCTTAAGTTTATATGATATATATGATTTTAATAAATCTGAAACATATTTAATAGCTTCTGGATATTTCTTTGTATTGATTATTGATGTAATTAATCCTTTGGCAAAATGTATTCCATCAATATTATTAGATGATTTATTATATTCTTCATATTTTTTTAAAAAATCTTCAAAAGTTTGAGAACTATATTCTTCAACATAATTCTTAAATGGTATGAATGGTTGTTTTAATAATCCTGGTGGTAAACTACTACTACTAATTGCGGGTTGCGCGACTAATGGTGATGGTTTTTTCCATACAGATTCACCTGTACTAGGATTATGCCAATACTTATGGTTTTTTCTCGGTGACCAATATTCTACCCATTCATTTTCCGAACTTTGACTTTTTCTCTTTTGTCCTGGTACTGGTCCTGGTTTTGATTCTAGCCCGGATCCTGTGTCCATAATGTTGTTATATTTTATACCAACATTATACTTAGAAATCCGCGCTAAAGTCAAAGACATCCCCCGCGACTTCCTTGTTTGCCATTGCATACTCACTATTTGTGCGTTCAAAGAAATTAACCTTGCTATCCACACTAATCAACTCCATGAAATCCAGCGGGTTCGCCGCGCCATAAATCTTCGGCACTCCCAATTGAACACATAATCGGTCGCCCACAAACTCCACATATTGCGACATCAACATCATATTCATTCCAATCAATCGGCACGGAAGCGCAACCGTGATAAACTCCTTCTCTATTTCTACGGCTTCTCGCACAATGTTTTGCGCATCGGTCTTGTCCAACTTCTCCAGCAATTTGCCATAAAGCATAATCGCAAACTCGGTGTGAAGTGCCTCGTCACGACTGATAAATTCGTTTGACAATGTGAGCCCCGGCATTAATCCGCGTTTCTTAATCCAATAAATTGCCGCAAAACTGCTGCTGAAAAATATTCCCTCTACGCACGCAAACGCAATCAAACGCGTAGCAAATGATTTGGTAGAAGAATCATGCTGAATCCATTTTCGCGCCCAGTCAGCCTTTTTTTGAATACAAGGAAACGTGGTTATCGCCGAGAACAGTTTTCCACGCGTTTCGCGGTCCTTGATATAAGTGTCAATCAAAATGCTGTACATCTCAGAATGAATATTCTCCATGGCAATTTGGAATCCGTAAAAGGCGCGGGCTTCCGCCAATTGTACGTCTGCCATAAACCGCGTTGCCAGATTTTCCATAACAATTCCATCACTGGCCGCAAAAAATGCCAATACCATGGATATGAAATATTTTTCATCATCATTTAGTTTGCTCCAGTCCCCGAGGTCTTTTGACAAATCTACCTCCTCTGCTCTCCAAAAACAATCGACCTGTTTTTTGTACATTTTCCAAATATCTTCGTCTTTCACTGGGAACATAACGTATCTGGCAACATCTTCGTGTAAAAGGTAGTCAATGGGGGCGACGTCGGTATTCATCCTAAATAATATACTTTGTAGATTTTATGTTTTTATTAGAAAACAATTATAGTATTTTTCTTGGAGAAAAATGATATTTTAAACGCACCATAACAACAGACAAATATGTAGATTAATCCGTTTATTAACCAATAAATAAATCAACGATTTATGTAATAATGAGCAACTCAGTACAAATCCCAGCCAATTTAGATACAAAAATCATATATAAAATGTCATTCATCTACAAATCACTTGAACAGGGGTGGAGTGTGAGAAAACGCGACGGCAAATATATTTTTCAAAAGTCTCACGACGGGAAAAAAGAGGTATTCCAAGACGATTATTTAGAAAAGTTCATCATTGAGAATTCGTCGATGGATTCACTGACGTAAATAGCCGAACTATTTCAACTGGCTCCCGATTCTGTTTAGCAACAATTCTTTCCATTTGTTTAGCGATTTCATCCTCTAATATTGGCAGGCGCATATACAACATCGGATTCACATTATGTCCATGTTCATTCACGTATTTATTGTAATTGAATACAATAACTATGACACGAGTAATCGCACCGTTTTTGTTGAATAATTCTTCAAAATTAATGCGACAATGGGGGTCGGTAATTATACACAACATGCTATTGGCAACCACAATATAGTAATCAACCCTCACGCCAGAAATATACAATGGCGCAGAATGTACAACCCCGTCAAATCGGCTTTGTATAAAGGCACAAACCGCTTGTTCTTTTGTCTTGTATTTTGACTGGAAAGAGAGAGGGTCATCTGGATACATTGTCAAGAAACAGGTCGTACAATAACCTTTGAACCTGGGATTTCCTGGATGTTCGGCACACAACTTTGCCGAGCATTTTGCCGAGCCGGGCGCAGAATATTTATTTTCTTGTCGCACCAAGACATTTTTCATGTCATCCAATTTGTGTTCGATACAATACATGGGATACCCAATTTCAGTCCCATATATGGGACGTTCACGACAGCCAATATATTTACAAACTCGCGGCATTTTACTAAATACTGCCCCGACAATAAAAAGTCAGGGCAATCGCGGACTATCAGAAAAACATTTCTCAATAATGTGGTCAGATTGCTACATGCCGCGCGGTGTCTACATAATTGTAGACTAAAAAAATGTTATTAAACTATACATATTTAATATTGCCAATAATTTTTTGAGCGGAGTGCGCAATTATTTAGGAAAAATTATGTTTTGGAATTATATAAAAAACATGGGAGGAGCACTTATGCAATTAGTCGCCTACGGCGCACAAGACGTTTTCCTAACTGGAAACCCCGAGATCACTTTCTGGAAGGTGTCGTACAGACGCCACACCAACTTTGCGATGGAGTCCATCGAGCAGACCTTCAACGGCCAGGCCGATTTCGGTCGCCGTGTGTCCTGCACCATCTCCAGAAATGGAGATTTGGCTTACCGCACCTATGTCCAGGTTACTCTCCCTGAGATTAACCAGGGTATGGGAGCCGCTGGCACTGGCCCGGTGTATGCCCGTTGGTTGGACTACCCCGGTGAGCAGCTGATCGCCCTCGTTGAGGTCGAGATCGGTGGCCAGAGAATTGACCGCCAATATGGTGACTGGATGCACATCTGGAATCAGCTTACCCTCTCTTCTGAGCAGCAGGCTGGTTACTACAAGATGATTGGCCACACCACTCAGCTAACCTACTTGTGCGACCCCGCTTTTGCCGACATCAACGGCCCTTGCGCTGCCACCGGTGGCCCCAGTCAGGTTTGCGCTCCTCGCAAGGCTCTCCCCGAGACAACCTTGTACATTCCCCTCCTCTTCTGGTTCTGCAGAAACCCCGGCCTTGCTCTGCCTTTGGTCGCTCTCCAGTACCACGAGGTCAAGATCAACATTGACTTCAGACCCATTGGCGAGTGCTTGTGGGCTGTTAAGTCTTTGTCTGCTACCGGTACTGATTCCCAGGCTGTCACCACTGCTTACCAGCAGTCCCTTGTTGCCGCCTCTATCTACGTTGACTTCATCTTCTTAGATACTGACGAGCGCAGAAAGATGGCCCAGAACCCCCACGAGTACCTCATTGAGCAGCTCCAGTACACTGGTGATGAGTCGGTCGGTTCTTCGTCTAACAAGATCAAGATTAACTTCAACCACCCCTGCAAGGAGCTCATCTGGGTTGTTCAGCCCGATGCCAACGTTGACTACTGCAATGCATTGGAAGCCAATTCTACCTTGTACAAGGTTCTTGGACCTCAGCCCTTCAACTACACTGATGCCATTGATGCTCTCCCTCCCTCGATTGCCGTCTTCGGTGGTCAGGCCGAGACCTCTGGTGCCCAAGCCTTTATCTCGGGCAGTGTTTTCCAGATGCCAGGTGCCCTTGATGGCCTTGTGTCCAACGGTGTCGCAACTGGTCTTAACAACCTCGCTGGCTGGGACCACAACGTATTCGATGCTGCTGCTGGTAGCACCAACAACGGCTCCCTCGTCTCCGATGCCGGCACATTCGTGCTCGCTGAGACTGCCCTCAACATGCACTGCTGGGGCGAGAACCCGGTTGTCACCGCTAAGCTCCAGCTTAATGGCCAGGACAGAATCTCTGAGCGAGAGGGTTCTTACTTCGACGTTGTCCAGCCCTTCCAGCACCACACCCGTGCCCCCGATACTGGCATCAACGTGTACTCTTTTGCCCTCAGGCCCGAGGAGCACCAGCCAAGCGGCACATGCAACTTCTCCAGAATCGACAATGCTACCCTCCAGCTTGTCCTTTCTTCAGGAACTGTTGTTGGAACCAACACTGCCAAGGTCAGAGTGTATGCTTACTCTTACAATGTGTTAAGAGTGATGGCCGGTATGTGTGGAGTTGCATATTCGTAAAATTTAATGCGAATAAATGTGCGTTCAAAAGACGCGCAAGTAGATTTAAAATCTGCTACATCTCCAAATTGCGGGAAACCCCTCAAGGTATGAAATACTAAACTTGTCAAGAAATTGATAGGTGGCTTATGATAACAACATAAGGTACAGTAAAAAGTTTCATATTATAGGGCAATCCGCAGCCAGTCTTCTAAGTCCGTTATGATAGGATATGAAGGCGGTTCAACGACTAAATGCTGATGGGCGTGAGAAGAATAATCACCTTCAATGATCGCTTAAGATATAGTCTATCCCCACTCGAGAGAGTGCTGTGCCCTTTTAAAAAGCACAGAGTAGCAACATCCGGAAATGTTTGTTGTGTTATTACTGGTATTAGAGCTTAAATTTCAATTTGTGTTTGATAAAAAAAACCAATGTTTTTTATCAACCCTTTCTTTTGTCAGAAAGCAATCTTATATGTTGTGCTTTATATTCTTCGTCGCCGTATCTTATGTTATTATATGTTGTGTTTTATTTTTTTATTCCTATTAGGATTTAACATGTTTGTGATATAAACACTTGGTTCTGTTTGTGTTTTATTTATTGAGTTTTCATATATTTTTTTGAACTGGTCGAAAAGAACATCATAATCCATTTCTTTTTTCATAATATTACACTGACCGCAACACGCATTTACATTTGCCAAGGTATATCCAATCTCATTATCAAATCGGTCAATGCCATTCATATGATTTTCATCCGTTTTCTTACCACAAATATAACAATCTTCTTTAATTAAATCATAATATTTTTCTTCAGACAATTCAAATATATAATTACGCTGTTCCGCATTTGTCTTGTATTTTGAATAATATGAGCCAGATTGATTTGAAAACGCATCTGGATATCTTTTTCCATTTGTTATCATACTATTATGTGTCAAAATATGTTCAACACGCTGAATAAATGTTATATTGTCCACAGCACCTTTCATCATATTACATTCAGTACAACAGCTAACACAATTATCAATCTCATAACCTTTTGTGCTATCCATACGGTCAACTCCATTGAACCCTTTATCTTGCGTAATTCCACAGTAATAACATGGCTGTTTTGTTATTGTTTCAAATTGTTCAATTGTCAAATCAATACTTCCACCATAAATCCGATTACGTCTATTTAAATCTATTAATGCCACCTTTTCGGGATTTGCTTTATTCCATTCATTCTTAACAGCCACCCGCTCTGGCTTCTTTGAGTTTTTCCTGTCCAGCTCCCGCACATGTTCCTTGTCACGCTTCTCATTTTGCTTATTAAACTCATTGCGACACAATCGACATGTCTTGGTTTCCTGACCATTTGCTCCTACATAATAATCAACTGGATTCGACTTACAACAAACCGAGCATTGCTTGAGTCCATCAACAATATCCGATACAACCGCGCTACGCGCTGCGTGGTCTCGCACCCGCTCTTTTTCCAAACATTCCGCACAACTCCGATTCAAGTAGTCCGACGACAACTGGGTTCGACATCCGCGCAAGTACTTGGCACAAGGTCGTGTCCCCGCGTTGGTACATTCGTCTTCAAACAAGCAAATCTGATGGAGTCCACAATACGCATTGTCGGCGGATTTTGAATGAGTACATCCGGGTTTCCCACATAGGACAATCACTGACGTAGTGCGCAGTTTTTCGCGATTGGAAAAGCCTCGACCATGACATGTAGAACACTGATTTATACCAGGTTCCATAAAATACATCTTCTTACAGCCAGAGCACAGACGCGTTTGCTCGAGCATTGTCTCGGTATAATCGTTCATATACTGGTGATTCTTACAGAATCGTGAGCCAGGTTGGTAATAATTGCGACAACTGTTGTTATTGCGGTCTTTTGCCAAACACTTCATTGTAATATAATTGATGAGTTGGGATATATATAAGATTTCAATTTTACATATAAAATTGAAAACACAATTGTATAATTATTAATAATATATAGTACAGATGGCATTTACAAAGAATGTTGATGAACTGGTGGATATGTTCAAAGCAAAAAAAGATAGCGTCACTAGATTTGTTAGAAAAAACTTTAAGGAAGGTGTCAATTTTATCGAAGAAAAACAATGTGAAAAGTTAAATTATAGAGGTGGCCACAATCGCATACATATGTTGCTTACGGAAGAGGCATACAATCTAGTAAAGAACACATACAATCTTAAAAACCGGTATATAAAAAAAATAAATGAAAATTGCGGCCATGTAAATGTTGTTATGTGTATTGAAACCCAGACAATTGGGTTTATAGAGAACTCGTTTTCAGAAGCACTGAGATTAACGCGACAAAAAAAGGTTGGACTATACTATATTGATTTGTATTTTGAAGATTACAACTTGGCGATTGAATGTGACGAAAACGACCACAAAGACCGAGATATAACCTATGAACGCAGCAGAGAACAATATTTATTAGAGCAAAATATTACAATCCTACGATACAACCCAAATAATAAAAACTTTGATTTGTCAAATGTATTACGGAAAATTACAAAAGTATTGTTTACTAAGCTGGAAGCGCCGAGTGTTATCAGGGTTGATTTTGATTCGTAATTGCTTTTGAAAAGCAAACGCGAATAATAAAAATGCATCGACAATGTTTGCTTTTTGTTTTCAAAAGCAAAACATCCGATGCTTTTTTAGTAAAACAAACTATAAATTATTATTATATAAGTAATAATTTATAATAATAGTATTATATGGAAAGTGCTGAGATTGTTGATAAAATTAAAAGTTGTATAGAATGTACAATTTGTTTTGAAAAGTTTATTAATCTTTCCTATGACAAATTATGTATTTTTTATGAAGACAATAAAAATATACTACCAGAAACATTTACAGATGATACTTGTTGTCGTTGTTTTGAAGATAGGTTTGAATGTTTGGTCTGTAAAAATATAATATGTCGTAAATGTTATTGGAGTTTTGAAAATCATAAATACAAACCGACACATGAAGCTGACATTGGACTTTTTGAATATTGTGGTTCGTTAGATGAATCTGGGTTAGTACAAGGATGTCCTGGTGAAGATTGTCCAATTATTTGCCCATTTTGCAGAACAAGAGATTATAAAATATTTTATGGAAACAAAATACCATATGAATTATTAAATGAAATAAAAAATAAAGTTATGAAATATGAAAATATATAAAAATATAAAGCAATTTTACTTACTATAACAATGACATCAAGGCGTGAAGAAGAATATCGACTCGAACTTGAAATAGAAAAATTAAAGCTGGAACTTGAAAAAAAGGACAATGTATCCGATGAAAAAATCAATATGTTGATAACAAAAATGGGAATCAACGCATTACATGAAAAAATAGACAACCTGGAAAAACAGAATCGCGAAATCCTTGAAAAGCTGGGCGCCACGACTGCCCCCAAAACCCTGACTGGATTCCAAGAACCTCTAGTAAACCTCGGCCCACGAGTCCAGCAAATCAACCCCGAGACAATGGAATTGATAAAGGTCTACGAATCCGCCTCTCAACTAATGTCCGAAAATCGCGTCATAAAACGCCCCAGCTTGACCAAAGCCGTCGCCGCCAACACGGTTTATTGTGGATTCCGTTGGATGTTTGTGGAGAGGGACCAGGACGCATTCAAAATCAACGCTGTCCAACCAACGAAACAAACTCGCGTCCAAAATCTCGGATACATTGCCAAGTTGACCGCCGATGAAACCGACATACTTAACGTCTATCTAGACCGTAAGACAGCTGCACTCATGAATGGATTTGAATCATCGGCTGCGCTGGACACACCTGTGAAAAACGGCACCATAGTCAAAGGCCACGTATACAAATTGTTCAGCGAATGCCAAGCCCGTACAAAATTTATCGAGAAATATGGCAAGGAACCAATACTCTACAAGAACGGGTTTGGCGTATTTGACGCGACAACAGGACAACTAATGCGCGAATATAGCTCTCGGTATGATTGTATTCGGTTTGAGAAAATCAGCGACAAAACAATCGCAAAGTCAATGGAGAAGAATGTCCCGTACAATGGCACGCTTTTCAAAAATATAGGACAAAAACTTCATTTCATATAAATCTTCACCGGTATAAACACCTCTACAAACTAAACCGGTCGGCACATTCTTCCAAACACATATCGTCCCATTCCATTCGTTGAATAGTCGCGGCTCCATCGCGTGTATATCCAATCCACACCCCTGCGTTTCCGCCTTCTTCGTGCCATTTATTTTTCACCCAGCATGATGGATACTTAGTCAAAAGTCCGGCCAACCAATTAAAATCGGGTGCCCAAGCAGACCACATATTCAACTCAATAGCACCGCGGCCTCTGCGATAAACATGGACGCGGTCCAAATACAAATCGGTTTCTCCCACCATAAATTCATTCCTTATAAGTCGGTCAATCTCTTCACGGTCGGCAGTAATAGTAATATGGTTCTCACAATCATTGGGCATTATAACCTAATATACTTCAAATATTTATATTGATATACAAAATACATAAACCCAGGTTTTCACTACTATTTATATGGAACTTGCCCAAGAATACAAAGAAAAATACCTCGAAATGTTAATTTACTTAGAGGACATAAAACAAATCATCGACGTCGAAACCGCGTTTGAAGGCAACAGTTTCTACCATCACCAAACATTCAAGGAATACCCCGAATTGTACAACAAACAACTCAATCTGTTTTGGTGTGGGAAACAGGCACGTGCCAAGATTTGCGAAATCGGGTTTAACGCAGGACACTCTGCGATGTTGATGCTGCTGTCATCAACCGCCACAACATTCACAATATTTGACATTGACCATCACAAATATACGCGGCCATGTCTAGAATATTTACAGTCGGCTTTCCGCAATGTTGCGTTCGAATATAACGCAGGAGACTCGACGCAAACTATGCCAAAATGGATAAACGACAATCCATCAGAACAATCAACATACGACCTTGTTCATGTAGATGGTGGACACAGCGAGTTTTGCGCATCCAATGACATGAAACACGCGGACCTTTTGCTGAAACCGGGTGGAATTATGGTGGTCGACGACACCGACGCACCGCAAATAAACGCACTTGTTGATGCCTACTTGGCTTCTAGAAAATACGAGGAAATGATTGTCTTGAAAACGTTTGGATATCCGCATCGCATCATACAAAAACGCTAATCCTGTGTAAAACAATAACCAACGTTGTTTATTGTTTTATTATATCCGTGCCTTAGGGTCGTTCCTTAGGGTCGTTCCTTAGGGTCGTTCCTTAGGGTCGTTCCTTAGGGTCGTTCCTTAGGGTCGTTCCTTAGGGTCGTTCCTTAGGGTCGTTCCTTAGGGTCGTTCCTTAGAATCCGGGGTCCCCCGTAAACACATTGGCAGCAGCTGGAATCGCCGTTTTCTCGGTAATCGCATCAATAAACCCGCCCACCGGTTTATTAAGTGTCATTACAGAAAATACCGCAACGCCACATGATAATGCAACAATGGCAGAATCGCGCATCAACTCTTTCATCGGCCGCATTTCTTTTTGAATAAACTTCATCTCGATAATCTTTACAACAATGTAAAAGACAGTAGTGGCCAAAACAATTGATACAATAGAATCCATTTCTAAATAAACTTATTTTTTAAACCATTTTTTTACGCAACCTCTTCGATGCCTAAATCTATATTGTCGCCGCCGCCTCCGGCGGCGGCGGCTCCGCTAAACATCGGATTCAAATCCATTGCGCCTAAATCCAAATCAACATCGTCGCTTATTTTGATTCGGTCATCATCATCATCCTCTTCTTCGGCACGTCGCTGATTATACCGCATCGTGCTAATATCATCTAGGCGTTCATCTGTTTTTGGCGCAACTATTTCTTCTACACGACCGTCATCATTGAGTGCCTGGTCAATATCATTGAATGACAATTTGGTAATCACTGGTTTGTCGTCAATATTAGTGATGGATGGAACCACGCTGGGTGGTTCGGTACTATCTTCGATTTTGGTAGATGCCTCCTTATCTTTAACGGCATCAGCGGTAGAACCACCTTCGGTAGCATCAGTGGTAGAACCTTCATTAGCATCAGCACCAGCACTAATAACCTCCTCTTCCTCTTGCTCAATAGAAACGTCTAAATATGCGCGAACAATCGTCTCAGTTGGAATGCTATCGCGAATTGTGCGCAAAATACACTCCTCTACAATTACCTCAAACTCGCGACTATTGCGCTGTTGTACAATCGCGGTAGCATACTTGTCGAACAAATATGCGTTTCGATACACTTTACTAGCAACGGTGATGTAAACTTTGTGTATAAAGTCATTCAACTTCGGGATAGAAATGTCGATTTTCTTCTGCCGAGTACCAACGCGAACACACGTCAATACTTTCAGTTGAATGATATGAACACACGTTATCAAATCTTCTAAATATCCGCATCCCGACTTTTCCACAATGCGTTTCTTTTCATCTTCAATAATATTCGAGTTCCATTTGGGCACACGGCACAAGAAATTCTGGAATGTCATCAAATATTTCTCCAGTTCATTAGTTTCCATACTGAGCTTCCACGATTCGGCAAAAATAGACCGCACCCCCTCCATTATGAGAGGCGTCAAAATAGCAACCAGTCGACTACACCATTCATTACGCGACTCGTTCAAGTTTGACAACACAAAATCATCCATTTATAAAAACGAAATATTTTTTAAATCCGCGTTTGAACGAAGATAGAGGAAGTCAAACAAATACAACATCAGCATTTTTTCAGAACGAAACTCGCCTTTTATTTTGTTGTAGCAAAATCGCAACTTTACAAGCCGAGCATTGTCGGCGATCGTCGCTAAAAACTCCAAAATATCCAAACAAGAAATACCATCTTCATAGAGGCGGTCAGCAATCTCAATAAATTGTTGATGAGTCCGCGTCTCCGTCGTGCCCATAATTTCGGCAATGCGCCGATTTGTACGTTCATGATGCTCATTGCCAAGGTCTCCATAAATAGCGTTGTTCTTAATAATATGTAGGCTTTGGTAAACGGGCACATCATTTGCCCCCCTCGCAATATTATTGTCCGGCACGTAGATTTCGCAAAATCGCGACAAAATGGGTTTTAGCAGCTTGTACTTGTTCTCGACCACAATAAAAAATCGCGTATTGTTGCTAAATAGTTCAATACACCGGCGTAAAGCAGACTGGGCATCAATCGTCAATTCATCGGCATTATAGAGGACAATGCTTTTGAACAAATTATTGTCATTACACTGGACGTTCGTTTTTGAAAAATGCTTAAGTTCTTCGCGGATGAACTTGATGCCTTTCCCATGGGCACAATTCACAAACATGACATAGGTTTTCACGCGTAAGCGGTCCCCATGGTAAATCCGGTAAATAAAATCACCGACGATGGTTCGTTTGCCGGACCCCGACGAACCGTGAAAAATAATATTGGGGATGCGTTTCGAGGCAATAAAATTGTCTAGTTTTTCAACAACAGATGATGCCATGATTTAGATAATTAGTGGGCGGTCTTTTATTTTCTTTTACTACAAATCAATCAATCAAGCAACTTCACAGTCCCCATTTGTTTGGTAAAAACATACCTCTCATGGTACATAGTTCTCCGGCGCAAATTACAATTCAGACATGCGATTTCCACATTGTCCGTATTGTGTCCACGCGTATTGTCAATTCGTTCAAGTGTCCATTGATTGGATTCGCGCACGTGTTCGTAGAATAGCATCGCCTGTTTTTGACAATAAAAACACAGCATTTTACGGTCGGACATCAAAGCAACCACATCGTCAAAGCGCACAAACTTGGATTCATCATATAAACCTTTCTTCATATCTTGTGATTTGTATCCCGAAATCTTGGCACAAACTTGGCGACGTAATTCTTGAAAAACGGGCGTTCCTGGGTTATCTTGAGTAGCAGTTGCTATACACTCCAATTGCGTATCATAATTTAAATATTTCGGGTCCAATTTCCATTCTTCCATGGTTTTGCGAATCGGTTTTTCTTTTTTCGCGACAGACACAATATCTGTCTTTAATACTTTAAATAAATCCACGACCTTGGTTTCCATATTCATAATGTATTGTAATAAAACAATATAAACATTTAACCATAATAATATAAAGAAACACCACTAAATTATGTTTAACGAAACCGATTCCATTAATGATGTATTTAAGAACGCTGTATCAGCAGCTGAAGTCCCGCCGCCAAAAGCAGATTCCACAATTCCACCCGACACAAAGATTATGAACAAATATAAAAATCACATGATTTCGGCGGCTGCATTAGAGGAAGACAAAGCCAATTCATCACTTACCCAAATTGATTTGCTCCTCGAACAAGAGAAAAAGGCGCTAAGTACAGAACCCTGGAATAAATTGGACAAACGCCTAAAAATCCAAAAATTACACGCGTATGCCGAAAAATATGGCCGCGAAAACGCCTTTTCACTAAAAGACGTGAAAGGACTCAAGCAATTTTTCAGCGAGTGTTTGGCAAAAGACAAGATGGCTAAAGTGCGCGATGTCGAGTATGACAAGACCCACGGCACAATTCAATCCATTCCTGGGCTCGTATTCAACCCGGCAACTCGCGCATTCACATTGAAGAACCTGGACAAGAAGATATCTACCCTGAAGTCAATGACACCAAAGAAAGTCGCCGTTGTGATAACAGAAGACGCATAACGCGACCCAACCATCCGTAAAATTGAATAAAAAAATATTAGAAAATAAACTATAACTATATAAAATGCATCACTTAACCGACCAAGAAATAATGGAACTCGAACTGGAAATATATTTATTTATTAGTGAGTATTTAGAGGCAAACTCAATTGAACATCACGACCCCCTATTTTACGACAAACTTGTTGGACTCGCAACCGACGAATATTTATCAATATGTGCTTGTATGGATATTTATGAAAACGCCGATGATTACGACGAAGCATATACCGAAATACGCAACAAAATCGGTATCCAAATGCGCGAATATTTGAATATGTTGTCTATTCCTCGGCGCCAGTATTTGAATCCGCGCCAAATCCATTATTCCAAGTGCGATGGAATCGACGCCAAAATAGCAAAGCTACGCTCGGCATACCAACCTGCCCAACGCACACCCGAATGGTACACTTTCCGCAACAACCTGGTGACGGCAAGTAATATATGGAAAATCTTTGGTTCAGACGCAAACTACAATAGTCTCATTTGTGAAAAATGCCGTCCCGATGTTCAAATACCGAGTATCGTTACTATACCAGCCGATGATGATGAAACGGCGGCATTTACTGAAGTAAAAAATGTGAACGTTGATTCGCCTCTACACTGGGGTGTCAAATACGAACCTCTTTCGGTCGCAATATATGAACATCGCAACAAATGTGTTGTCGGACAATTTGGATGTATCCAGCATCCGCGCATTGAGTGTGTCGGCGCATCACCTGACGGAATCGTAGTTTCACCCGAATCCGACGACTATGGCGTTATGTTGGAAATCAAGAATGTCGTAAACCGTGAAATAACGGGTGTTCCCTCTATGGCATACTGGATTCAAATGCAAGTCCAGATGGAAGTGTGCGATTTGGATGATTGTAACTTTATAGAAACACAATTCAAAGAGTATCCGGAGGCGGTAACGACAGCGGACGATGATGCCGAAACAAAATTCTATGCTGGGATACCAAATTATTTGTACAATGGAGTCATCCTCTATTTTGTGAAACGCGATTTCGTGGATAATTCGCCAAAATACGTGTATATGCCACTTGACACGCCTCTCACTAAACTAGCAATTGAAGCCTGGGTTTCGGAGAAAAAACGCGAACACGCAAACACCCATGTATTATTTCGTCGAATATACTGGTATTGTGACCGATTCTCATGCGTTCTGGTTAAACGAAACCGCGACTGGTTTTCCGCGGCGGAGCCGCGAATCCGAGACTTCTGGAGCGTAGTCGAGAAAGAACGTGCCGACGGATATAGCCACCGCCTCCCAAAAAAACGCGTGCCCAAACCTTGTGCCAGCGGGTGTATTATCAAAATGCTCGACGTATAACACCCATATAATATTCTTTAAAACAAATGATTTAGAAACTTGACATATACATAATCATTGTATATGTCAAATGATGAAATGCACGTAACAAAGCGCAGCGGCGCTATCGAGATTGTATCATTTGATAAGATTCTCCACCGTATCAAAACCATTGGAACAGAGGCCGGTGTGAAAATCAATTATACCTCTCTTGCGATGAAAATCATCGACCAACTTTACGACAAGATTTCCACAACTAAAATCGACGAACTAACTGCCGAACAATGCGCGGCGCTGTCTTCTACCCACTATGATTACGGGACCATTGCCTCTCATATTGTGGTATCAAACCACCACAAAAATACGGTCTCTGACTTTCGCGAAGTAGTTCGCGCCCTTTTTAACGCCGTCGATAAGAATGGCAACTTGTCGCCCCTTTTGTCTAAAGATCTCTATGATGTTGCGGAGACCCACGGCGATGCCATCAATGCCGCCATTGACTTCAAGCGCGACTATTTAATCGACTATTTTGGTTTCAAGACTCTGGAGAAGTCGTATTTGATGCGGTCGAACGGCGTCATCATCGAGAGACCCCAGCACATGTGGATGCGCGTTGCCATTGGTATTCATGGGTCCGACATTGCTGCTGCTATTGAAACATATCATCTGATGTCGCAGAAATATTTCACCCATGCTACGCCGACGCTTTTCAACGCGGGCACACCGAGACCACAGCTCAGTTCTTGTTATTTAATCGCGATGGAGGAAGACAGTATCGAAGGTATTTACAATACGCTGAAAGACTGCGCTCTCATCAGCAAATGGGCGGGAGGAATCGGGATGCATATCCACAATGTGCGCGCGACGGGCAGCCAGATTCGCGGGACCAATGGCACTAGCAATGGAATTGTGCCGATGTTGCGCGTGTTCAACAACACTGCGAAATATGTTGATCAATGTGTAACCCCAGAAACCTATATATATACAACACAAGGTCCGATTGAAATCCAAAATTGTATGTATGGCGAAACACAAGTATTCAATTTAACGGGTGGGGTAGAAACAATTCAAAACGTATTGGAACATCCATATGAAGGACAAATATACAATATTGAAACCATGCATTCCATTGACAATCTTAGAATCACGCCGGAGCATCCAGTGTATGCCTTGGTTGGACAGACGCGAGGTTTAAACTATGGAGTGATTGAAAACCGTTTGAACAAAAATATTTCCAAGTTTGAATGGGTAGATGCCAAAGACCTACAAAATGATGATATGCTGGTTTATAAAATCCCTAGTCACAGTACAGACATTGATGAAATAACCGCAGATGATTGTTATATGTATGGCGTGCTATTAGGAGATGGATGTTTGAGCAATGCCGACCAAAATGGGTATATATCACTCCATACTACAAATAAAAAATACATCTTAGATTTTGCGATTCAATATTTTGAAAATAAATGTATAAAATACAGAATAGATACAAATGAAAATACTACGCGAATAAATTGGCATAAGAGTCTAAATATGCCTTTTCGGTATAGTGATTTATACGATTCTAATAAAACCAAACGGGCTCACCATAAATGGTTGAACTTGCCAATTGAAAAATCCAAGTTTGTGTTAAAAGGGTTAATCGATACCGATGGATGTAAAAATCTGGAATTGATGTTTGACAGCACATCCCGGAATCTGATTGAAAGTGTTCGATTTCTTTGCTTGAAACTTGGAGTATTAACCAGTGGATACACTAGGGACAGAATCGGTGAAACACATGTGTCGGCAGCAGGAAATACAATAACCAACAAACAAATTGCTTGGTGTTTAAAAATACCGCAAACCCAAGCTATATGTGAATTGCTCGGCATTGACTATGATGACAAACAGTTTTTCAAGTTTTTCAGATACAATGACTTTTTATTAACTCGAATTAAAAGCATTACAGTTGAAGACTACTCTGGAACACTATACGACCTTCAAATGAAAACCCAACACGACTATATGATTCATAATTGTATTGTACATAATGGCGGCGGGCGCAGAAATGGTTCGTTCGCAATTTATTTGGAGCCATGGCACGCGGATATCGAAATGTTCCTCGAAATGCGCAAAAACCACGGCGACGAAGAATTAAAAGCGCGTGACCTCTTTTACGCGCTCTGGATTCCAGACCTATTTATGGAACGCGTGAAAGCGGATGGGACGTGGACTCTGATGTGCCCCAATGAATGCCCTGGGCTCGCCGATGTCTATGGACAAGCTTTCGTCGACCTTTACACCAAGTACGAACACGCGGGTAAAGGACGCGCCACTGTGAAGGCTCGCGAACTCTGGTTCAAGGTACTCGATGCCCAAATGGAGACGGGAACGCCGTATATTTGCTATAAAGACGCCGCCAACCGCAAATCCAACCAACAGAATGTAGGGACCATTAAGAGCAGCAATCTGTGTGTCGCGCCAGAAACCATTATATTGACAGACAAAGGTCATATAGAAATCCAGTTATTGGAAAACAAAAAGGTGAATGTATGGAACGGCGAAGAATACAGCGAAGTTGAAGTAAAAAAAACAGGTGAGAATCAAAAATTAATAGAGGTTCATACCGATGATGAATCCATATTAACTTGTACGCCTTATCATAAGTTTTATGTACAAACACAATATTCAAGGTCAAAAATCATTCAAATGGAAGCACAAAACCTCAAACCTGGGGACAAAATTATCAAGTGTGAATATCCCATTATTGATGGACCAAATACGATGTTGTACCCTTATACACACGGATTTTTTTGCGGGGATGGGACATATGGTAAAATAACTGGTCAAGACCCAGTAAAATGCGAGTATAAATCAATCGTCGGTCACTCTTTTTGTAAGCGCCATTTACTTTATGAAACAGAAAATAATACAACTAAAACCTACGAAGACAATGTCTATTGTAACGGAATCAGTTACGAAAAAAAACCCAAAATATTTTTATACGGAGAGAAGAAAGAACTATTAGATCATATGACGTATAGAACCGTATGTGAAAATAGTGGCAGACTGTCACTAGAATTGCCGATGGATATAGAAGAAAAGTTTTATGTACCATTGAATCACACATTAAAAGACAAAATGGACTGGTTTTCGGGTTATTGTGACGCAGATGGTTCAATTGCGAATAATGGAACAAATCAACAATTACAAGTAGGCTCAGTTAGTAAAGATTTTTTAATAAAAGTAAGATTAATGCTTCAGACGTGCGGCATAAACCCCAAGGTTAGAAGTAACAAAAAAGCGGGTACCAGTCTTTTACCAGATGGCAGGGGTGGTAAACGATTGTTTGAAACACAAGAACTATATCGACTATTAATAACATCGACTGATTTGCGTATATTGGTAAAAGCTGGGTTTTCACCAAATCGTTTAATTATTAATACTGAAAATATTATACAACGCGCGGCATCCCATTTTATAAAAATCAAAGAAATTGTTGACAACAACCGAATTGATGACACCTTTTGTTTTACAGAACCAAAGCGCAACATGGGTGTTTTCAATGGAATAATAACAGGTCAATGTAGTGAAATCATGGAGTACTCTGACGAGAACGAGACTGCCGTATGTAATCTGGCAAGCATCGCGCTCCCGACTTTTGTGGAAAACGGCGTGTTCAACTACGACAAATTGGTCGAAGTCGCCGGGGTCATTACACGAAACCTGAATCGCGTCATCGATATCAATTATTATCCCACGGAGAAGACCCGCGTCTCCAATATGCGCCACCGACCTATTGGAATTGGCGTCCAAGGATTGGCAGATGTATTCCTCATGATGAATATCGCATACCATAGCGACGAAGCCCGCGAACTGAATCGCCTGATTTTCGAGACGATTTACTATGGCGCCACAAAAGCCAGCGCGGACTTAGCCGTCGTCGATTGTCCCTATCCATCTTTCGCTGGTTCCCCCGCATCCAAGGGCGAGCTCCAGTTCGACCTGTGGAATGTGGAACCGACACCAGGTCGCTATGACTGGAGCACACTGAAAACCCAGATTCAAGCATCCGGAATGCGCAATTCGCTGCTTCTAGCCCCGATGCCCACGGCATCCACATCGCAAATCCTCGGATTCAATGAGTGTTTTGAGCCATTCACGAGCAATATTTATAGCCGACGCACAATGGCGGGGGAGTTTGTCCTTACCAACAAGTATTTGATGCGCGAATTGATTGCGCTGGGACTGTGGAATACAGAGCTCAAAAACAACATCATTGCGAACCAAGGCAGCATCCAGCACATCGAGAATCTACCGGCAGATATGAAACGACGATACAAGACGGTTTGGGAAATACCAATGCGTCATGTGATTGATATGGCAGCCGAACGCGGGGCGTTTATTTGCCAGAGCCAGAGCTTGAATCTGTGGATTGAAGACCCCACATACAATTCGCTGACGTCGATGCACTTTTATAGTTGGTCAAAGGGACTAAAAACAGGTATCTATTATTTGCGCAGGAGAGGCAAACACCGGGCCCAGCAATTCACGATTGAGCCGAAGAACGGGGAGTGCGAATTGTGCTCGGCTTAATAAAATATCGCAGTGATTGCCCATAAATTAATCATTGAACACCAATAACTCCCCCATATATTTGTTTCTTTAAACTTATAAAGCGAATATAAAAGTGTTAGTATTGGTATCACTATCATAAAATATTTTCGTCGGTCTTTTAACAACCATAATGGGTATCCAAGAAAGAGAAAATACGCAATGAATATTGTCCAATATTTTATATCTGACATTTTAAATAACCAACTCCATTTTAAATGACACTCATTTTTACAATTTGGGTTTACCGTTATTTTAAATGAATCATATTCATTCCAAACTTTATATACAACATAAAAAAAGTATAATATGTTCACAATGACAGCGTTTAAATAAAAACTCTGGTCGGTACTTTTGTATAGATACCAATAAATCATAAGTATTTGTGACCCAATCAGAACCCTGGACAATATTGCGGCAAACTTATTTAAACTTGGAATAGAATTGTCTATGCTATACCACGCAATAGCATCTGCTCCCTGCATCAATCCAACGACAAATATATAAACGGCAAACAATCGGTCATTTGAGTCATTCCGAATGTATAAATACGTTGAACATAATGTTGAAAATATAAATGTCCCCAACGAAACATCAAAAGACCAACACATCTATATTATAATAAAGTATAATTACAAAGGCGTTATAAAAATAATATATGCGCGACTCATATATTATTTACACAATTGCCGCAAATTATTGGTGCGTATTGTCATAAATGTATGATTTATCCTTGGAATCTTTATTGTCAGCTACCAAATACTTGGTAATATTTACGTATAAAATACATTAAAAAATAGTAAGTGTGAATTGTACTTGAAACAAGGTATTTACCGAATATGACTCCCAATGTAATAACCGACCATATTTACACCAATATCAAGAATCGAGTTTTTATCGGTTTCATTCCAATAACGCTCCGGCACTGGCCAATAAGTTTTTACCAAGTGATACGCGGTTTTATCATAAACAATGAATCGTTCAAACAATTCCCACAATATTCCTAAAAAGAATGCCAAATAGTATTTATTGGGATACGCGTATCCAATACCAATCCATAACAGAATGTGATTGAGTGTAAATAAATCAACCGTTTTTCTTGGCTCTTTGTTATCGGTTGTACCAGCACCCAAAATTGAGTCAAACTTGAGCATTGTAGGATTCAATAGATGTAATTTGGCTATCATTATACTATAACAAAACATCTGTATGCCAAGCAAATGCTTGGCATAAGCATTTTATAAACAATATATGTGTTCGCACATATATTGTCGGATACATGTTCTATGACTATATTTATGTAAAATACATTTAGAAATACAGTGTCATATTAAATATCCTCTATTTTCTTTGTAATGGACTCGCTTCAGCACACCGACTCCGCTATAACCGACTCCGCTATAGACCTCTTCGCACCACCTAAATCCACCCTTACCTACGTCTCTTGTTTTGTCAATATCAATTGTAAAGAGCCCCACAAAACCCACCAATGGCGCATGGACAACTTCATCTATATTGCCAAAATGGGTGTACCCATCATCATCTACGTAGATGTCGAAATCCGTGAAGCGTATGCCGCAACGTGGCCCCTTTATCCCAACGTTTTGCTGCGCGACGTGAACTACACCACATCATGGACCTACATAGTATGCGAAAAATACAAGACCCGTCTTCCCGCCGTTCGCAACGAAATCAAAGACTCATTCCTCTTTCTTTGCTTGATGAATATGAAAATCGAGTTTGTCGCCAATGCCGTCAATGAAAATCCATTCAACACGGGCCATTTTGCCTGGTTAGACTTCAATCTTGCCCATATATTTACAAACAAGGTGGCAACATGTAATTACATGAAAATGATGTCAACGTGCTATTGGCAACCACGCTTCATTGCCAACCCCGGATGCTGGGAAAAAGGCCAAGGAATCGACAATGTAGTGGACGCCATCAACTGGCGATTCTGCGGCGGATTCATGGTGGGTGATGGCAAATCATTCTCGGATTTATTCGACATGTATCTGGAACATTTCACCCCCTTTATGCACAAATACCGCACCATCACATGGGAAGTTAACTTCTGGACATGGCTCGAGAACAACACGGATTGGAATATCACATGGTACAAAGCCGACCACAATGACTCCATTGTCCGTGTTCCATCGCATCTATTTTCGCGATGTTTGACAAACCCTGTGACGCGATATGCTCTTCCCGAGAAATCCGGGTTCTACCCTTCATCGACCGCCTATATCAAAACATACAATGGAGACCATGTCATCAATATCCGCTATGTGAATTACCGACTTGATGACTGTGGCCGATATATAATCAACCATCCGCAAGGACATCTGGAAACGCTGAATCTGAGAGCATACTTGACACCGGATTTACAATCCATTGTAGGTGAGCCGGAGTTCATGTGGGAGGGGATGCTGGGTCTACCCATATATGACCGGTCAATAATGGGACTCGAAGATGTGCGTCTGTTTTACACAAACGTGTTTCACAGCTCTATAAAATACGTTGCAACAAATCGTTCGCATTCGGTATCTAACAAAATCCGCATCATTATGGGTGATTACTCCGCATCCATGGCAATGTTTGAATCGGGTAAAGTACTCGAACCGCCGACGGATACGTGGTGTGAGAAAAATTGGATACCAATACCGACTCGCACAGGAAACCAACGATTCATTTACCGATGGGCGCCATTTGAAATCGGCGAATTGGATGACCATGGACAATTGAAAATCCAGTTATCGGTTCCAGTTGAACACATGTTGTTTCAGAAAGTGCGCGGGTCAACACCGCCAGTATGGAGTGAAAAACACGGCTGTTATTTGTGTGTGGTACATTTTTGCGAACATATTCATGGAGCAAAGACGTTGGCATACTACCATGTCCTGGTAAAGTTGAGAGCCAGCGATTTCTTACCGATAGAATGGTCGGATGTGTTTCATTTCACAAAAGTGGGAATCCAGTATTGTATAGGGTTTACAATAATGGACGACGGGAAAATGGCGTTTTGGTTCTCGGAACATGATGGCAATCCGGGACTAATTATTTGTTAGGGCGGGCATTTTTTATAGAATTTGTTGCTGTGGTTTTTCCAGTTCCGAGGCTTTGTTGTGCTCCTTGTGTTGGTTGTATTGACTGATATAGCGCATTTGCTATTTGGTCATTGGACATGTCTTCTATATTAATATTTTGAAGAGATTCAGCATTGGTTTGTATTTTTGTCATTATTTGTCCTTTTATAGTATTAGATTCTGTTTGGATTTGACTATTTAAATTGTTATTTTTGGTTTCCAATTCTTTTTTCTTTGTTCTAGCAGTTAAAAGTTGGTAATTAAATCCGTTTATTGCATTTGTATGTTGGTTAACATTTCCAACAAGTCTTGAAATATTGTTACTTAATATTTTGATTTTTTCTTCATCTTCCTTTTTTTTTTTTTTTATATCATTCAGTCTTTTTAATTCCGCTTGAGCGTTAGAAAGGGCATCTTGTGCATCCTTAATTCTTGTGTCGTTATTGTCTTTTTCTTTAGTTAAATAAGCAATATTATTATTATTATTATCAATTTGTGTATTATTATCTGAAATAAGTTTTAATTTATCTTTAATTGTTTTACTCGGAAAAATAAATGAATCGTCATTAAGCACGGCTTCTATTTTATCAAGTTTTTCTTTACGTGTCTTTTCTTCTTCGGCCAAACGTTTCGCCTCAATTATTGAGAGTTGTATTTTCTCCTCTGCAACTATACGTGCTTTCTGTAATTCAGCAGCCAAAATATCTTCTTGTCTCTTCTTTTCGGCTTCTATCTCTTCTTGTCTCTTCTTTTCGGCTTCTATCTCTTCTTGTCTCTTCTTTTCGGCTTCTATCTCTTCTTGTCTCTTCTTTTGGACTTCTATCTCTTCTTGTCTCTTCTTTTCGACTTCTATCTCTTCTTGTCTCCTCTTCTCTTCTTCTATCTCTTCTTGTCTTCTCTTCTCTTCTTCAGTCCCAACCACCAATGCCAATATTCCCATTATTTTTCTTTTTATGCGTTCTTCTTCCTTTCTTCGGCGTTCTTCTTCAAACCCAACCACCAATGCCAACATCGCCATTCTTTCTCTTTTTATGCGTTCTTCTTCCTTTCTTCGGCGTTCTTCTTCAGACCCAACCACTAATGCCAACATCGCCATTCTTTCTCTTTTTATGCGTTCTTCTTCTCTTCTTCGGCGTTCTTCTTCAGAGCCAACCACCAATGCCAACATGGCCATTCTTTCTCTTTTTATGCGTTCTTCTTCTCTTCTTCGGCGTTCTTCTTCTGATCCAACCACCAATGCCAACATGGCTATTCTTTCTCTTTTTATGCGTTCTTCTTCTCTTCTTCGGCGTTCTTCTTCAGAGCCAACCACCAATGCCAATATGGCCATTCTTTCTCTTTTTATGCGTTCTTCTTCTCTTCTTCGGCGTTCTTCTTCTAACCCCAGTACTAATGGCAACACATACAATTTTTCACTTTCTTTACGTTCTTTACGTTCTTCTTCCGCTTTTTCTTTATGATACATATATTTAATAAATGCCTCTCTATCCAATAAAAGTACAACTTGCGGTTCTTTCATTTCAGGATAAAACTCTACTCTACCATCTGGGAGCTTGCGACCAACCAGCAAAAACGGAACTCCTAATTCAGGTGTTATTTTTGTATTAAATTGATAGTTTTCTGGATAATATGGCTTTTCAGATGAGGGATTTGTTAATTCAATCATTTTGTCCAACCACGCTCTCATTGTAGTAGTTTGGGCAAACATAGGAGTTAACTTATCTTTTAACTCATCTACTTCTTCTTCCCCTTCTTCCTCTACTTCTTCTTCCCCTTCTTCCTCTACTTCCTCTTCTTCTCCCTCTTCTTCTTCCTCTTCTCCCTCTTTCTCTCCTATATTTTTCTTTTTTATAGTATCAATTACCGCATTAGTATATTCGTCGCTAAATATATTTTTAGTCAAGTCAATAGTTCCCATTTTTATATCATTTCCAATTACGTTACGCCGAGTCAAATACCGAAATGTATTATAGCCGCCAATTTCTTTAGTAAAATTCCAAAAAAACCTCAGTTTTGCTTTATTATCTTCCATCGTCCAATCTCTCAAATGAAAATATTGTAAATTGGGGTCAAATATACATACCGCCAAAAACCAGACGTTATTATAATAATAACGTGTAAAATTAAATTGGTCTGGCCCAATTATTTTACAAATATCAGTTTCTGGCATAAAATACACATTTCCTTCATCGTAGGCTTTTCGAATATCGGTGATACGACGACCAATCTTTGGATTAATCTTTCTAGCAGAATTATAGGCATCAACCGTCTTGGTTCCAACAATTTTAGCACCCTCAACCGTCTTGGTTCCGACAATTTTGGCACCCTTAGAAATACTATCAGTGAGAGGTTTAAAAATTTCTTTTATAACTTTCTTTCTGGCGTTAGCTCCTCCTGACTTTTTTCCATAAAACACATCATCTGCATCCGCATGATGGTCTATATAGGCAAATTGTTCAAACTGGTCCGGACTACATTTTAGTAATTCAGATGCGTTTATATTAGCAACACTATCATACAAGGCACTATATTTATCACGTAATTCAATATACTTTTTATTACTTTTATCATGATAAAGATTCTCCAATTCGGCTTGAAACTGACGATATGTCATACATGGAATATTTTCTTCAATATTTTCTTTGGTTATTTCCCTATTCATAATATTATATTATACGCCTATAACATTATGTAAATATACATACACACAGTATTTATTTAAACATCGGGCGCTGACCACGATGAACTACCATCGGGTCGGGCATATATGCCGTCTGCGATTCAAACAAGTTCAACGACGGCAACTTCTTGAAATCCGGTTCAATCGGGGCTTCTCGGAACACCATATTGCCGGTGCCATGGCCACGCAGCAACGACTCAATATCACACGCATTATTTGCTAAATCAAATGGTGTCATCGACGCACCAATCAAGCCATTTCCTGGTAACATTGTCTTAGATGCTCGGCCAAAAAGGTTTCCCGGATTGCTGTAATAATCATAGAATCGCGCATTAAAATGTTGTTCCATCTCATAATCTCCGCGGCTGGTCTTTTTACGTGTATTGGATTCGGTAACGTGAGTTATTTTCTTTTCTTTCTGTTTTTGTTTTTGTTCAGCCATCGTGCAAAAATATACACATTCACGAGAAAAGTTTGGCGTGTAATGCCGCGTATGTGGGATGCTTATCACTAAATTGATCTGGGTGACCCATATATGCGCAAAACATGGGGTGAAAGAGAGGGAGGTTATCATAAGCGAGAAGAATACAGAGACCGGTTTGGGGGTCTTCTGACAACATGAATCCCGCGGCTTTCAAATAGAGGATTTGGAACAGGGGATGGTCCCGTGTTTTTGCGTAAATCCAGTTTAGGGCGACAGTCAGGGCGACATCGTCGCAGTCTTGTTCGTCTTGGGTCAAAGAGTCTAGGTCCGTCGAAGAAGTCGGATTAGATTCCATTTTCAAGATGGATCTGAGAACTTGGCGATAAGTTATGTCGTCGTAGTATACGATGGTTTTTATGGAAAAATTGTAGGGTGAAGTTGTCATTGCTAAATAAATATAATGTGTGCGTTATATTTATGTGGATTTATTAGATAATATGGAGATTAGTGGATGCTGAACCCAGAGTGGATGCTGAACTCAGACAATTTACTGATTGTTGTTATGGTTCTTGTGGTTCTTCCTCTTCTTACTCTGGCGTCTCTTGCGAGAACCTCCTAGAAAAACTTTTGTTTCCGGATCAATACCGGTAAGATCAACAATTTTTATCTTAGACTCTTGTAATTTTTTGTATTCGGTTGTTACTGCATCAACATCAGCTTTTGCCACGGCATTCCATAAACCCGATAATGTTACAAGATGGGCACGTAACGCTGCCATTCTTACATACTCTTTATTAGTGTCAGCGTTCCATTTATTTAAATCGATTTTATCAAAACTTACTACATCTATTGCGGATGACATCTTCTTATACAATTACCCCCGAAAAAAACACTTAGTACCCACTACCACTAGGCAAATGTGTCGCCTTCGTCGCTGACCTGGTGGCCGACCCTCCTCTCGTCCATCCATCCAACGCCGCCTCTTGTACTAAATACTTCGGGTTCGTAATGGTCTCCTTAATACTATCCAAGAGAGGATACATCTGGTTATTCATAAACGACTGCTCCGTAATAGTCGACACACTCTTCTTATTACTCACCAAATCCCCCTGCATCAACTGGGATTCCAACGCGGTGTCGCAAGACCCTCTTCCTAAATAAGGCACGGCAACAAATGGCCGGGTTTGTAGCGACAGCTTCTCCAGAGACCGCGCGTTCTCCTTTAAGATGCTGAACTTGCTATCTACATCCACAGTAGAGGCAGTCACGCCAGAAATGCTACCCGAGCTGAACATAAATCCAGGCTGCGCCGTGGCAAAATTGATATGGTCATCGCTCCTGGATTCGCTAAAATAGTTGCTCATCATATAATTATTGAACTTCGAGTTCATCACAGTTTGCTGGGATTTATCGGTACCGTCATTGCGAATCCTCTCATTACTATGAAAAACATACGAGTGTAAAGATGCCATATTCTGCTATATATACCGCTAACAAAAAATCACACCGAGACAAAACTATGACCAAGGCACGACCCAAGGCACGACCCAAGGCACGACCAAAAACGTCGTGTATTCGAAAGAACCAAGTTAATAGTTGTTATACCTGGCAACACCCTTGGCACATGCGAAAGCATTGCCCTCTTTACACGACACCATCCCACCATAACAGAATTCCGAAAACGACTGCTGGTCATTCGGTATAGTAGTGCTCGCAGTCGAATTAAAAGGCCGCAACGACTGTTCAAACACGTATTCATCGCCTAAATCCTTGAACAACTTCTCGGTAATATCGGGCTGGTCGGGGTTGGCATTGCGCACAAATTGCTTTGCCTGTTCAACAATATCCGCCGCAACATTGGAATTGCCGCTGGGCGGCGCCGGTTTGCGCTTGGGATTGTAGATGTAATCCGTGGGCAAAACATTGCCAAAAGGATTACCGGCATCCGGGCGCTGGAACACTTCCACCGGTTTATCCACCTTGTAAAGCATCTGCGCCGGTGTGGTAGCATCAAAATTACGTTGAGCACCGAACCCCTCCTTTTTCTGCTTAATCTCATCTTTCTCGGCGCTCTTATGTTTGAAAAGCAAATACACGAAGAAAACCGACACAGCACCTACCAGTAAAATATGCGTGCTCTTGGTATAGAGGAAGGTCATAATCGTGAGCAATACGAGCATGCGCGACACAGCATTCAACTTCTGCTCAAACGACATATCCTCGGTCGGAAATAGCTCAAATAAATACTCGGAGTTCAGCAAAATATTGGGATTGTTGCTCCAAAAAGGCACCACCGTGGCAATCGGTTCTTTACCACTGCTTGAACAAGTGTCTGACGACGTCGACATCTCTTCCGGTAATATTTTTATTTCTAAACTATCTTCGCCGCCTTTGAATGGAGTTTCATTTAATGTGCTCATTATATAATAATGTCTATAAACGATTATTCACAATAGAGCATTACACACAATAACTTGGTTTGGTTCATATGTAATGAGAGGCATCCTTATGTGCTTCATGCGACATGTGGTGAAACACGCGCTGCCCATAATCATCATAACTACTGAGTCCATCCTCTATGGCCAACATCGGATAAACTATTGCGCGGCGGCCTTCCTTAGTGATTGTCCAATCCGCGCTAAATTGCCGATGTCCCGCGGGATTCGCCAAGAACCGGTCAGCATAGTCGTCGCCATATAATATGAGTATCCGGGTCGCCTGTTCGCGCGACAACATATACATTTGTGTACCCCAAATATCGCCATAGTCATAGTATCGGTATTGTGTCGCATGGCCCGTGGCAACATCTACATAACAACTCTGCCCCAATTTGGCATATCCGCCATTATCCTCTCCCAATACCGGATGTGTGATTAAATATCCCAGCAACAGTGTGTCTAGACCAAGCTGGGTAAAGTCGTCGACCACATGTTCGAGTCTGGCACCAAAATCCACGTCAATCAAGATGTCGTCTTCGCAAAATACGGCGCAACCAACATCCGGTCCAGTTTCTTCTAAATATGCCCGAATCATATCGAGATGCCCTATCATACAAGACCAGCATTTCGCAGTATGGGCACTTAGCCCCCGCCCGGCAATGCGCGGGTCCGACGACGAAACGCCCGGAAACATTCTTGCGCAAACACGGGTCCTGTCCCATTTCGCAGTCATTGCGTCAAACCGCGTATTATTCGCATAATTGAGACAGTAAACAGGACATCGGTCAGTCATAATAATAATGTTGTAGCCTCTATTGTTAATATGGTTTTCGCATATTAACAACTTATTTGGACAAGGGACTAATCCGCTGAAAAATACTGTAGTTCATTCCATAGGCCGCAATAATAGATACAATCGTGGAAACATGGTAGAGTTCATGAAACCCAATAATATCGGGGTCAAACGGCGTATACTCTTTCACAAATCCAAGAACACCCACAATTTGCGCGATTCCACAAGTCCAAAATGAATACCACTCGAATCCGGTGAGCAATTTGTAATAATGGTAGAACGTCGGCACCTGGGAAAATGGCACCGACATCATCCTAAATAAGGACGGCGGACCGTACATTGTCCCATACAAGTTCCACGCCGTTAACCCCGTGATAATTGCGCAAAACGACCACCCAAGCCATCGCGGCAAAACCAGGAGCAACAATGGGTAAAAGATGCTCATCGTAAACACAATAAGTACCAGATGGTCTAGGCGATTAATCGCGATTTCCCATGGAACAGACCATTCTACAATGTGATAGAGAGCCGATACAAGAACCGTTAGAAACCCCATACAAACGCAAAACATGGCTAAATAAAACACGAATGGTTCAGCCTCTCGGGTCAATTGATAAAACCGCCAGAACAAAAGGGGGAACATGAACAACCCGGCCAAGTGAAAATAGCCGCGGCACACGGGTTTTGGCGCACCCTCACAATAGAGGAGGCAGTTATTGAACATACGACCGTCGTTTTTGGGAGGGTCTGCGTCATATACAACATTGTTGGCGATATAGCTGGGCTCAATATGCCTAAACCACGACTCCATTCATATAATAAATGGAGTCGGATAAGTCCGCATTTTAACGATGATATTTGCCCACACGCGCAAACGAATCCACCACAAAAATAACAAATATGCCTAAAAACGAATACAGAATGAGTTCTTCGGTGATATTGCTGGTTTTTTCCAGCTTCAGGTCTTCCAGAATATTGGTAATATTATTGAGCTTTTGAAGAATCACGCCATTCGGTTCATTGGTGGACTTCTGCGAATAATACGGTTTTCCTAAAATACCACCGGATTCATAGCTTTTGGTATAACTGCTCAACGAATCCAGTGTAATGTCATTTGGTTGAGCGGCGGTAGCCGCGGCCGCACGACGCAATGTATCAGATTCAAACCCCTCCTTGGGCAACAAATCGGCTAAATTATCCATGAACGATTTGGATTTGGCGGGACCCGGAGCCACCGGTCTGAAGTCGGCGAGCCCATTTCCGGAATCAATGGGGTCGGCCGTGATGCGATTGAGCATATCATTTACGGCGGTGCTTCGTTCATCATTGGTTTCAATAGTCATTTTGAGTTGGTCGGAAATGTCTTCTTGTTCTTCTAAATCTGCCGCCAACGAAGACGACGACGCGGACTCTTCTGGCAAAGGCTGCTGGGACCGCTGTGTCCGCCGTTTGCCAATAGAGGGGGTGCGTTTTTGAGTATTACAACCTTTCCAAGGAGATGCGGTATTTAGTAAAGACATATCTATCTATATTTTCAATAGTTATATATATACCGAACATACCGAAAGAATGGATCCAAAAATGACAATAAAAAATATGATGAATAATGTGGGTAAATATTTTGAAGATGATTCGATAGTAATGCAGTTTATACCTATTATTCTAGTGCTAGTGTATGCTTCTTACAAGCCATGGTTTGTCAATGCTACTCACACTGTTTTAGGAAAAGTGATAGCAATATTACTGATTATTTACTATACATCGATTGACTACGTATATGGAACATTGTGTTGTGTCATTGTGATTGCCTTTTACCAGATGAACGAAATAGAGGGATTCGTGGAAGGAGCTAAGGGGAAGAAGAGGAAGAAAGGGAAGAAGAGGAAGGGGAAGACCACAAAAGCCTCCGCTTCAAACACAGCCGCAAAACCACCAGCTTCAAACACAGATGCTAAAGCCACGGCTTCTGACCAAGCTAAGCCGGAAGAGATAGAAGAAGAAATAGTCGATGAAGAAGAAACCGTCGAAGAGTTTTCAAACCAAGTAGCTTCTTTCTCGTCCGCCCGCGACACATTTATCCGCGATAAATGCCTCAATGGTGTCCTCATGCACAAAGGCTTCCCCGTAAAATCCGAAATGGCCGACCACGTATATTCCGAAATACAATTCAACACCCCCGCACGTTGTAATCCGTGCGACCAAACATGCGACTACAGCATTGTAGAGGCTAAAATCGACACAGAAACCGAGTTGTGCCCGCGTTCATCCAACAATTTGTTTGATATGGTAAAAGACATCTTCTACCCCAAGCGATGTAGTTGGAAAGAACCCGCGGCATTCCAAGCCCCCGTCCAGCATAAATAATATTCGCATATGGTATAATGTCCAAAACCAAGAAACCAGTAGAAGCCGGCTGGACAGGACTCATACACGAGAAATTAATGAATATCAACGACAGCAAAATATTCGCCGGGCTGATGATAATAACACTCAATATTGCGTCCAAGTTCGCCACATTAAAACTGGGCAAAACCGCGGAAATGTATTTGAAATATACATTTAGCAAACAAATCCTGGTATTTGCGATTGCGTGGATGGGGACCCGCGATATTTATATTGCGCTCACCCTGACCATCATTTTTATCATTCTGTTTGATTTCTTGTTGAATGATGAAAGCAGTTTCTGTATATTGCCTCAGGATTTCAAAGAATTCTACGATAATATGGATGCCGTTATTTCACAAGAAGACTACATTAAGGCGAAAACAACAGTTGACAAATATGTAGAGCAAAAAGAGAACATGGCATCTTATGCCAACAAATCCAAATCCGTGGCGGATGTGTCATCGAGCAATTTTAAACCTTTGCACTTTTAAAACGCCGATTATATAGCCAGAAATCGCTACCCGAAGGGAGGCGATTTCTCGGATATAAAAGGTGTTTTTATCAGTCGCAAAGTGACAGTTACCTAAGCTCATTCAAAGATGCCGACCTAAAGGTCGGCATTTAAAATGAGCAAAGGTGTATATGAAGCAATAAACCCAAGTAATATTGTGTATAACAAAATATTACTATAATATAATAGGATGACAACCATCGATGGATATGATTTGGATACATTGAATATTATGATATATAACAACATTGACCCCAAAAAACCAATTGAATTGGACGCCAAAATGTTCATGTTTGACACGCCGATTAAAAGCGACAATGGGAAAATGTGGCTTTGTACCAATATCAGATACAGCGAAGAAATATTGATGACGAAAACGCACTTTGAATGTGTCCAGACGTTTTTTGACCAGACATTGTTTTTGAAATATGTTAAAGAATCATCTGTGAAAAAACCGAATAATACCCCAGCCGAAGTAGGTAAAATTAAGGATGATGTAAAGTGGTCGGATAGTGAAAAAAATAGTAACAAGCTTGGAAAATGTAGTTCAAAGCACGATTGTTTTATGAAAGAAAATATGCTTCTAGCATTAAAATATTGTTTTACCATAACGTTTCCAGTAAATAATCCGCCATTTTCATACAGCCAAGGCCCCAAAAGCAGTATTACAATTGGCAGTTTTATAAATAGTTGGTTCAACTCGGATAAATATGCTAATTACACGCATATGAAAGTAGAAGGCAAGGAAGCAACAATCATTGGATGTCAATGGATAGATACTATTAAATATCATCCGGTGTATCAAAAGGTGAATAAGAGCATCAAACAATACTTGGTGAAGGTGAAAGGACCGTTGGTAAAGTTGTTGGAGCAGGTGATTGAATTAATGGATGAAAAAAAAGAGGGTAGTGGTAATTATTACAAAATAATGTTTGCTTATTTTCGTTCATGGAAAACTGACGATAAAAATAAAATGCGTAATTCAAGTTACTTAAAATATTTAAATAGTGTTTATAAGAGTTTGCATAATGAAGAAAATATTGAGGATTGGCCGTCACCCGAAACTATTCTTAAACAATATTTTGTAAATATTAAAAACGAATTAGATAATTCAACAGAACCAAATAAACTAAATATTTTATTTATGTTAATATATTTTTTTTACTATATAATAGTTATTACTAATACTGAAATTTTAATTGACAAGGAAACACTTACAATAGAAAAGTGTCTTACCCAATACAATAAAGAATTAAAACAAAAATTAGACCTAATATTGCTACTCTGTTGCGTATGTAGCAAAGATGGTTATAACCAGTTTGTAAGAGAACTCGGAATTAACCAAGTGACATTACAAAAATACGATTTCCATAAACCTCTGATTACTGCATTTGAAGCAATCACTATACCAAACCGCGAATCAACCAACAAAGACATTCGAGACCTATTTGATTTAACTGGATACGAGATACCTGGATTATACAACGTTTATCAGGAAGACGGATTCTTTAATATCATGAATAGAGAAGACAAGTCAAACGACCCCTTTATCGGGTTCGACAGAATTAATTTGAGTGCCGATAAGAAGAAAGCACCTCATTTCGAAATATATTTGGCAATAGAGTTTGCGGGCGGGCTCGTAACCGATACAAATAGAAGTGCCGTTAGTTGTTTGTTTGAAAACAATCGTCTTGGCAATATGTTACAACGATTAATCAAGAGCGAACAAAAAAGCACGGATATATTGGAATTGCGCGAATACATTGATTTGACAAAACTTATTCAAAAGACCGAGAAAGACATAAAAGTCAAGGCCGCAAAAGAGGCAAAGGAGGCAAAGGAAGCAAAAGCTGTAAGTCAGGCAAAGGAGGCCAAAGACGCAAAAGAAGTATCCGTTAATAATGCTGCGCCAAATAAAGATAATTTGCTACAAACAGAATTGGACAAATTGCCGGGTGTCACTGCCGATATACAAAAAAAAATTGTAGAAAAATTAAACAAAGAAATACCTGCGGTAAAAGAATTGGCAGATACCATTTCAAAATACAACAAAGAAGGCGCACCTTATAAACCCGCATATGACAAGATATTGACCAAGGCAAAGAGCGATGTTCAATCATTGATACAAAATGCTAAGTACGATATTGATAACAATCCATACCAAACTCAGGATGAAAAAAATAACGTTACAAATAATTTATTAGATTATAAAAAAATAAAAGAACTCATTGTCCAACTAATTGACCAAACATTCTTTGAAAAAGACAAAGAGAGGGCAAAGAAGTTTCCAGAGGAGAAACCAACGCCAGCGGTAGCACCAGCACCAAAGGTAATAAAAGGCGGTTCCTACAAAACACGGCGCCGCCGCCGCCAACGTCGCCGTTACAGAAAAACGCGACGGATATAATAAAAAAAATATTGTATGTCTATATTTTGAGTATATAGACATATTAGTGGACCAAACACGTTAGTGGACCAAACACGTTAGTGAACTGGTATTTTCAAGAAAAACAATCCACAAACAATGAGTCCAATACCAATATATTGATTTGTATCAGTAAACCTCTCCCCCAAAATGAGATATGCCACAATGTATTCAATTAGCGCCGAGATGCCATCCCAAGATGCTTTTACCACAATAATTGAATTGCCACGTAATGACTGGACCAAGAAAAATACGACGCCAATGTATCCGAGAATACCATATCCAAGATTGCTCAGCCCTCCATTATCCGCATACCTTTTCAACGCAAAATCACCAAATATTTCGGAAATAGAGAGAAGACTAACAGCTTGAAGCAACATAGTATATTTAATATTGCGATCCTAAAACATAATCAACTAAGCTTTCGCAACTTTAAATGAGAGACCAACTTCACCAATCACATTTTCCCATATCCCCGAGATTTTCAAGATGGCCAAACTTTCACCCGAGCATGACTCACACACATCATATTTTGTCTGAATATATTCGGACAACTTGGCACTTATGACATTTCCTTTTATTCCACGATATTCTAAATAGCCTCTCAACATATCCAGTTCAATTGACTGAAACTTCTCAAAACTCGCACTCGAAATAACTGGTTTTGCGCTGTTTTCAAACTGCTGTATAGGAATGTCTAAATAAACTCCGTACATTACCATGAAATCGTCACAATAATTCACTTTTGTAAATAACCCATCAAACATCATATTTGGCTTGGTTTCCAAATAATTGACACTATTTTTGCTAAAGTTATCTGATTTAATAAGAATATTCATTGTTCAAATATATAGATACAATCAACAGTAAAAATAAGTTTATACTAATTTGCTAAATAGTATAAATTGTGGGTGTGTAAACTGCTTACGCAATTCGGTGTGCTTAAGCAATTCTGAGTCCACCGGCCAAGCCTGTGCCGATGGCAAGACCCGCGCCCTGTCTGGATGAAGCACCCATAGAGGGGACAAATGTGTCCAAAACGGCAAGAGTAGCCGCGGCGGTCAAAGCAATGACGACAACCTCCTCAACATCGAGGGATTTCTTGGGGATAACGTAAGCGGCTAAAGCTACGATGATACCTTCAATAATGTATTTGATGGCGCGTTTAACAAGCTCGTTGAAGTTCATTTTTATATATAGTTATATAACAAAAAAACGCGTAAATATGATTAATATCTAAAAATACTTAAACGGGTTGCCAATAATAGCATATATCACTAAATGTCCGGCTTCCAAAAAAAAACGCTAGATAACGGAAAAGAAAATCCTAAATATGTTGACTTGTGCGAAGAGGATGCCACCATCCCATCCCAGAAATTTGTATGTATTTCGTTCATTTCCCCCGAAAAGATTTTGAAGCAGCGTGAACAATATGTCTTTGAAAAGTTCGTCCAACAATGGGAGTTTAGTAAGTCAATTGAGAAGTTTGGTGATTTTATCAACTTCTTGTCATTTAAGTACAAGATTAAGATTGATGACGTCATGGTGGATATGAAGGAATACGTTGAGGAGGAGAAAAAGAAGCTAAAGTCTTATTCTATCACCGACGACTTCAACAATTTCATGGACAAGAATGAGGACCGAATCACCAATGAGTTTAATGCTAAACACGAGTTCCACACATCAGTTCGCGGAATCAAGGTGCGTGGGTCTTATAGTAGTCAGGCGGAGGCCGAGTTGCGTGCCAAGAAGTTGCGCGAGACTGACCCTAATCACGACATCTTTGTAGGGCCTGTTGGTATCTGGATGCCCTGGGACCCTGATGCCTACAAGACTGGGCGCGTGGAGTTCATGGAAGATGAGTTGAACCAGCTCCACCACGAGAAGATGAAGAATGAGGAGAAGGCAAAGCAGGAGTTTGACCAGCGCGTGCGAGATGCGAAGCGCAAGGCTATTGAGGAGAACGTCAAGAAAGCGCGTGAATCGGGCAACAAGCTTACCCAGACCTTGTCAGATAGTGGTGAGTTAGTTGGTGTCAACAAGACGGTCAATTTTGATGAGCGTGAGGTGGCGGATGTTAAGCCATTTAGTGGCGGCAAGAGCGAAGTGATCGCTGAGCCCGCAAATGATATGGACCGGGTTGATTAAATAAAGGAAACCTACGGTTTCCTTTTAATCCTTCCCTTATAATCCCATACAAAGGAAACTTAGGTGTTCATCGAAGCTTATGCCTTATGATCCCATACTAAGAGATTTTGTCAAAGAGACCAATCCTACAAAAAATTGATATTGTATCCAATACAATACCAAAAGTAATAATATAAACAACACCCTATTTGCTATAATCAAATGTCATCTCTCATGAACAGCCCCGTGAAGATAGAAACCGCGGATTTGCCGCATATATTCAAGTTGTCGCGCCGCTGTCGATTTAGACCCAGCAATACTCTCTGGGCAATCGAATATGTATGTAACTTCGAGTTCCGCGTCCGCAATTATAGCGAGCTGTGCTCACTCTTGGAAACGATGCGGTATTGGATGTTTGATAATACGCCGACCACCTATTTCGACGCAATATTTAGTAAGAAACATCTTATCAAACAACTAATGGAAGAAAATACGCGAGACATTGCCCTAAGATTTCCCAACTTCCGGCCTCTCTTTGAAACGAGTATATTAGTGGACGCCGGGACCGCCGAAGAAAAACACCGTGTTGCGATTGAAAATGGATACTTTGGATTGGCGGAGTATTTATGCCAGAGCGCCGGGTAATTGTGCCAGAGGAAAATCTATTTACTTTATTTGTTTAATAAAGTTCCAAACGTCTCGTTTATTTGTTTGTGTTTCATCAAAAAAATGCATTGTTCCAAATATAAGACTTTTTGTGACAGCAGTTAAATAATGAATATTTAAACCATTTTCCTGACATTTTTGTATAAAATATTGTTTTATTATTTGAATATATTCTTTGTTTAACTCGCAATTATTTAAAACCAAATCGTAGCCAAGAATACTTTGGTATAATTTTCCATAATCATAATAAATATCCCCGTTTGTGGTTAACGTATCATATACTATCCCTTTCATATCAATACACTTATATTCATCATTGTATAACAATAAAATGTTAGAAAACCAAAAATCTCCATGTATTACCCCCGCAAGCTTTGCGTCATAATGGCTGTTTAAATCTGAAATAATACCAGCCAATACTTGTTCAGCATCTTCAAATGGATAATCAATTGGATTAAAACGATTTGCCAATTTATCAATATAATTTTGTTTTATTTTTTCATCTGTAATAAGTATTGGGGTATTTTTATCGCAATGAAATCGATGTAATATATTAAATAAATCATCAATTATTTTTTCAGTAATTAACTGGTTTTTATACAAGAAAAACAAAGGTATACCCGATATATATTCAGTCATTATTTGAACATTGTCATTGATTTTGTTATAATTTATCATTTTTGGAAAGAACGAAACAACTGATTGTGGAATATTTTGGTAAAAGTATAATTCGCCCTTCATGAATCTTTCCGGACCAACCTTTGTAATAATGCCATCTTTCAATGTAATCGTATTGTATTTATTATTTGCCATTTTATTTGGTATAAATCCATTGTTATTTACAAACAATCCAAACCACGATATATTATTTATATATGGATTTATCGCACGATCATCGATATAAATATCGGCAATTGGTTTTCCAAATATGAGTTCATCATATGGAATACCAAATTGTTCTAATGTATTGATTGTAGTTATAGCAATGTCTTTGATAACTTTGCCCACATTTCCTCCATGTGTCAGCATTCTTCGGGCAGTGTAAATTATGATTTCGTGCCCTTCGTTTTTTAATTGTCTCAACATGTTGATTGTATTTGTAATTGGTTTTACAGAGGAATAATCATTTGGTATTGTAGGATAAGTAACAAGAGTATTATCCAAGTCAAAGCAGACTCGCAATTGTTTCTTGTGTAGGATTGTGTTATTTGTCATTATTTCGGTTACTGAACCAATATGGGTAGTTTTTTTTATTAAAATTGGCGCTATGTTTTGTTTTTGTTCTATTTTATATTTGTATAACTGTGAAAAATAAAACTCGTTCTTGGTCTTGTTGTTTGATTTTATTATATAAAGCGCGTCTTGTAAAAAACTATTCTTATTTTTAAAACCATATATTCCGCAACAATAATTGTCCGATATTTTTACCTTTTCTTCAATTTTCACAATATTTGGTCCTTCAATTGTAATAAATGAAAAACTGGTTTTGTCTGTGGTATCAATACTATAACCGATAAAGTCGGTATTCTGTTTGGTTAATTCAGTCAATGAGTGTATGTTGTCATTGTCAATAAAAACAATGTTTTCACTATTTGGGATATTGAATTGTTTGATTCCGATATATGCAGTTTCGATTGCACCGCGAGTCAAATAATCGACCTGAGCAAAATGGATGGTTCGCGTTTTAAACTTGTTTATTATTATTTCTCTGAAATTGTATGTATCTAAAAAAACATTGTATATTATATAAATATTATTTGACGGGATATTTTCAATGATATATTCAATCATGTGTTTTCCATTTATGTAATTCAATGGTTTTGGTAAAGAATATCCGCCACATCGATTGCCGATTCCGCCACATAATAAAATATAGTTCATAATATACTATTATATTATAATATATTTTTAATAGTTAATACAAATATTTACTATATCAAAATAATATTAATTTTGTCATTAATACTCTTTAACATGTTTATAATGTTTATTTTTCGTGGATGATTTACAATTATATTAACATCAGCGCATAGTAACAACTTTTCATATGGATATACCATTATTTCTGTTGTACCAAACCATTTATTTTGTTTTAGTTTATCCATGTCAATTACACCAATTATATTTTCCTTGTTTTCAATTAATGAATATGTTATTATTGAAAACATTCCGCAAGTAGCTAAAAATGTATTTTTAGGAATTATTATTTTTTTCAATAATAAGTTTACTGAAAACAGATGTCGTGTATTATCGATATGTCTTTCAATTATGTATTTTTCCGGTGTTAATACAAAATGAAAAAAGAAACATGGAAATGATAGTTCTTTTGTATTATAAATAATGCTATCATTCAATTTATAGTTACATAATCCAAAAATATACTCAATGTCATTTTGATTATATAGAAATGTATGTTGTTCAGTAATATGAAATTGATATTTATCATCCATTGAAGGTATTGCAATAAATATATTTTGTACACAATTTTTTAAACAATTACTAATAAATTTTTTAGGATCATATAAATGTTCAAATACATGTGACATAATAATGCTGGTATCGGAAGAAAAAATATATGTTTCACAATTCCCTTCTATGTATTTAACATCATCTCTACGCGTTGCTTGTTACAAACTATAATCAAATACTGTATAATCTTTATAATAATGAATTAAATGTTTTCCCAGACAAAAACTGCTACTTCCAACTTCTGTTATTTTATTATTTGTATCAGTATCTAAATTATCAATTATAAACTTTGTAAAGGCTATATTATGTTGTATCCATAAATAAGTATAATTAAGTGGTTGAAAATAGTTTTTATCATATAAAATTTCTGGGTCTGCCAGCTTCATCAGCTGTACAGAATAACAATTTTCGCAATATCCATATTCAATTTCCCATGAATTATTTATAGTTCCAATAGGAACACATTGATATATTGGATAATCAAACTTTGAAAAAGAATTTAACAATGAATTAATACATAAAATACATTGTTAAATTCTAAATGTTTCCATATATTATATTATGAAATATAATAATTTTTTATTTATTGTATTTAGCGTAATACTAATAATTTGTTGTTTAGTTTATTCAAACCTGATAATTGAAAGTTTTAATTCATCAAATAATAAAACATTAATATGTGTTTGTTCAAAATCTCCTAATGCGCATTTATATAATTGTATAAATTCCCTATATAAAATACAAATTAAAAATAGTATAGATTATGATATTTGTATAATAGATTCACATAGCAATGATTTTACAAATTATAAAAAAATTAGTAAAAAATTTCCAAATGTAAAAATACATTATATAAAAAATATAAATTATGAGTACGGAGCATGGAAATATGCTATCCAGACATATCCAGACTATAAAAATTATTTTTGTATTCAAGATTCAATTATTATTAAAAAACACATTGATTTAAATAAAAAAAATATATATATATTTAAAAATGATTCTGGATTTAATAGTCACATTGATATAAAAGAAATTGGAATAAATATTTTAAAAAAATGCAGTATAAAATATGATGATATTATTGATACAAATTTTACCATTGCGACTCATTGTTCATTTATTATTGATAATAAAAATATGAATAATTTATTTAATACTTTAATTATACCGCCAACTAATAAAGAAGAAAGTTGTGCTTATGAAAGAATATTTGGTATTTATTTCATTAAAAATAATTTAATAACGCATGATATGAATTTGTATTTTAAAAAAATACACGGTAATCGTGTATAATTTACCAATATGTTTTATAATAATTAAGTAAACTAGTTATAATAATGTAATTAATTCTGTAAATCTATTAAATTTTGTAAATATGGATATTTTTTTAATAAATTATTTTTATCTGTAACATCTAAATGAATCCAGAATTTATGAATGCCAAATGGATTATTATTGTATATACCCTCAACTGAAAAATCGCGTGCTTCTTCTAAAGTAGGAAGCTTAAGATTAATTACTTTTCGTATATTGTCTTTATATCCATTAAAAAACCGGTCTTCCGCAATGTATTTACCAAAATAATTATTACTCAATGCTAATTTATCTATTGCCAATTTTTTATATTTAAGCATTTTTAACATTTTACTCTTTTTTCTTAATGACAATCCACCATTACCAACACATGTAGATTTATCAATTAATAATCCGTCAGCTTCTTTCCAAGGTGCTCCTACATAATCATATTTTAAAAATTTGTATATTTTATTTTTATTTTTTGGTAAAATCATACTGTCTGTTTGAAATACTAAAAATGTTTCAGTTGGAATATACTCGTAAAAATTTTTGTGATAAAACATTGTAGAATAATGTTTTATAGTAAAATTATCATTATCAACATTTAAATTAATTAGTGTTGTTTTATTTTTATATTTTGCCAATGAATTGTTCATTATATTTTCAACAAATTTTTTATTAGTAATGCTATGAAAAATAATAAATTCCCAATCATCATTCAAATTTTCCATAAAATTGGTTAATACAAACTCAAGGGCTTTATGTTCTCTTGGCTCGACAATTAATGCTGTATATTTTTTATTAGTTGTTATTTTTTGAGTTGGTTTATCAATAATAAACTCTACAATTTCTTTATTATTTTTAAATCCTTCATTTTTAAATACAATTTTATTAATAATATATTTTAATATATATAAAACTACAACAATTACCACATAATTTATATCCACTATTACATACCATATAACTAATACAAACCATATTACATTTTCAATACAATTTGAATATTTAAATTGTAACTTGTAATTTAAAATAATTAATATTATACAAATAATTATTGGCACTATTTTATAATTCATATATATTATCATTTTATATTTAAATTTTCTTCCAGATGTTGCAATTAAAATATGAAATGATAGATTTTTATCAGTGTTGTTAAAGCCTTCAAATAAATCTATATTAATTTGTATAGATAAACATATTGGTAATATTGGTTATATTATAAACAATAATATATTTAGTTGTCGTGTATATTATTTATTAAATAAATAATATATTTATAAAGGTATGTATAATTTGGTATAAGCATTCCACTGAAATGATAGATCAAAAGATATAAGCCCGCTTCGTGGGCTGAACACCACGAATTCCCAAAAAGGGGTCAAATAAACATATCAAAAGGAGGGGGCAAAAGGCATAAGCCCGCTTCGCGTATGCCTTTGCTTAAACCGTCGGCACAAACTCCCAGTCCAGCGACTCACACACCTTCTTCCACACCATATCCTGCTCCAACTGTTTCTCGCGGTCCTTCATCATCGGAATATATGGCAAATACTGCGTCTGGTCCAGCAGCACACACAACTGGAATAGTGTATATGTACAGTTGAAGAAATTGGTCCTATGTGCCGGGCAATGGACCGCCCACGGCTCCTGAATCTCTATAAAGAGGATACACAACGTGTCCTGAAGTTCGTCACTCATTACCGGCGGCTTAATGCCTAAAATGGAATTAATATACTGAATGTGTTCAAAATACCGGTTAAATCCCAACTTCTTCAGTATTTCGCGCATCTTCTCATAGTTGATTTCCGTTGTCAAGTCTTGAATACGTTCCTTCTTAATACGCCCGCGAATGGCCTCTATCACATGCGCCGGGATTTGCGTCGTCTCCTTTGCCTGAAACTGCGACAATATTTCCTTGAAATGGTTCAAGCGCACATATGCGTTATAAGTCACCTCGTTCGGCGGTTCCTTGTATATCGGCTTCTCATTGTCCACAATATATTGGACGTAGACCCCGCATTTTGTATTATTACAGATGAGAATCCCCTCTTCATCTTGGGGGATAAGTTCACCAGTTCGGCAACTCTGGCACACATCCGTGCTCACATTATAATCGCTAGTATTACAATATTCGCGATTGACGTTCTTCCAGTAGTTGTGGTATTTCTGTCGCGATGCCTGGCTTAGTGCGGTTGATGCCTCTTCCGGCGTCTGTTTCACCTTGAAGAACGAGTTTAGCACATTTTTCCCGCTACTCTCTCCCGTAGAAATCTTCTTCTTTTCCTCAAAATAATTGAATATGTATGGAACATTTTCGAGCAAGTATTTGTTTTTGAGAGACTTCATTTTTTTCAGTTGTTCGCCAATATCGCGCACTCGGTCCAGAATCTCCATCCTGGTGTCGATATCATCATCAGACAGCTCAGTTAAGCGCGCCCGAAGTTCGGCGCGTTCTGCCTCTAGTTGCGGTATTTGCGTGGTTTCAACGGAATGGAAGTTGTCCAAGAGTTGCGAATGTTTTTCATCAATAGTTATGTTGGATGGCAATGATTTCTTTTTTTTGATGCTATGATTTGGCATCTGTCTTTTTATATTTAGACGATTATTTATTTATATAGTTATGGCGGCTTAAATACTTCTTTCTTTAGGTCGAATGCTTCTTTAGATGGTCGTCATCAACACCTCTATTAACCATAATATATTTATACATAATATAATGTCATTGGCAGCTACGTTACGAAAAACCGCATCCAAAGTAGGAACATTTGCGAATAATATGGTTCCATCCGGGTCATCATTTGACACATTAAACAACAAATGGATTCTCTATTTTATTCTTTTTGTCAGTATTGTCGATTTGTTCAACTTTTTCAAGATAGGAGATATAACTGCTATCGCAATTTTTATTATTGTTGGATTCTTAACAACTTATTTTAGCAAAAATATGCTAGTAATTCTGGTTATTTCCATTGCTGTTACACATATTGCGAGGTATGGGAATGCCTCTCTTGAGGGCATGGAAGGCGAAGCAGGTGAAGCAGATGATGATGATGATGAAGATGATGAAGGCATGAAAGGCGAAGCACAGGGCGAAGAGGAGGAGGAGGAGGAGGAGGAAGAGGAAGGTCTACAGAATCCAGAACCTGCTCTGAGCAAAATAACTCAATCACTTGATACCATCAAAAAAGTCCATCCGGATGAAATTGCGGAGCAGACACAGACCCTTATTGACCAAACCAAGAAGGTTCGGGAAAATATGGCAATGTTAGAACCATATTTGAAACAGGCCGCCGACGCAACTAAGCCATTACAGGCGGAGGGGTTCTGCGATTACGCATCTGCCTACAAGAAATAAAACGTGTTCTTGTATTATATTATTCGAGCTATAATATAATATACTAGCACAATGGAAGAAACCTGGCTGGTCATAATATCACTATTTGCAATAATAATTTTAACACTCATGTACGAGCCACCTCCAATAAGAGAGGGGTTAGACATAGGAAAAGAGATAACAAAATCATTTGAAAAACCTATCAAAGATGTTAAAAAAGCGACCACCAAAGAGTTCAACAAAGCCAAGAAGGCGACAACCAAAGAGTTCAACAAAGCCAAAAAAGAAACCACCAAAGGACTCAATGTTGTCAAGAAAGGCGCCGAAAAGCTTGGAAAAGATATTACAAAAGGATTTGACGATATTTTTAGCGAGGTCACAAACATTTTCAATTATATTGTGTGCGGCTTCAACAAAATCAAAACACTTCCAGACTGCTTTTTCTGGTATTTTCTGGATATGATTTACGGAATATTTTACTTATTCTACGCAATGTTGGCAAGCGCAATTCCGCCTCTCAAAGATGGTGCCAAGATGTTGGGGAAGGGAATTAAAATGGCAGACGAACTAGTTCATGACATGACTGGGATACATATTAATCGATATCCCAAAGATGTTATGAACAAATGTTATTTATGTAAAGTCCCCAAAAAGAAAAAACGCAAGAAATAAAGCAAATGTAGCGACTAATATCAGTAATTACTATAATGGCAAAGAAATGTTTACCGGGTGTTATTTGTATTGAAAATATGACACTGTTTATGCTATTTTTTATCGCAGTGGTACTCGTGTATATATTTCACAGAAACGTTGTGGAAAAGCCGGCAACTAGTGAAAAGTCGGGTCCTACTATTGTTGTTTTGGACAAATATTTAGGCGAAAGTCGCAATAGCGTCCTTTCACCGCCAGAGAATCATATGTTTGAACCGGATTTAGTCGGAACTTTTCCTGAGGTACGACAAGATGTACATGTGCGTCCGAACATCAACATTGCCACTCGCGGAACAAACCAAAGTTATAGCCAGATTGGAATCTTGACTCGCCCCGGCATCAATGCGGAAACGCTGATTCTGCCTCTCATGGGTCGTCGTCTTGATTCTGGTCGCAACAAGATGCAATACTATACCATATCCAATACGGGCAATATGAACACCAAACTGCCTGTTAGTAAAGATGGTCGCAGTTGTACGGGCGAATATGGTTGCGATGAAATATTCAATGGAGATACAGTTTATGTCGAAGGCTATGCTGACACGTTTAAGGCGACAATTTATGAGAATAGTAGATACAATTATATTCCGAACATAATGTAATATTATGGCGGAGGTAGAAGCAAATAATAAAATACTCGCATTAATTTTAGCATCATTGAATAGAAAGGATGACCTTAAAGACAAACTATGGTATTTACCAAATGGTATTTTTAACAGACTAAAATCAATACAACAAAAATCGTTAGATAAATCTGAGCAAATTAAAAATGATGAGGAGCAAAAAGAAAAAGCCATAAAGGAGTATGTTAAAGATACGGGCAATTATTCAGATATGTTTTGTGTTGGTGATGATGCTGATAAAAACTGTATTATTGAAGAAAAAGAAGAAGAAGATGAAGAAGATGAAGATGATGAAGATGACTTATTTTACACAAATCAATAATATATACAAATAATATAAATATCAATGTCAACATGTGTACAATCAACAATTGATGTAAAGGCAGATAAACGTTATGAGAGAGAAGTTGCGGGAAATATTGCTATTTCTGTTGGTGTAGGAATGATAATTTTATTTGTAACAATTTGTGCTTTACATTATATTTCAACTCCAACTGCTATTTCAACTGGTATCAGTTTTGAAAACAACACAAAACTTTTTGATTTTAAGGGTCATATGGCGTATGCAGTTGTAATGAGTATATTTTTTTTTATATCATTCTCATGTTTTATTGGTTATGGAGGCCGACTTGGTAAAGGACCAACAAAAAAAAAAGACACAGTCGTATCTTGGTTATTGGCAGCAGCTATCATATTTTTACTAATATCAGCTACCATGTTGTGGTTCAAAGTATATGTATATACCAAATCATAAATTGTTTCATAATCTTTTATAAAAATTATGAAAAGAATGACATTCTAGGTTGCCTAATATCTTACACGTAAGAGTTCTTTAGTGCGCTTTTACATCATCAACGAGGCATTGTGAACATTCTCCGCAACCGGTTTATATTCACTTGACACATAGCTAATCAAACTACTCTGTCCAATCGGCGCCATTTGGGCGACCATCTCCTCCTCCAATGTAGCAGGGGAGACAGGGTTCATCTCTGCCAACTCCGCGTCTTTCTTGGCCTGCGTGGGCACATATGTCATCATCGGCACACGGTTATTCATACGAGCACTGCGTCTAACAACCTCATATGCAACATATAGTCCTATTACTCCCAAAATGGGGTTATAGTGCATAAACAAAAAGAGGGCAAGAAGCAAAACAACGACCATACCAATAGGACTGTCAATGTAAGATGCTATTGTTTCGGGCATTTCAATATCAGATGCCAAATAAATAATAAAAAGTACAAGAATGGCAATATCTACTTTTGTCATAGTTCGAACTTGTGATGATAGATCCATTGTAGTTATGTATATTATATAGTAGGTTTTTTTGAGCATAGTAATTTTGTAAATATATTAGAAACAAGATGGCATAGTATAGTAGTATCTAGAATGAAACCCAATTATTTTACACAATCGGCGAGACCTTATGCGCAACAATCGAATGTAAGTCCATTTGCTCAAGCATATCTAAGTTCGCCGAAACAACCTTTGGCTAAGCAACCTTTGGCTAAGCCACCGTTGGCTAAGCCTATAAAAGTCTCGCAAACAAAGCCACAATTGGCGAAGCCATCATCATTCTCAAAAAAGAAGGTCGTCTCCCCAGTAGAAATGCCTAAAACCGCAAATACATATCTCGGCCCCAAGGGCTACACCATCTACAAATCCGACCTAACTGATGCCCAAATCCAATATGTGAAAGATGCTCTCACAGTAAAGCCCGTCACGCCCGGCATAACACTCGCGGCAACAACCACTTTCCCCGCCTATCGCGAATCCCCGCAAAAACTCTATGTGCCTCGATGTTTTGGAATCACCCATTTCGGACCTCCAAAATCAACCAAAATCCCATCTGGCGACAACATCGACGTCCCATTCGTCGGTACGCTCCGTGATTATCAGCAAGAAGTAGTTGCCGCATACGTAAAAGCCGTCGCCGACCCAGTCGCGTGTAGTGGCGGGCTCGTGAATCTCCCATGCGGATACGGCAAAACCACAGTTTCGCTAAATATCGTATCCACGATGAAGAAAAAGACCCTCATCATTGTCCACAAAGAATTCTTGCTCAATCAATGGGTCGAACGTATCCAGCAATATTTGCCCACGGCCCGCATCGGTCGTATCCAAGGCCAAATCATCGACGTGGATGGCAAAGACGTGGTCATCGGGATGCTCCAGAGTCTATCGATGAAAGACTACGACGATGCCGTTTTCGCCTCATTCGGTCTCATTTTAATCGACGAAGTCCATCACATCGGCTCCGAGGTGTTCTCGTGCGCGCTGTTCAAAATCGTCCCCCAATATACGCTCGGTCTCTCGGCAACGATGGACCGCAAAGATGGCACAACATTCGTGTTCAAGATGTTCCTCGGCGATATTGTCTACAAGATTGCGGAGAAGAAACAGCGCCATGTACAGGTTCGCGCTATCCAGTTTCAAGGAGGCAACGCCGACCCCGTATTCGCACGCGTAGAATACGATTTTCGCGGCAACCCCGCATATAGCACAATGATATCGAAGTTGTGCGAATATACGCCCAGGTCAGAGTTCATTATTCGCGTTATCCAAGATATGTTTGCGGAAAACGGTGAACAACAAATCATGGTAATTGCTCATAACAAGAATGTGTTGAAATATATCCACGATGCCATAGAGGCGCGCGACATCGCTTCAGTGGGATACTATGTTGGTGGGATGAAAGAGTCGGCACTCAAAGAGACGGAGGGTAAACAAGTGGTAATTGCGACCTATGCGATGGCGGCGGAGGCGCTGGATATCAAGACACTGTGTACATTGATAATGGTGACACCAAAAACGGATATTGAGCAATCCGTGGGGCGAATCCTGCGCTCAGACCATGAGATGCCAGTGGTGGTAGATATTGTGGATAGCCACGAGCCGTTTCAGAAACAGTGGGCTAAGCGCCGGGCGTTTTACAAGAAGGAGAATTACCGAATATACAAAGCTGCGTCATCGGCATATGTGCCGCCGATAAGTGATTCAATGCCTCCATGTTGGGAGCTGGTATATGAGCCGAAAGTAAAGACCACATCGACGGTGTCCGCGTCAGCAGAAGAAGAAGAAGATGATGTTGCCGAAGACGAAGACAAACCAACCGGCAACTGCCTAATTAGTTTGGAAGCAACCGAATAACCTTGTTTCTACGTTTTTGCGACTTTCTAAGAAACATCTTGTTTCGAGTTCTGCCATATTTACAATATTGCCTCTGTGAAAACCCTTTTGGGTCTCGGCAGTTGATGCTTTTCTTGTACTTATTGCTCCATTTTCGCCTCGTTTCCATTATTATATATTGTAAAATATATAATAACGATGGACCCATTACACAAACGATATTTGTTATTTTTATTTGGGTGTATTGGTACGCGGTCATTATTCGCACTTACCGCAAAAATGATAAGTCTGGAATACTTGCCGGTCCTCGGTTATGTAGCCATAATCCCGTTAATTGGATTCCTCTATATATTCGCAACTGGTTCCAGAAAAACCGGAATCGAAGTTGGCGGTGAAAGAATCTGGTGGAATTGGTTGAGACCAGTTCACGCACTAATGTATTCTTTATTTGCGTACAATGCTATATCTGGAAATAGGAACGCATGGCATTATCTTGCGGCCGATGTGGTTATCGGACTTGTCGCTTTTTTGACCCATCATTGGTATCATTTATTTCCGCATGAGTCGGTTCACCAAATAGACCGCAAGTAATCCTACGAGCCCCCATGCTATATAATTTGTAGTATAGTCGCATGAATAATTGACAATAGAAATGACTCCTAGAACAATGACAAAGAATACCGCCATTATCGGCAAAAGGTTTGGCCGCGATCGAACAGATGATGCGGAATAAAAAACTTTAACCAAATAGATGCCTCCGATGATTGCCGCGACTTGGGCTGGGTCACAAAGATTTGACAATATATCCATTATATATTAATAATCCCATTATTTCTTCCATCTGAACAACATGTAGAACGCGGGTATTAACACGAGTATCCACGCAACATAATTTGTAGTAGAGTCACACGAATAATTGACAATGGTTGTCCAACCGATTATCAAAATAATAGCCAAAATGAATATTTTCAGGCGAACCATGAGAGGCCTCTCTTTTTTGGGGAAAATCGAAATCAATACAAGATCGATGGTCGCAAGAATTACAAATAATTGTGCTGGGTCGCAAAGGGTTGATAGGAAATCCATAATAATATATATTTGGTTGGTATATATTATTTGTTAGAGCTAAGAAGTGAAAATATATTTGAACGAATTGGTCTTGAATCCATTGAACGCGGAACTGGACGCGGCCGTATACGCCCCAAAGTCCTCGACATAAACCCATTCGCCGATGGCTAAATCGGGCAACATGGCATTTTCACAAATGAGGTCAATGCTGTCGCAAGTAGGCCCAAAAATCGTGCTCATATACTGCCCGCCGTCCCTCTCATTGAATGGCAAAATAGTTGGTACATTGTGGTCAAAATAAATACAATTGAACGAGCCGTAGACACCGTCGTTCAAATAATAAATGATGCGCTTGCCTGAAGGGTCTGTAGGACCCGAAGGCGAAGCCGCGTTATCCAAAGCTTTATCCGTAGGCGAAGTCGTAGGTTCATACAATATTTTCTTCCCAATGACATTCAGAACCAAAATATGCGACTTTTGGGCAAAATATCGCCCCGGTTCAGCGATAAACTGGACATCCGGCATATCTCCAAAGAAATCGCAAATCCCGTCTCTCACTCGCGTCGCAATGTCTTCAAACCGGATAGTCCTATCCACACCCGGAAACCCGCCCCCGATATCAATTGTATTAATATGAAACCCTATTTCTTGTGCTGTCTTGGTCGCGCTTCGACAATCCCGAATGGCCTTGTAAAAATTCTCCGCAGATGAACATCCACTCCCCACATGAAAACTGAACCCCACAATATCCAGTTTCAGCGTCTTGGCTATCCGCAAAATCTCGTCGACCTGCTCCAATCGGCATCCAAACTTCTTGTTGAATTTACACAAACTCTTGCTGTCATCCACCGCCAACCTCAAAATCAATTTGGCATACGGGTGATATAGCTTGATTTTGTAGAGCTCCTCTTCGCAATCAAAGGTCATCAAGTCCACGTCGTTGGCTCGCGCATACCGGATTTGCGACGACATTTTACACGGATTCGCAAAAATAATTCGGCTGGGGTCTGCCGTAATCTCGATGATAGTCTTGATTTCATTCTCTGAGGCGCAATCAAAATTACACCCGAGGGTTGCGAGTGCCTCTAATATTACTGGATTTGGATTGCATTTCACGGCATAATGGGGTTTTACATTTGGCAAAAGCGCAGTCCATTTATTGTATGCCTTGGTGATTTCACCCAAATCGATGATGAAGAACGCATGGTCGCTCTGGTTGTCCTCCAAATAATCGTTAATGATGTCGTAGGTTTCATAATCACTGCCATAGAATTTGACGTTGTTTTTCTGGAAAAATGCGTTTCCGAGCAATTGATCGGCCGCGCCAACGCGGTTGTACTTTGTGGGCGGGTATTCCATATCAGGGATTCCACAAAAAATGCTTATATTGTTTTGCGCAAATAATAATGGGCATAATATATATCGGTGATGAATTAAAACATAGCACCCCTTCGGGGGTGCGATTTTATACCGGTGAAGATTTAAAATGGGACACCCCGTCGGGGTGTCATTTCAAATCGTTACCGATACCGCTCCCTTGGAGAATTAAAAACGTGCCGTTTTAATTATCCAATAGTGTAAATCCAAACATATTGAGAAAATAATAATGACTAAAATTGCGCCCATGGTAATCAGAAAATATTTGCGATACATTATTCTGTTGGCAAGACCGATATCAATATTAGTAGCCAATTCCAAATCGCGGGACATAATGACAATATAATGCCACCTCTATAAATTGTTTATTGTGAAATGGTTAATGTTTTATACCGGTGAAGATGGTGTAAATATTCAAAATAGGTTAAGATACAACACTTTGAACCTCACGTCTGCAAATAGGACAATTGCTGTGACTTTTCAACAAAGATTCACAACAAGATTTGCACATACAAAGATGCCCACATGGGACGAGAATCTCGGTGGAGTTTTCAACCATACAAACAACACATTCGGAGATTTCATAGATTCTAAGACTGGTCATATCCAGTTTTGTAACAATTTTCATATTTGTAGTTTTGATTTGGTAGAATGCCTGCGTATTTGGACGTGAAACCAAGACAATATCATCGGGTCCAATTTCGTAAAAATACCCGTCTTGACGAACATCTTTGGGAAATTTGCAGTTCAAATTATTGTTGTAAACATTTGTATATACTTTGCCTTCGGTATCCGTGAAACTGAAGAATTTGATTCTTAGTTTACTTTTTTCCTTTACACATTGAAGAGTTACCTTTGACATTTTTATCATAATTTGCTATTATTTTTTTTGAAAATAAACGCAAAGTTACACCCGATAAAAAGAAAAATGATACGATTTTTGTATCATTTTTATATTTATGTGTTTTACAAACGCACCCATAGGGTGCGCTTGAAAAATTGCTTACTGCGGAAACATCAGTTTCCGCGGTAAGGTGTTGTTTTATTCTCTTACCCCATTGGGGTAAGAATCAAAAAATTGATTCTTTTCAAACACTTAAACACAATTACACAAAACAAACTATCTACATCTTTATAAAATGGACATTACTAAACAAGACAAACTCACTAAATACGAATGGGAATCTATTGAACGCCCCGTGACAGAAGACGAACAAAAAATCCTGAATCTCATTAGTGTCGGATACAAAGACGTGTCTCAGCGCTACAACCACAACCTCTCACTTTTCAGCTACGCCAAAATGGAAAAAACAGCAACAATCGAAAACTACCTCTACACCAAGTTCTTCAAATCTGAAATTGACACACTCACCGCACTAATTCGCACAATACCTGGCGCACCTGCTTCACTCACCGCGTTCAAGGTCGACGAAATCAACATCAAAAAACTCAAGTCCGCCGACCTCATTCGCCTAGAAAACATGAATACAACTATCGAAATCAATCGCGAAAACATGATCGAGTACGTGTATATCAAGTTCCTAACCAAAATGTTCCAGTTGTTTGCGAAAGACGACACCGGCTACGCATTTTACCTGTATACGCTCATCCAGTTGCGCAACATCAATGTCCCCAATCGAAACGGGTTCATAATGGACTTCATCGACAAAAGCGTGGACTTCATCAATAGTCGCACAACTCTTCGTAGCATCATTGTCAACGCATGCGACTTCATCGAAAAGAATCCCAATCTTTTCAAATACGGAGATATCACATTGTATGACCACCAAAAACGCCTCTACACATTGTTCAAACAGACCCACGAAAAAAACAAAGACCGCCGCGAAAAACAATCCAATTTGGTGTTGTACATTGCCCCCACAGGTACTGGTAAAACGCTGTCGCCAATCGGGTTAACAACTGATTTTCGCGTGATTTTCGTTTGCGCGGCAAGACACGTCGGTATGGCACTCGCCAAATCCGCGATTTCCACTCAAAAATGCGTGGCATTCGCATTCGGATGCGACACGGCAAGTGATATTCGCCTCCATTACCTCGCGGCGTCCGTTTACAAAATCAACAAACGTTCTGGTGGAATCGGCAAAGTCGACAACAGTGTCGGTGACAAAGTCGAGATTATGATTTGCGATGCGAAATCCTATTTGACGGCGATGCATTATATGTTGTCGTTCAATGATGCCAATCGCATCATAACCTATTGGGACGAACCCACAATTGGCATGGATTATGCGGAACACCCTCTCCACGAAATCATCCACCGAAATTGGTCGGAAAACAAAATCCCCAATATGGTCCTTTCATCGGCGACTTTGCCTAAATACAACCAACTATTCCCAGTAATCACCGATTTTCGCACAAAGTTTCCAAATGTCTTGGTCACGACCATCGAAAGCCACGATTGTAATAAATCCATATCACTGCTAAATAAGACGGGATTCTGCGTATGTCCTCATCTCTTATTCCCCGAATATCGCGGCTTGGTAGAATGCGTGGCCTATTGTAAAACAAACATGACACTTCTGAGATACTTTGATTTGGGCGAAGTTGTCCGATTCATATGTTATCTAGAAGCCCAAGGACTGGTGCCGCCTGATATCAGTGCCGATGTGTATTTCAAACAAAGCATTTCGGCAATCAAGATGAACAGCTTGAAGATGTATTATTTGGACATAATGGAAACCATTGATATTGAAAAATGGCCGGAAATATACCAACACATGACGGCTACACTCAGACGCAAGTTTGAGAGGCTGCCGCCAACCATACGCAAATCCTCGAGTATGTCTGGTAGAAACCACCATTCCTCTTCATCGGGTAAACCGTTGGCGCGCACAACCAGTGAGCATGGCATACGCGATACCACCGAGCTCAATTATGTGGAAAAGGCGAAGGCAGCGTCGCTCAATTCGGGCGGGATATTATTAACAACGGCCGACGCACACACACTTACTGACGGGCCCACAATATATTTGACGGAAAACATAAAGACAATCGGCAACTTTTACATCCAGCAGTCCAATATTCCGAAGAAAGTGTTTGATGTCATCATCGAAAAAATAGAGAAAAACAATGCAATAATAACACAAATAACTAAATTGGAGGCGGCATTGGAAGACGTTCTCGGCGCTGAAATCAAAAAGGAAAAGAAGATGTCCAGCGAAGAAATCACTTGTCCCGAAGCGCGTAAAATCACCCAGCAAATCGATGATTTGAAAACGAATATCAAATCGATTGTATTGGAACCCGTATATGTTCCAAACACGACATTTCATCAACAAATCTGGACAGATGTAGTGGTGGATTCCGCGTTTGTTCCCTCTATTGACCAAGACACAATAAAACAAATCATGGAACTGGTTATCGACGACCGACTCAAAGTGTTGTTGTTGCTCGGAATCGGCTCATTTGAAATCCAGGAAAATACGGCATACACGGAAATCGTCAAGCGGTTGGCAAACAATAAGCAATTACTGATGATTATCGCGTCTTCCGATTACATCTATGGAACAAACTACCAATTTTGCCACGAGTTAATTGGTAAAGACTTGACAAATATGTCGCAGCAGAAGACGATACAGGCACTTGGTCGTGTTGGGCGAAACAACATCCAGCAAGAATACACGGCCCGGTTTCGCGAAGATGCGATTATTATGAATCTGTTCAAACAACAAGAGCATAATATTGAGGCGGATATGATGTGCCAATTGCTGAAGACAGACGACGACTACGACGACGACGACAAATAAATGATTTCCACATATCAATATGTTTTTTACACTTTTGTTCATCGCAAATATATGAACAAAAGGAACCCCATTAGCGAGTATTGATAAATAGTTCCCGCCCCGATTCAATCTCTCTAAAGTCTCGGTCTACCTGTTTCGGCAATTCAAATGGCACGGCCAACGTACTAATATCTTCGCAATATTTCAAGTAGCCAACCGATTCATTGAATACATTTGGCACAGCATAATTCAAAACAAGCTTATTTAGTCGTTCTACCTGGGCAGTTATGCCAGTAGGATAATGCTGGGCATATTGTAAATAAATACTACGCATAACAATCTTGAGCGTATCCGGCTTTTGCGGCATCACCGTGAATTGTTGCTTGGACATTTCATAAACACCGGCGCGAATGCCATTCTGGATAATTTGCATATTTTCAGCGGAGAAAAACACTTGCGCCAAGACATTGTCTTCCCATTCACCCGTAAGTGCTCCGCGGTATTCAATTGCCTTATTTTTAATGGCGACCTTTTCGGCCATTTGAAACTGGATGGCGGGGTCCGGTTGAGACACCAAGTTGACACGGCCATTGTATCTTGCTAAATCCAGTATTTTTTTATTGTATGCGTATTTCATTTCATCGGATATCATTGTGCCTCTCTTTTAAAATACAACCAGACATTTTTATAGGATATATATATAATGTTTGAAATTGACAGTTTTTATTTGATTATCTTATCGGTGGCAGTATTCATATTGATATTGGCACTGGGATTTACTGGATGGATGTTGTCAAAACAGAATGACCAAATTGATTTTCCCAATATAACCGCAACATGCCCCGACTTTTGGACAATAGACGCAACCGAAAATTGTGTTCAACCAACTGTCGGCAATTTTAATTATGGAAAGGACGCAAATATTATTACATCAGGATATGTAAAACTAGGAACATCGGGCACCCCTGGTCCCGTGCCTGGAAAAAAAACTGATACATCATTTGATTCAAAAGACGCTGAATGGGGCTCGGGCAAGGATGGTGTATGTAACAAGCGCAAATGGGCAACCGATAAAAATATTCAATGGGATACTGTGACCAATGTCAACTATTGTTAACTCCTTATAGTTTTTTTCTGATTCCCGAATACTGAATCATAACAAAACCCGAAAAAAGCGACAGCACGGTTGCTAAAGAAATCCACGTCGCCTCTGAAATCGTATGTTTTAGTGCGATTGGTTTAAATAATTGAAACACCGGATTTGTCTCTTCCGAATCCATATTCAAATCACCTTTGAAATCTAGCATTTCTTTCTTTAATAATATGCCCTTGATTGGCGACGTTTCCACCGTTTTCATCTTCTCCAAAAATCCAAAGAATCCGCTATCAAACATCTTTGTTGCCAAGACGCCATATTTAATATCGCTACCCGAAGTATTTGTGAATACCGACGCGGCTATGTTTTCCAGTCCACCAAATGTATTCACTCCAAAATACCCCAGTGTGTTCTCAAATGCGCGACCCAGAATCGGCAACATTCTCACCGCCGCCATTGTTAGTCCGACGGCAATAAATACTGAAATAAGAGAGGCCAATACAATATCGGTAAAGTCGTCCAATTTAGGCGGACCTCCAACAATACTCATTTTTAACAAAGTAATGGAAAACGCAACCACGACAAAAATCATTACAATCTTAAATAGTGCGGACATCGCTCCATCAAAATATGTGGTTTCTATTTCCGGCTCTTTATTTTCCGATTTTGCCAGTTTCCATTTTTCCACCATTTCATCAAATAGAGGTTTAGCATCAAATCCTAAAACACAATACGACGCATATATTCCCATTATTATGAGGGTTGTTATGCCTAAAAAAGCATAGGTTATCATAGAGGAAGACGCCATTATATTATGGTGGCATATTGTATTTGTGTCCAAGCAAACTCGTTATATCAATGCTCCCAAAATATGCCAAATGATATATGGCCGATTCTGTCCCCAGTTTAGTAGAACCCGGCGTAAAATACGTCATTGGGGAATCATTAAAACAAGCGCACAATTACAAAATGAACACCTACACGTTCTTTTTCAATTTAGGAGTCGTCATCATTTTTGTCCTTGTTTTTGGCGGCGTTCTGTACTATAAATACAAATCAAAACCGACACCGCAGGAAGCCCACGAGAAATTGATGCGGGACCAGGCAATCATTATGTCAAAGATTCACACTCATCAAGATGAGAGGAAACGTGCCGGGTTTTCAGGAATGACTAAATTGCCTTTTGTGGATACCGATTATTATGTTGGTGCGCGCAATAACCAATAAATCATCGCCCCTATGAATATATGTTGAACAGCGGCGGCCACGACAACTCACAAAAAATATTCGATAAATTGGTCGGCGGTGGAAAAGCCATTGTATCTGGCCGATGTTATATAAACAGTCCATTGGCCGGCGACATCGATTTGTCGCAATTGCGCGGAAAAGGCGTCAGTGAATTATGGTTTCAAAAAGGTGACATCAATCAATTGTACAATTTCCCCGACAGTCTTAAACGTCTAGTTATTCGCGAAAATAAACTCGCGTCAATTCCCGCAAATGAACTCACCAATTTAGCAATATTGGACGCCGAGTCAAACCAAATAAGCGACGTCGACTTATCTATGATGACAAACTTGACATTTGCCAATTTGTCGAAAAATAAATTGCACAACGTGGCCAATTTGCCGCCCAAAATGGTGGAAATCGTGGTCGACTACAATCCCAATTTGAATACCATTGATTTAGAAGGCGCCGATTCCTGTAATAAAGTGAGCTGCCGTGGAAAACCCCAAATCACAATTACTGGCGCGAATAAGCGATGTAATATTCGCACTGATGATGGCGCCCATATTCGTAGAGGTGGTGCTAAAAAACGCAACCCAACGAGTGAATCCGATGAAGTCTTGTATCCCGACCCCATTGAAGCATTTGACAAATACTACAAACTCAAGAGCGAATATGAGGCATCAAAGAAACAGGGTATCGATAAAATAATGCTGATGCGCAAACCGTTGAAAGAACGACTCAAACTTGCGCGGCAACATGTGCCAAAATGTATCAATTGTAAACGAAAAGGTGGAACAATATTCCAGCGAAGACGGGATGCCGTTTTGATAGCATTGTGCGGAGTTTCGACGATTCCTTGTGGTTTGAATATTGAAATCCAGCTTGGCGACAATGCTGACCAAGCAGACACCATCAAATATTTCGAGGAAAACGCGCAGAAAATAAAAGACGATATTATCAAACTCAAATTGGACACATTGTTCGGTTATGTGAATGAAGAAGAATCTGTTGAATTGTTTACTAAATTGGCAAATAGTCTGAATGACCCGTCGATTACAAAACATTTGTCCGAATACAAGCAATTTTACGAATCGCAATATTACAACCCCGAAACGAACAAAATAATCAAAGATACGATGGCCGGTATATATGCTAAGCTGGCCGACATACGGCGCATTTTAGATGAATATCGAAAAAATGGCGCAAATCGTTCTATGTTGTCGGATATTGGGCAACTCCAACTGGAAATAGATACGGATACCAAGATGATTCGCCGACTGAAATATCCGGTGATAGAGATGGTTCAAGATTCTGACAGTAATTCACGGAAATTAGTACAAAAAACGTATGAAATACGCAATTTTATTGAACCTGAAGTGGTCCGATTTAATATGGGCAAACTTGTAGAACAACCACAGGCATCAAATCTAGATGTCGATGATTTTGATTATGTTCCAAACTCGCCGGAATACAATCCACCTGTTTCAGAGACCACCGAAATTGATTATGTTCCAAACTCGCCCGAACTCGCGCCATATATTATTTACGATTACGGCATTGAATGGAACAACCAAGACTACAAAAACGCATGGAACAAACTGCCAAAATACCACCAGAAAGAATTAATGAACGACCCAGAATGGATGAAAGAAACGCTGGAATCAATGGTCGCCAACGAAGCCATCGATGTAAATGAAATAATAGAGCAAATCGGTAATAATAGGAGAAAACCGATGCGTCGCAAACCGGATGTCTTATCCAATGATTTGGTATTGCCATCCAATCTGGCAATCCCGCCTCTCATTTTGGAAACCGGTGAACTTGATTTTGGCAACGAATCTATCAACAAATTGGTATCTCAATTGTCGGAGGAGCAGAAACGTGTGCTTATCGACAAAATCCAGTTTGAACCTATACCAGATGATGGGTCTGTACCAAGAAAATACGGGGTTCAGCCAAGAACCGGCAACATGACCACCGTTGAAAAGTCGGAGTTTACCAATATGGTTCAGCAAATGCTGAAACCCAGGTTGCGATATTATGGCAGCAACCCATAATAGGTGGAACCACCCCTTATTAATTTCGCGATTCTTGTAATATAAAAATACAATATAATGCTCCCGATTTCGCATTTTATTGTGTATATTCTTCTAGCGGCTCTATGGCCAATCGGGTTTTCAAACACAAATGATACGCAATGCCCATATGTCAACGTGTCAAATCCCACTTTAAACAATGTTTCCAAAACCCGCATTATGCAATACAATGTGGAGTGGCTATTTTTGAAAACCTACAATAACTGCCCGGGTTCCGGTTGTTCATGGAAAACCTTGACCGACGCGCAAACTCATCTTAGCAATGTAGCATCCGTAATTAGTAGTTATAACCCCGACATCATTAATTTGTGCGAAATAGAGGGATGCTATGAATTGGAACAACTGAACGCCAATTTAGGCGGAAAGTACCAGCCATATTTGTTATTTGGAACAGATACGGCAACTGGCCAAAATGTGGGCATGTTGTCAAAGCTAACCCCATCTGCCGATTTAAAACGCACGACCGAAACGCAAACATACCCTGTTCCTGGGTCCACATGCGGCGGCAGCAGCAGCAGTGGTTCAACCGGCGTCTCAAAACACTACTACACATCGTATAACATCAACGGTAAAACCATTTATATGGTCGGCACACATCTGCTTGCTTTCCCAACAGATACGAGTCGCTGTGGGTCAAGAGAGGCACAAGCGACAATACTACAGGATTTGATATATTCCCTCCTCTCAACTACGCCCGGCGCCGAACTCATTTTGCTCGGTGATTTGAATGATTACGATGCCGAAGTGGCTGATTCCAACAACGATAAACCGATAACCGCGGTCCTAGATATTTTGAAGGGACTTGCCGGCAAATATGCCGGCAAATATGCGCTCGATTCAGTTGCGACCAATGCCGAGAAATCACAAAGATACACGAGTTGGTGGGACCCCAATGACGATTGTGTCGCTACACCCAATGAGATGTCGATGATTGACCATATTCTGGTCACCCCTGGACTCGCAAAGTATATTAGCAAAGTCTCGTTTCCGCATCCATATACCGAGTATTGCGGAACATACAATTCGGACCATTACCCAATCATTGTGGATTTTGTGTGGTAATAGAGGCGTCGTTTTATTATGCAGTTTTTTATCAAGCCGTGTAATATATTTATTTGTTCCCCGATGTCATCGAAACAAACCATTTTTTATTATAGTAATTTTTGCCCACATAGTCAACGAGTATTACAATTTATGGTTCGCGCAAATCTCACAACTGAGGCCGCATTTATTTGTATTGACAAGAGAGGCAATGACCCAAATACTAACCAGATGTATATAATTATGGAAAACGGGGACCGAGTGTTGATGCCGCCGAATATTCATAGTGTTCCGGCGCTATTGATGATGTCTGCGAATTATAAGGTGATTTATGGCGACGAAATTATTCGCCATTATGAACCAAATATTGTGAATGACAAGATGTTGGCGACTAATTTCAACGGCGAACCGAGTGGATTTAGCTTAACTGGAAATGGCAGTTCCTTGGTTGATACGGGGTCGATGGGAATATCGCTGGCGGCAACATACAATGGTCGGCAATCAATCCAGACACCTCCACCAGAAAAAGGCAACAACAAGATTAAAGATGGAGACAATACGATGACAAATCAGATGGAGGAAATGCGCAAGGCACAAGATATGCAGTTGGGTATTGGACAAGCGCCGAAGAATCCATATTTACAGAGCATATAAAACCCATTATGCAAGTATTACAAGTATACGCAAGTACACCGATTACAAAGTACACCGATTATGTTAGTTAAAACTATATAAATATTATTTAGCAATAAATATAAATATGGCAGATCGCTCACTTATTGTTCGCACATTCAACGATTTATTCTTTGAATTACTCGACGATGTTATCAAGATTTTACCAGGAAGCGCGGGATTGAAAACCGCACGCCGCTCATTCCAGATGTTATCAGACCTCAACAAGCCAATTCTCATCAAGTGTTGGTACAAGTTTGTATATCTCAAATATCAAGACGTCATTTTTTCGGGTGACATCACATTCTTTTTTGAGAAAGATTATTCGACGGATGTTGTCAAGTTAAGCAACCCGGATAAAGTACTTGAAATCATTGATAGTATTCGCGAACCCGTGAAAGAGGCTTGTAGCACACCGGTAAACAAGGCACATGTGACTACCTATATACAAAACCTGTCAAAGTTGTCCATCGCTTATGGAAGTGAATAGACCGCACAATAAATATGATATGAATTGCGCATATCATATTTTGTAATCATTGGGTTTAACCCTTATTTGGAGCCCTTATTCGGACCCCATAGGAATCATAATATTTTCACTATCTAAAAACTCCTCGACCACCTTTTTGTTCACCTTAAACACTTTACCAAACTTTGTTAATCCCGGCAAATACACTTCATAGTGAAGCTTCTCCACATAATATTTGTCTCGTTTCACCGCAATATCTGCCACTTTGGTCTTTTTCAACACATGGACATCCATATACAACTGATGAATGCGCGTCTTGAACCGCGTAAAGTATTCAGCAAACTGCTGAAACTCCGCCTTGTATTGCGGAAAATATCTTAAAAAATCGTCAACTTTCCCCACTTTACGCAAGGTCAAGTACTGATAATGTAAACACGGGTTATTACCACGCAACGACTTCACTTCCAGGTACTTCCCGGCATATGTGGTTGTTCGCAACCCCGTGTCTACATTTATCTTCATCACACCTACAAACTCCACGTTACTTAGCGGATTATTTAGGTTATCAACATCGGTTGCCGTAGCTTCAGCAGCATATTGGATACGGCCGTTTCCCCAGCTCGCATCTGGTTTGACATACGAGTAATATGCCCCTACGTCACTATTTGTAATATGATATGCGTGAACTAAATATGCCGCCGGTTTATCAATCATTGCGACCAAATGATTCTTCGGATGTTGAAGAACAAACGAATACGAATACTCCTTGTTCAAAAACACAAAATCGGCATCTGTGGCCAAATCATCCAACGAATTAATTCCCAGTGCCTCCAAAAACATTGTGCGAAATGTCATTTTCGGGGTTTCTATATTGAAATATCCGCAATTCCCGCCAATGTTTCGCCGCGTTGCGATTTCCCACACACACCTGCGCAAGTCCCAGAACAAATTAATCATCGTCCCTTCTACTATTCGTGTTAAAAAATATGACGGGTTCGACACCATATTAGAAACGATGGTTTCGTAATGGTCAGAACACACGGATTTAGCTGGCGCTAAACACACCAATTTACCATCGGACACAATGGCACTGCGATATGCGCGACTAGGCACATCATCAAATGGTAAAAATGCCTTGTCCACGTTGTACATATCATATGCGCCATCCTTGTACGCAATCGTCCGTTTTGCTATAATGGGGGTCGCGGGATTAAATGTGAATGGCTGACAAATAGTATTCATAGTTTAAGTAATAACGACAAATAATCTCTATGTCATTTTCACAATACATCTTGGCAATAGCATGCTATAGCGTAAAAATACAAACATTATAGTTGGTTATATTATAAACGGGGAATGGCCTCTTCTGAAATAACAATAGAATTAGGCGATTTCGTCAAAATAATATCACCAACCAAAGCCATGTACCATTTGAAAACATTTTTAGTAGAATACATTGATGATGATATAATAGAGGTTATCGACGTTGCCAATGGCGACAAGTTCCAACTGGATTTATATGATGATGGTCGTATCATTGACGAACAAATATTGGCAATCCATTTGTTGTCGCGGAGTCCCGAACCTGGATATGCGCGAATCCACAAATTGTTGCCCGGGATTTGGATCAATATCGAGTTTGAAGAAGAGGTCGGTATGACCATCATTGGACAAATCGTAGATCTGGAGGAAGACCGCATCAAGGTATTGCCGAAAAACGACACCAAGACACCGTTGTACATTGATTTTGCTTACCAGGGTATGCCGAAAAATATCCCCATCAAAAAAATAGCACCGATTGAATCGCCATCAGTCCAAGATAGTTTAACAATAATTAGCACCATGGAGGAAGATATAGAAGCTTCAAAAGCATTACAAGCAGAGCAAGCAGAGCAAGGAGAGCAAAGCAATGTTGCCTCTATTCAAACAACCCCCACCGGCGAAATCAATATCATTATGCCGCCCAATCCGGCAATTGACCGAAACATGTTCGATGTTATTGACGACATTTTTGTTCAATCTGACGCAATCGTATTCGGCAAACGAGTTGAAGTCGACTTGGACATAGAGGTTAGTCGCAATGAACAGCGATACGGAATCGAAATACAAGTTAACAATTTGCTCGATGAACTCTTGTCAAAGACGCCCACCCATATGCGCACGCCAAGCGTATTGGACCGCGTCAACCGAATCGTGTCTCGTTTCAAAGAACTGAGAGAGGAGTATTCCATCTTTGATGATTATGGCAACGTGCTTACTAGTAAAAACTACAATGCCACGCACAAACCTCTTGTGGAACAAATGAATAAACAATGCGGAGTACGCTGGATTATTCCAGTATCCAAACAACAACTGAAATTGTTTGACATTCCGGATACCGACAGTGTACCAAGCAATCGATTGATGGATGATTTAGAAACTTATGTAAATGCGGAAACGATGGTCGATGCCGATAATCGATACTTTGCGTTCCACAATCGCATAAACAGTATATTCACGCCTTTTGACAAGGGTGGACCAAATGCTAGGTCTTCGGTTGGACCAAATGCTGGGTCTTCAGCCCAAGTTGGCGCAGACATAGAGGCAATCATAACATCGTTGGACGATTATTCAGCGACGGTTTACAAAAAATACAAGGGAACCGCCAAATTGGCAAAGCAGCGATTCGTCATTCAGCGATACAACATGGGCCTAACAAAGATAAACAAGCAATTAATGAAGTCCGGAAAATATGTTTACACTCGTGGACCAATGACTCAGCCAGACCAAATTGCCGCATCTTCTATTGTCATTCTTCCAAAACCAGCAATAGAAGCATCGCGTGCCCAACTGCCCGGCACAAGTATATTGACACGCGCAAATCTCAGCAAAAACTGGCGTTATTATTTCCAAATGCTAAATAAACGCACCCAATTAAGAACAATCAATGTCGATGGCACCGCGGAAATCGATTACGAAAGAATCGCCAATAATCCGTTTTCCACGCATATTATTAATTTTGGCAATACAGACAGTTCTTACCGCGATTTTCTCCAAGCGGCGATTCCGCGTTCGGTCTCTATTATTCGCATGATGAAAGAGAACATCGCGCGTTACAACTTCCACGACATGTTGGCAGAATACGAGCCATTTTTAATATACCGCGACAATCTAACCTATTCGGGCCGCGTATATGGCGAACGCTCGACTGGCCAAGGTGGTCCCTACCAAGAAATACGAACCCATATTATTCGCAAAATGAAAGAATACAATAGTCGTTATGCGATTAAACGGCGCGAATATGGCGAACTTGCCTCTATTAAGTCGGCAAAACAAGACGACAATGTATTGTTCCCAGATATTAAAAATGCCATTGTTCTACAAAGCATTCGCAAATATTACCAAATTGATGACCATATGCCCGTCGATGAAATGCTCAACCACATTATTGCGACCGATAATGCCACCGCGTACATGAGTTTGCTCGCATTTGCATCCTCTCATTTATACACCCCCGAATTGGCGGACTTGGGCGATGTCACCGAAAAGAAAGAGGCATTCACCAATTCCAAGTCGTGTATCACGCGTGTCATTGCCAAGAAATATTTATCTGAATCGGCGCTCAAAAAAGACAACGGCAAGGATGAAATATATTTTGACCGCGACTACGACAAAACGCCCTACAATTTGCTGGATAAATACCGCGATGCTCAGAAAAAACGCACTGCCGACGATTTCCTCAGTTATTTCCGCCTGGTTCTCACGGCTGAACACGGCGCGAGTCCCGATTTGGCGGACGAAATGGCGAGGACCATTATTGCCAAACGCAAGAAGGTATCCGACGGCAATTACGCGGTTCTAGTCAAATATCCCCAACCCGACGCCAATGTCGATATTGATTCGCTTTCAGTCGCAGAAAGCAAAAGCATTTTGGAAGAAGCCGATGCCCGAAAACGCATCACGTATTTTGTGCGAAAACACGACCACTGGGTAAAAGACGACACGATGACTGACCAAGAATTAGGCAACGATTTGTTTTGTAATATTGAGAACAAGTGTTTCTATGATACGCTGATGGGTGTATGCGATTCCGATACCGCCGCCGCCAGTCGTATGAAAAACATTGCGCGCAAATCAATCCGCAAAGAATACGACACAACTATTCGACTTTCATTAGAGGATATGACCGCAAAACTAAAACACGTTCTTGAAAACAAGCTCACCGATTTGAAACGGACTCAGCGAATCAAGGGCGACCGACGCGAACAATTTACACGATATGCCTACAAACTCGGCACAGAGGCGGTATTCAGCGAAGTTATCTTGTCTCCCTATGCGCCTCTCTTGTCTCTCATTTTGAAACAGGACGACTTTGTCAAGAAACAGCACGATATCATACGATTCAAACGTTTATATTGCCGCGAAGCCGTGGAGAACGACATTGCGACGGAAACACCCTATTGGTACTATTGCCAGGAAACCAACGTTAAATTGATGCCGACATTCATACATATTCTCGCAAACACTTTCGTCTCCGGCAATAATTACGAGCAAGTCCGCGAATGGTTGTGTAGCAAAATTGGCAGCCTCAGCGATGACGGAGAAGCAGTCGTAGACAAACACAGCGGATACGTTATCAAAGCCCTAGATTACGCCGCCGAAGATGGGTATGACGAGGCGGGATTCCGCGTAAGCACAAATGCGGTCTTGGAACCCGATGAGTACCAAATGATTCGCGAACTTGTGAACAAGAATGAGCCAATTATTGAAAAACAAACTTCGCGCCAGTTTGAAAACGACACAAATCGATTCATTTACAGCGTTTCATCGGCGATTTGTAAAAACATGGATATCAAGTATGAAGACATAGAGGCAGACGTGATGCATATGACAAGCACGTTTTTAAGCCGCAAAACAATGACGCGCGACACATATGAGGCAAAAATGAGCAAAATCGACGTGAAAGAGGGAAAAAAACAGATTCCCTACGAGAAATATTTGAACAAAAACATCATACAATATGCCGCCGCCATCACATACATGTTGATACAAACCCACATCCCCTCATACAAACCCAAGAAGTCATTCCCTGGATGTAAGTACAGCTTGGCGGGATATCCGCTGGATGCTACCGGCGACACATCTGGGCTCGACTACTTGGGCTGTATCATGGACAAGATGAAGAGCAAGACTGTCGAACCATGGAAGAGCGTATATAAATCGGACCAGACCGCCAAAGAATACAGCACAATGGTCGCCGATATTATCAAATCCAAATTGATCGATGAACCGGAGATTGTCGAAATGTATCGTATTAAACGGGACTTTCTGGTTCTCACTCCGGAAATAGATGAAATCCCCGCCGCTCATTCCATCTCCAAATGGATGTTTTTCCAGCCTCCCATTGTCCCCATCACAGTTGCCAAAACACTCACCGGTATTTCCAGTGGATTCGAATCCGAGTTAAAAACGACAATTACAAAGGGACACAGGTCGCAACACGAGTTGCTCGGAACCCTCTACAAGAAAATCATCGAACATGTATATGGCGTTGTAGAAGATATTAACCACATTGTTGGCGTAGAGGGCAAAGCCGCCATTTTGCGCACAGGCACAATCATATTTTTGGAAAACGCTTGCTGCGATGAAACGTTTATGAAATCAACGGCAATCACGTATTTCGCAGAACGCGAACCAAACATCAAGAAAAACACGGATTTTGTCCAGAAATATGGCCAGCTGTATTCGGAGTTTAGCAAATTGGCGACCCCTGCTTTCCTGGCCTCTCCGCACAAACGCCCGCTCAGCGCACCAAATCCGTCGAAACTCCATTACTCGGAAGAGGCAATCTATGGCGCATACATCCATTATTGTAAACTGAATAGCGAGTTGCCCATTCCCGACGATTTGATGCCATTTTGCCAAGAGAAGCCACCTGGACTGGACAATATGTCGCGCAATCAAATGATTGAGCATTTGAAGGACACGCGACATACACAAACCGAACATTCTCTTGCGAATCTCATGAAAATGGTGGCGCATCGCAACCAAGTTGTCGTGGATATGAGCGAATCTAAGAGTCCCAAGTTCATGGACCCATTTGAAGGATTGGTGGTTGACCCTCTCATTACCCGTATAAATGAGTTTCTCGGACGCAGACGTTCATCCGCATATGTTGCCGAGTATTTGACCGAAATGAACGATGTTATGATGGGCGAAATACGCAGATATTTGGAAACGTTCGGAAAACGCACGGCGAGAGAAATCGGCCAAATCGCGGGTCATTTAGATAACTTGATGACGTGGAACAATGGACAAATGACACACGATTTTATTGAGGCGGCGCTTTATATTACATTGTGCGCATTACCGACAATGCTCCAAGATACAACCGGCACAATTGGAACCAAAAATATGTCGGCGATGAATCATTGGGGATTGTCTAAAAAGCACAATGGGATGTTGGACCAATTCATTCGCGATTATTATTCGGAGATTAACAAATACAAGCGCGACGAAATCGTGTGTAAATTGTTCGGCGCAATATCGAGCAAGAAACACAAGTTGTATTCGCTGAAACGATTTGTAGAACACGTTCCTGCTGGGATAAACCAGGTATTGTTGAATAAGATATATGCGTATTGCTACCTCTCTGTATTCTACGAATTATTTGTAGAAAGCGATAGCGACAAATATGCCAAGTTGAACATCGAAGTCGTGAAAGACCTGCGTCGCCAAGATGCCGATGAGGTGGATATTATGCGTGCCGACAATATCCAGTTCAAAGAGCGCGTATGTGATTTAGCAATTACCATAATTGGAATCGATATGAAAAACAAGAAGATTGTTGATTTGGATTACGGGATGTTGACCGACAAGTATCACAAAGAAAGTATGCGTGAGAAGAAGAAAATCACGGACCGATTCGGCAGGATGGAATCCGATGAGCGCAAAGTAGAGTACCAGATAAAGAGTCTGAAATTGGGCAAATGGTATTTGGGCGAAGAGAAGGGTATTTATGAATACGACCCGGAACTGTTTGATGCCGAAGCGGATGAACTTGTGGCAGAGGCGGCACTCGATGTCGCAGTAGACGCAGCGGATTTAGATACGATGGTTATGCGCCAGGCGCAGGCAGAAGAAGATGCCGAGATGAATAATATGGATTTCGGAGAAGACTATTACGATGGCAATTATTACGAGGAAGACCGCGACGAAGACCGAGATTAGATGTAAATCATAAAATTGAAATCTTTTATTCAAAAAAATGACAAACACAACAAAACAAAATGACACAACAAATAATCTTCCAGACAAACGACACACGCGCACCCACGCTTATTTACGATGAGGCATATCCTTCATCTCATCGTAAATACTTTATAAAAACCCGAGATAATTGCGTATATGAGGAACGACAATATAGAGGCGACGGCATATTTGCCGGGAAAAACTATTTTGAATTGCTGGGTGAATTGAATCGTCCGCCTAATTCCAAAATAACTGACAACGAGACATTTGGTCGAGCCCTGTTTTGGGGACACACAAAAGTCATACGAAAAAACCGCGAAGGCAAAATCGAAACACGTGAAGTGATTTATCCGGCAATCGTCGCAGATGATGAGCGTATATGGAAAAATCAGAAACCGATGCTTTGTACCGAATGTGATTATCCGGAAATGCGCGGCGTCATCACATATTGCGAATGCGACTTCTGCGAATCATTTGCCAAATAATTCCCAGTATCTTTTGCTCACATTAAGATATATGTTGAGCAAATCGGCAATTCGCGAAAATAAATTGGTAATATCAATCACATTATTCCTGTGTTTTTTTTACGCAATACACAGTTTTAAACCGCGATTCATCTATAATGAACATGGTGGATTCCGCCAATTTGGCATTGGATACAAACAAAAAACGGTGGTCCCCATCTGGATTGCCTCTATTGTTTTAGCAATCTTGTGTTATGTTGCGGTTTATTATATGTCAGTATAATCACGGATTTTGTATCTACTACGATGTAGATACAAAGCATATCAATTTAGAGGCTCTTCTTGCATATCGAATACATCAGCCTGTTCACAAAATAAACGATAAAATAGGCGAGAGACCCGCCAATAACACTGGCATAGAATCCCAGCCCCTTGCCTCTACTGAGACCTGTATATAATCCACCAACAATCACAATCAAGAATAAGAAGAATGTTAGGATAGATAGAAAATAAAAGTAGTAGCAATATTCTCCGGAGAGAGGGCCAAATACGGTATCGATAAAGTCAGACATTTATATAATGGTTGCCTATATTTTTATGACTATTCACATTGACACGCATAAACTAAATAAAAGATTGTATTGTATTATTGTATAATGGAGGATATCAATAACAATGTGTGGAAAGTAATTGATTGTTATTTTCGCGACAATCCCCAAAGTTTAGTAAGACATCATACAGAATCATATAATGACTTTTTCAAACGTGATATTTTTCGCATTGTGAAAGACATGAACCCAATCAAAATTGTTTCTAAATTGGACGAGTCCACTGGCGACTTTATGTGTACTTGTAATTTGTATATTGGTGGAAAAGATGGAACCCGCCTCTATTTTGCTAAACCCACCATCTATGATGACAACACGGGCGCCACGCCACCCCATTATATGTTTCCGAATGAGGCGCGTTTACGCAACATGACGTATGCTATGACCATTCACTACGATGTAGAGGTAGAGGTGCTAAATACCCTAAATAGTGCCGAAATCGCGGATTTAATGAAACGTGGAGGAAGCGGGAACACCGAATATGACGGCGGCGATATTCCTCGATTTGTAAATATGAAGTCTGACCCAGATGTTATTGCTAAAATAGAGGAACGTGCCAATTCGGATGTCCATGGAGGCGGGGATGTTCACGATGATAAGGATATGCTAAATGGTGGTGGTGACGCGATAAACGGTGACGCGATAAACGGAGGCGCGATAAACGGAGGCGCGATAAACGGTGGTTCAGGTAAAGCCTCAGCTAAAGCTTCGGATAAAGCTTCGGCAAAAAAAGCATCAAGCAGTAGTGCAAACGCTAAACCTCTCACAGTAAGCGAACACATCAATATCAAACAATCCGTCAGCGGCGCAAATGTCCAAAAAACCAACTTCACACTCGAAAAAGTCTTCCTCGGTCGATTCCCAATCATGGTTCAGTCTGACTTTTGTATTTTGGCAGGACTTCCCCGCGAAATGCGTTTCAATATGGGCGAATGCCGCAACGATTACGGCGGCTATTTCATCATCGATGGCAAAGAGAAATCCATCGTCCCTCAAGAAAAGTTCGGCGATAATATGCTCCGCATCAACAAATCAACATCGGAAGACTCCCTCTATTCCGCCGAAATCAAAAGTGTATCCGAAGACCCATCAAAACCCGTTCGTTCATTGCGCATAGATTTAGTGGCACCCACCAAAAAATACACCAACAAAAACATCGTTGTATCTATTCCCAATGTGAGAAAACCGGTGCCTCTATTCATCGTATTTCGCGCACTCGGAATAACATCCGACAAAGAAATCATAGAGGCATGTCTTCTCGATCTTGATAAATATGCCAGCATAGTAGACCACTTTATCCCCAGTGTCCACGACGCCGGTCCAGTGATGACTCGTACAAACGCTCTTCAATATATTGCCCTACTTGCCAAGGTGAAAACCACCGACAACGCACTGCTAATTTTGACCGACTATTTCCTGCCGCATATTGGCGAAACCAACTTCAGAGAAAAGGCATATTTCCTGGGATACATGACAAATCGCATGTTGATGGCATATAGCGGCATGGATTCCCCGATTGACCGCGACAGTTATCGTTACAAACGCCTAGAACTCACAGGGACCATGTTATACGACTTGTTTAGCGAGTACTACAAAGCACAAAACAAGGCCATACATCTGGGATTTGAACGCCAATTGCTGGGTGACCGATTGAATTACGACAACAACTTGGAAAAGCTGATTCGCGACAATTACCGCGCGATATTTAGTGAAACACGCGTATTGGAAACGGGCTTCCGAAAAGCATTCAAGGGTAATTGGGGGTCGACGGAACATACCAAACGCATCGGCGCGGTCCAGGATTTGAATCGCCTCTCTTACAATTCGGCCCTGAGTCATTTGCGCAAGACCAATTTGGCGGTGAATGCCGGGGCAAAATTGGTTGGACCCCGTGTACTCAATGGTTCTCAGTGGGGTATTTTTGACCCGATTGACACCCCCGATGGTGGCAATATTGGTCTCCACAAACAACTGACAATTATGTCTTATGTGACCCGCAGTATATCGCGCGAACCGATGTTGCGGTGGTTGCGCAAATACACCGATATACGGCCAAACACCGAGTACCGACCCAAACAATTATCGACGATGACCAAAATAATGGTGAATGGGTACTGGGCGGGCGTCAGCAATGATGCCCTCAAAATCGTCGCCGATATTCGGTTTTACCGCCGCATCGGATTGCTCCCTCTCTCTATAAGTGTCTGTTTTGCCATTCGCCACAATACCATCAATATATTCACCGACGGCGGCCGAATTATGCGCCCCATCTTCTACAAACATGATGAAACCGGGCTCATGTCATTTAGCGCGATTGAGCCCAAAACACAGCTTTCGTGGCGCAAACTAGTGAATGGATTCAATCCCGTGAAGAAGGGCGCGCCGGAAACCCCCAACTACGAATATTTCTATGATCTCGGGGACGTATACGAGATTCCCGCGGACTCGGATGGCAATCCCTACCAGTATCAGCGATTCATCGACAAGAAATCCGTGATTGAATATATTGACCCCAATGAAGAGGAAACCTCTCTTATTGCGATAAAACCGGAACAAGTTATCACCGTCGCCGCCGCCAAATCATACACCAATTGCGAAATCCACGAATCGCTCATTTTTGGAATGATGTCCAATTTAATCATCTACCCGCAACACAATCCCGCATCGCGAAACTCGTTTTCGTGCGGTCAGAGTAAACAGGCGGTGAGTCTTTATCATACCAACTACAATATGCGAATGGACAAGACGGCGGTAATCTTGAACCAGGGTCAGCGACCTCTCGTAAAGACCCGTTTCCTGGAATACATCAACAACGAAGAAAACAGTTATGGCGAAAACGCCATTGTTGCCATCGCGTGTTATACGGGATACAACGTAGAGGATGCGATTCTGGTGAATGAAGGCGCAATCAAACGCGGCCTGTTCCGTACAACCTATTTTTCAGTGTATGAAACCCACGAGGAAAAGTCGGCAAAAACAAATAGCTATAAGAAGTTCGGGAATATAGAGGCATCGGAAAAGACGGTTCTCGGTATTAAACTCGGATATGATTACAGCAAATTGGATGAAAGTGGGTTGGTGAGAGAGGGCACCGAGATTGATGAGAAGGTGGTGCTCATTGGTTGTATGAGCGGCACGGATGAGGCCGGTTCTGACCCATATGACTGTTCAAAAATGACAAAGAAGGGGCAACTCGGAACCGTGGACAAGACATTTATAACAGAAGGCGAAGAAGGCACCAGAATCGCAAAGGTGCGAATCCGCGAAGAACGCCTACCCGCAATCGGTGACAAGATGGCATCACGTTCGGGACAAAAAGGCACAATTGGAATGGTGATAAGAGAGGCAGATATGCCATTCACGCGCAACGGGTTGCGTCCCGACCTCATTATTAATCCTCATGCTCTCCCCACGCGTATGACAATTGGGCAACTTGTAGAGTGTATTGTCGGCAAGGCATGTTTAGTCAATGGAGCGCATGGAGATTGTACGGCATTCACATCGGATGACAGCCAGTTGGCATCATTTGGTCGTATTTTGTCGAAGGCGGGTCTACATTCCTCGGGCAACGAGGTTTTGTATAATGGTATGACCGGCGAAAAAATCGAGTCCGAAATATTCATGGGACCGACCTATTATATGCGTCTGAAACACATGGTCAAAGACAAGGTCAATTTCCGAGCAACAGGTCCGCGTACTCAACTTACGCGCCAGCCGGTGAGTGGAAGAGCCAATGATGGCGGATTGCGAATCGGCGAAATGGAACGCGATTCCATTATTTCACATGGCGCAACCGACTTTTTGCGCGAGTCCATGTTGGTGCGCGGCGACCAATTTTACATGGCTGTTTGTAATAAAACTGGCGGTATTGCTGTGTACAATCCGGAAAAGAATCTGTTCCTCAGTCCTTTGGCAGATGGACCGGTGAAATACGCGGACTCGTTGGATGGAAAAACGATGAATATTGAGCAAATCACAAAATACGGTCGCAGTTTCAGTATTGTGCGGGTGCCATATGCGTTCAAGTTATTCATGCAAGAACTACAGACGATGAATATCCGAATGGCAATTATAACCGAGGACAATGTGGACCAATTTGATTCGATGAACTTTTCGAAGAACATTGATTTACTCACAAATCTTGGTAAACCCAGCGATATTATCAAACAAATAATAGAAACCCAGGACAACGAAGAAGTTCAAAAACGGAACAAACAATTGATTCGTGGATTTAAACGCCATGCGAAACGGTCCGAAGAATCAATAACGCCGGAAGAATCAATGACACCTGAAGAATATATTAAATCATCTAAAGAAGTGGCAAAGGCATCCACTTTTGAGCGATCATCCACTTTTGAGCCATCCACTTTTGATAATGAATACGAGGCATCTCCCGTACAAGAATATTTTGAAAATGAAGAGGCGTATGAGGCATATGCAAGAGATGATACAAATGATTTCTTAAAAAGACGCGCCCCCGGTATTGTATATTCCGCCGATATAGAAAATCTGCCACCCGGATACAGTTCGCATGGAGAAACATTGTACAATGAAGAAACCGGTGAAAACTATCCATTTGATTCGACAATCGGCCATTATCGCGACCCTCTCACCGGAAAGGTAGTAATTCGCAAAGACTCTTTAATAACGACAAAGTTTGACCACGGTGATACGGTGTATTTTATCAATAATCAAACAGAGCCATGGACCGTAGTTAACGTAGTCGACAATAACATTGTTGTACAAAATACAGTGAATAATCAAGTCAAAGTAGCGGGAATAACAGAGATAACACATCATCGAACAGTTGCTCCGGCGCCAACATTTTTTAACCCGGGAACTCCTCTTGGAACTCCTCCTGAAAGTCCTCAAATGACATCTCCAGGAAGTCCTCCAGCAATTGTATTTAATCCAAATATTATAATATCATCGGGCCCCAATAGTAAAATCAGTACTCCCGAGAATACGCAGCAGCAGCAGCAGCAGCAGCCTATTCCAGCTGTCGAATCGGGCGGTTCAGCTGCTTCTTCTATTGCTGAACTCAACTTTGACGAACCGCAAATCAAAAAGGCTCCGGTATCAATTGACACCACACTTGCGGGCGGGTCTTTCATTGTCAAGAAAGTATAAGCTATAAAATTGATTTTAAATTATAAATATAAGGACATAATATAAATCTACATTATGTCGTCTTCAAACACAGAATTAACTGCGATCTACAATTCACGAAAAACCCTGCTGGATGTTTATGAAAACACGGCCTCGTTCTGGTATTTACAACGCAGCTCCATAGCAGAACTTCAGAATTTCACAATGAATGAAATCGAAGCAATGGCCAAAAACAATCAACTGGATATGTTATTGAAAAGCGACCTTGATTACGGCAATATTTATGTTAAATACATGATGAACAAATCCACGATTCGATTAACTACCATTGACGATTTAGTCGAGGAGGTATTTGAAACCGAAGGTATCCTTACCAAGAAAGATACTCTTGTACTAATCATCAACGACGAGCCAAACGACTCATTGGTCGCAAAAATGCGATACCTCCATGACAACAAGGGTTATTTCGTGGTCGTTCACAATATTAACCGGTTACAACGAAATGTTATGAAACATAAGTTGGTACCACAACACAACATTGTATCTGACCTGAAAGTCGAGGGTGAGTCGGAAACGATGGTCGATAAGATAATCGCCAAATATAACTTGAAGAGCAAATCACAGTTGCCCGAGATTTCGCGATTTGACCCAATTGCGCTATTGATTTGTTTGCGTCCGGGGCAGATTTGCGAAATAACGCGAAAAAGCCCGACATCCATCACATCACTTTATTATCGGATTTGTGTGTAATTGTGCGCGTGTTTTTTTCAACATATATTGTAAATAGACGACGACACCACAATGACAACGGCATTTTATGAAAGATTTTCAGATAAGACACATGTAGAGGCATTCAGTGCCGATGCGGTTTTCACACAATTTAGCAAGACAGACCCTGATTATACCGGCTGCGATGGTTCAACACCTAGTGCAGAAAATCAAGCATCATATCAAAAAAAATGTGAATATAAGGCCAGCGTCGACAAATTATACCAATTCAAAGACTCAAAAGAACTCACCGAAAAGAGCCTGGATGATGGCGACCAACAATATGCCGCAAAAGTGCTGGATTCGGCCAATTTAGTGATTGGCATATCCATTATGTTGGGCGCCATCTATTACATGAACCAGTAAATAAGGAAATCAATTGGTAATATATATTTAGCAAAATGAATTTGCCTCGCAGTAAATTGAAGAACGCATTTTATATTTTGGTAGCATTGGCGCTTGTCTATGTTTTTTTAATAAATGCGTCGCTAAACAATACTAGTAAAGAAGCGCTTACACCGGATTTTGTAGAAAGAGAGTTTGATAGTGGTTCTAATCCAGCTAGCGAAGTGGTTAATACTAACGGTGTTGCTAATGCTACCGATAAATTACAATTATACCAAGTAGACATGACAAGTTATCGTAGCAATTTGGACGATAGATTGAAAGATTTAAAAACAAATCCTCCAAGTAAAGATATTGGATACACTACCGAATCATACACAACCATAGTTTGGGCTACCTTAGGAACAGTACTTTTGTTTCTTATTTTTACTGAACTTGAATAAAGCTTAGCATAAAATGACTATTTTATATGTAGTCATTTTATAGAATGCCAACTGATTTAACAGAAACGACAGAATACAATATATATATTAATTCAAAAAACAGCATATCAGATAACCAAAAATACGATTATAATTCAAAAGATGCTGCCGGGAATCCTGAAATCCGCTCTTTGCGACCGCGGTACAATGATATCAAAGATGGACTAGAACGCGATAACAGGATGTATTTAGAAGAAGAAAAAAACCTGTTTTATGCGTCGGTTCTTACAATGACAACATTGCTCATTTCGGCAATATATATATCATCCAGATGAGCCAACTATTTATAGGCAAATATATATAATGCCCACTCCTCCTACTACTATTGTTGATGTATTAAATACAGAAGTAGAGCGTATAAATGAACGCAAAACCGCAATTGATAATGCGGAAGAAGAGCGAACCCGCATCATTGCTTTAACATCCAGTGCTACTGAACGCCAACGCGCATACAATACCATGTATGCCGTAATAGTTGCTATGCTTCTTGGTGTTGTCATTATTAAAATGCTTTACCGGTTTGAGTTTGTTCCTGACTTTATTCTAGACATATTGATTGCGGCAGTTGTATCAGTCGGGCTTATTTACAGCCTGTTGTTGTATTCTGATATTATGCGCCGTAATAATATGGATTTTGGTCAAATTGATTTTGGCGATGCGCCGGCAAAAACTCAGGCTCAAATAGACAAAGAGTTCAAAGACAAAATCGAGTCGGGTAATCTAGGAGGAATTGCGTCGGAAAATGATGGTAAATGTAATAGTGCCGAGACTATTTACAATAAAAAGTATGGTGTTTGTTATCCAAAAACGATTCCGGCAAATAAAGTTCCAGTGGAAAAATCTGGTAATATATTGAGTCTTGGTGGCAAGGACACAGCGGCAATTACTATTATACCAGCAGTAACAGCTGTTCCTTTAACCGGCACATCAGAACAGGCCGCTATTAGCGTAGCAGACGCAATAACTTATTTAAAAAACGCAGCAAAGTATCAATATATTCGCAGAAAAAATGGGTCATATGATTGGTTACCAGTTGGTGATGAAAATATAGAATTAGATACTACTACTTCTACTTCTGTAATAAGACGTGTTACACCTGCTGACCCGAATTATAAAAATCAAACAAACCGCCCCATATATGTTGCCGAAACATTGTCTACATACCCTGTTGGCCAAGATTCATTCACCACATTAGAGCAGAACGACGAAGCTTCAGTCGCCCCATTTTCCTCAAATAATCTGTATGCCAAATATATATAATATGGGTGTGTTATCAGTTTATTTTATTATACCACCGGATATGAATAGCAGCTATTATAATGCATTTTTAAAAAGCATCACATTTTATGCCGTGCCACTAGTACACAAATCACAAATAACTATTGATGGTAAACAAATGCTTGTTTTCAAAAGCAATAATATATTGATAGAGAAATTAGACCCAGTAAGTTTTATTAAAGATTCAGATGGAAGATATGGTTTAGATGCTATCCAAATTGAATGGGACAAAACCGTTATTTTAGATACTTCAAACGCCGACAATGACATAAAACTAAAGTTTGAAATACAAAAATACTATGCTGACAATGTATTTACACAATTGACAAAAATTGAACTTCCACAGGGATTAAAAACAATGGGCACAATCGGAACAAATTATTGGGATATTTTTGAAGGTCCAAAAATGTTTTCACTGGCACTCAGTGATTTAATAACGGAAATTATTATTCCCGGCACGGTTGAAACAATTGGTGACTTGGCATTTAGTAGTAATAATCTTAATTCAATTATTATTCCACCAAGCGTAAAAAGGATTGGACATGGAGCATTTTTACGTTCTAAGAATATCAAAGAATTAATAATTCCAAATAATGTAACAGAGATGGGGTCTTTTTGTTTTAATAATTGTGCTTCTCTTGAAAAAATAAAAATTGGTAATGGAATAGTGCGTCTTGAACATTCTCCGCGTATTGGTTACGGAAACTTGGCAATATTTGGAAATTGTCCATTATTAAAAGAAATTATATTTGGAAAAAATATAAATTATATTGATTCCTATACATTTGTAAATTGCCCGTTGCTTGAGTTTATTGCGTTTCCATCAGAAAATGTTGAAATAATGGACAAACAGTTTATTACAGCATATGACAATAATGACAATAATATTGGCACAAACTTTACAAATCCGGCAGGACCACCATACAAAGCAACTATTTTAACAGTTGATAGTGATAGAAACCCCGATACAAAGTTAACTTTTTTAAATCCAACCTATCCGGAAAAAGCATATTATAATTATATTTTATTAAACAAATATCCGAGTGATATTACTATTCCAAAAATAACACGAGAGTTTTTAGAAAACAAAGCAAAATGTTATATTGAAGCAGAAACTGTATGTGAAAGTAGAGCTCTTAAAAATAAATGTTATCGCAAAAAAATCAAAAAATGCTTGACTGAGTATATGAATGAAGGGTTTCAATCAGAGCTTGATAATGGTACAGTGTACAACGATATATATACTGTTCTTGGATTAATAATATCTATGTTGATTGGACTCCAAATAATGCGCAAATATCGAGTAATGTCAGATATAATTTTAAATAGCGCAAGCCTATTATTATTGAGTGCTGGTCTAATTTATAGCATTGTGTTGGTACAACATTTAGAAGAGGCAGAGTCAAAAAAAGTTTTGGCATTAAATAAGGATATTGTCAAGGTTGATGTACCTAAGCCAGCTGCAAAATCAAAAGACTTGTTAGAATCTAAACCAATAACACCATTTGAGGCTTACAAAACAATTGATTATCATTCATATATAAAATAATCTGTCTAACAAATATATAGTATGGGAGCTCTTGAAACTGCTACAATTGAATATGGGAATAAAAAAACAATATTGGATGCTGCTCTTAGAGCTGAGGGTAATGTTGTAATTGCTACGGCTGTTCAAGCATACGATGCCGCTGTGACGACCATTGGCGGTCTTATTACAAATGCTAATGACGCTACTCAGCCAGTAACAACCATTCCTATTTTGGATGTTAATACTTTTAGAAATGCTGCGAATACATTTAAAGATGCTATTAAAAACACAGTCATTACTAATAATGCTATTGGAGAATATATTATTGCTGCTGACGGTCTTATTGCCGAAATTATTAAAGAGGTTGGAGGAACTGTACCTCAAGATGCAGATTATAATTTAAAAAAAACCACGTTGCAAGATAGTGTCACCAACTATAAAAAAACTGTCACTACTACTCTTGTTAATATTTCAACATACGATGCCGCTGCGGGGACCATTAGAACTCTTATTGAAAATGCTGATAAGGCTAGTCCGAAAGTAACAACCATTCTTATTTCGGATGTTCAGACATTTTTAAATGGTGCGAATACATTTAAAAATACTGCTACTGCTACTGCTAGTATTTCGGAACCAGACACGAGACAACAGATTAACACTAATCTTAACAATTATTTTACTGCTACTATAACCTACATTGAAAAAATTATTAGTGATAAAATTGCTGAAAAAGATAGTAAAATTAATTCAGCAGATAATACAAATAATAAAATTAAAGCTATAAAAGAGGCAATCAATGAACTCGAATCAAAAACAATGATAAATGACCGTGTTGGACACAATTTTATACAAGACAAGGTAGTCTCACAATATACAAACAATATTCTTTTTTTCCTTTATTATGTGATATTTATTTTATTTGCGGTTTCATTATATTTAAATCGTGAATCATATAGCACATTTTTGATTGTTATAATATTATTAATATTTGGCGTGCTTCCGTTTATAATTAAATATATAACGAATTTTGCGTATAACCGATTTTTAGATATAGCGCATATATTTTACAATGGCAATGCGCGATATCTGGGGCCAAAAGCTATGCCCCAATAGGGGGATTGCTTGGCTAAAAAGCTATGCCCCTATTGGGGGATTGCTTGGCTAAAAAAAGCTATGCCCCCAACAAATAAGAAACAAAAAGTATTTACACAATGTGTGTGTAAATACTTAACTCCACACAATGATAACCATTTTTATCCACTTGTATTTTGTAATTGTATTCGAAATCCTATTTTACATCTACTACATTATGCCATACGAAAAAAACCTAATATACAATTTGTTTGATATAAGCGACTATACAACTGATATCCAAAACAAATCGCTAATCGTCCATTACATAGAGGACCAGCTCGAATGCGACAAAGGCCAACACCGCATCGATAATTACAACTACAAACTTTGGCTCCAATGTATGGGATTTATTGGAATCCTTACCACCATATTGCTCATCATATTTTTGCGCGATATTTGGCGTATACGTCAACAATACCTAACACCAATTACAGGCGGCACCATGTCCCAACACAATTCACGAACCTTATTGGTGGAAAGCGATTATAAGAAAACGGACGACCAACCCGTGAGCCAAATACAAATTGATACAAACGTGCCTTTGGCACCTGAGTCTTTCGCATCATATTACTGGAAAACATCCAAGTTTGTCAAACATATGGGAAAAACCGGGCGGTTCATTGTGCTGGTCGGGCTATTTGAATATGCGTTTTTCACACTCATCGTGAATAAGTACAAAATCGTGAATACCAAGACACTCCTGTGTAAAATGGTCGAAGAATAACGGTATCACCCCTTTACTTGGATCCAGAAATGTTCACCGAATTAACGGCTTTCATTTGTGATATTGCCTTGGCGGCGGAGGCCCTCTTGTCAAGACCCGAGAACAAATAATCCGTTTTCGGTGTCTCTTCCGTCTTTTTAATTGTCTTGTAAATGCTGTTTATATTTTTTACAGCCAGTTCCACGACACGCATATCGGAAACGAGTTCAGTGTTTGTCGCAATTTGTTCCGTACAGAGCGACACCGCAAAATACAATATATACCGCCGCTTCCGACAACAAGCATTTGTATAGTGGAGAGAAAACAAGGTTAAAAGAGAGCCCATCACCTTTTCAATAAGCGGACTCTGCCTCTCTTTCATGTAATAAAAAAGCACATCCCAAATTAACCAAATGAGGTCTCGCGCCAACTTGCGCTCTACATTTACAAACTCGCGCAATTCGCATTCGCAGACCTGTTTTCGTTTCTTACAAATAGCATCAAATTCGATAATCCATTCAATCCAATAACAGGCGACAATGGTATTCCGCCGCCCAGCCGATAAATTGTAGGCAAACTCATTTAGCGCAATAAAGACTTCCTTTGGGTCTTTCGGTTTGAAAATCGGTTTAATAAAATCGATGCTTGGCGCAACAAGACGTTCAGTCATTTGCGTCATATCAAACTCTTCTTCGCGATTGATTTTAATCGGTTCTGGACTATGTTTCTTTGTGGAAAGCGTCAATACGCTAACAATCTCGGCAAACATATTTCGTATTGTGGGGTTATTACGATGGTCCAAAGGCGATACAACCTCTCCGCTCATCATTATATTTTTGAAAACCACGAAACGTTTTTCGAGATAACATACAAGTTTGAGGTTCCCAATATGGATGTGTTTTGCCATGTAATAGAGGATATTTTCCCACAGTTCCAAATAATGCCCGGCACAAACCAGTTCGGCGGCCCAATTACATGCGGGTTCGATTTTGCCATTTAGCATATTTTCGACAAATGCGTCTTTGACTGCGGTTTTTTTGTATTTAGAAAAACTAATTCCGCGAAAGTCAGCCGGCGAACGCATATCATTAATTTCACAAAAGTCGGATGATTCCATTATTATAGTTGATATAGTTGTTTTTATATTATCGAGACTAACCATAAATAAAGTATTTTAAAATTATATAAGAATGAATCCAGCATTGATTATTTTGGGTGTTGTTATTGTTTTAATTATTTACTTGTATTTCTTTTATTCAACAAATGAAACTATTTTGTCTGACAAATTGGATTTGTCGAGTAAACAACCAGATATTCTGGTTGCAAATATTTCAAAACCAGAGTCAACTATATATTCATATGAATTCTGGGTATATGTTGGCAAATATGTTGGTGGAACACCTCAAACACTGTTTTCTCGAGCATCTGATAAACAAACTAGTGATAATAAAGTTATTAATAATATAGGCGTTTACATCGATGGAACAAGTCCCACACTTAAAATTGACTATGTTAAAAATAACAGTTTTTTTACTAAAGGCACCATCGCCGTAACTGATAATTTCCCCGTACAAAGTTGGGTTCATGTTATTGTGAGTGTTTCTGACAAATATATTGATACATATGTGAATGGCAAATTGACAAAATCCATCAAGGAAACCGATGGTATTTATCCTCAAAGCAAAGATAGCAACCCGATAGTTTTTGGACAACACGATGGAACAATCTTGGCAAAACTGACTCGGACAACAAAAGCGACGGATCCACAAACGGCTTGGGACAAATATTCCGCTGGAAATGGTGAAAACCAGTTTTCAAAATATTTAGGCACCCTTGGAATGGACGTATCACTTAAAAAGGATAACATCGAATATAGCAAGTTCAATCTTTTTTAAACCTTTGCACTTTTAAAACGCCGATTATATAGCCTGAAATCGCCGAAGGCGATTTCTCGGATATAAAAGGTGTTTTTATCAGTCGCAAAGTGACAGTTACCTAAGCTCATTCAAAGATGCCGACCTTTAGGTGCTCGGGAGATGCCCAATCGGGCATTGACCACAGAGTATTTAAAATGTGCAAAGGTGTAAAACATATAAACCATTGCAAATGTAAATAATATTTTGAAACCAAAATATTATGTATAAATATAGTAATGTCTGTACCCCCCGAACAAGAAAAACCACTTGTAAATATGCCAGATTTACAAAAACTAACAGAAACCGCAACAGACGCAAAGAAAACATTATCCGAATCTGTTGGTAATATTGGAAGTCAAGTATCAAATATTGGCAATACAATTGGCAAATCATTGGATGACTTTTCATCCACTTCTGCCGCCGATGCTGGGAAAGAGTTTTTAGAGGCAAATACAATTGTCGCCAAATTCGCATTTGTAATTATTGTCCTTATTGGATTCCTATTTTTGTTTCGCTTAGGTATGATAATAATTTCGTATATATTTTCCCCGAGTCAATCACCTTATTTGGTAAAAGGAATGCTGGATGGCAATTCCGCAAAACAAATTAAACAAGACCCGCGAACAGTTGATACAACAATATTTTTGTCGGAAAATGAGCGAACAGGGTTGGAGTTTACATACAGCATATGGCTTAATTTAGATGGAATTGATACAGATACTCAGTTAAAACACATTTTCAACAAAGGTATTATTGATACGTCAACCAAGTTTGGAGACATTAATAGATCTACCAAAGTGTCAGATCCAGCAAGCACGCTTAACAAAACTTACAATGCTCCTGGACTCTATACATATAAAAATGACGATGGTAGTATTAGTCTCCGTGTATATATGGATTCATATATTCAACCTGGAGATATGGGTAATTTGAGCAGCCAAGTCCAGACAATTGATATAACCGACGTTCCTATTAAGAAATGGTTTAACACGACAATTCGCGTTGAAAATCGAGTAATGGATGTATACATTAATGGAGCGTTAACTAAGCGAAAAGATCTTGAATCGATTCCCCGCCAAAATTTCTCGGATGTATATGTTTGCCAGGCTGGCGGATTTTTGGGGAATCTTTCAGATTTGCGATATTTCAACAAATCTCTGAATGTATTCGAAATAAATGCCATTGTGAATAGCGGTCCAACACTAACTCCTGCTGAAACAGATGACGCATCACAGAAAGGATTGTCTAATTACAATTATTTATCTTCCAATTGGTATTCGTCCAAAATCTAACATATCAAAATGACATAAACGCAAATAAATAGTAGAACCAAGTACTCGCAATGTTGAACCAAATACATTATATTCCAGTAGGAACGCAAAATTGGGTAATTAATGGTGGATTATTTAGCGTATTTTCTGGACTTCATGAACTCTACAATGTTCAAAAGAACAAGAGTATATTTGAAATATGGTGTCGGGTCGCAGCACATATGACAATCGGATTTATTTATGGAGCATCATTTACATATTATTGGAAACTCCCAGCGCTTATCACCATGTACAAAATGGGCGAAGGATTTTATTGTGGCAGATAGGAACCACAGAATATATATTCAACCACAGAATATATATTCATATGAGCAATTGTAATGCCGCTGAACAAAATCGCCGCAACGGACTTATATTCAATATACCTCCCCCGCGATATACTCCGCAAAATCCATACAACGAAGGCTGGACCAAAGAACAGCTGGATATGCGCCGCAAAGCCGAAGTCCTCAAATATAATAAAACCGCAAATACTCGTACAACAAAAACACAATCATGGCTCCAAATTGTGCGCGGTGTATATCAACGTCGCACATATTCCGGCGCTTATTTGTCAGGAATCAACAACGCCGACGCCAATTGCGAAACCGTTGTCACATATTCTACGGGTGCCGGTATTCCTGGACCCCAGATTCCACTCTATTTGGACCCGCGTGTACCTCTATATAATTACAATACACAGCAACAAGCCCTTGGAATCAATAATGAAGAAGAGACGGATATGTGGCGCTCAAAATACGACACAAACTTGTTGTCAAATATGCCAAATATTTTTACTATTAATATTCGCACCCCAATCGATAATACGCAATACAAATATACTTTGCGAACATCAATTGGGTTGTATTTAGATGGGTCATCGAATGCGCTGGATTACAATGTATCCGTTTCATTTAAGCAAACTTCTGTAAAAGTATTGTATGGTGGCGAATTAGTATCTATATCACCAACAATCAGATTGGATTCCGAGTTTATCTCTGATGTTGGTGGAAATATCACAAAAGATATATCTGGAAGTTTATTGGGAGGACCCTATGCTGGCGCCATTTATTTAGGAAATATGACTATCAGCAATCTATTACTACCAACTGCCGCTGGAAATACATATGATATTGTATTAGAACCAGTTATATCCATTAAAGGTAGAATTACAACGGATACTGCGACTTTGTATTCTAATTTAATCCCATTTTCAAATGACCCACGAATATTATCAAATAATACAAAAAAGTTCACTACAAATATGACATTCGCAACTCAGCAATCATCGTCAATTATTGAACTGCCATCGTTGACTGGTCAAACGCCCTAATTTTTCGCAGAGCCTCTATTTTCTCAATATTGATTTGCGACATATCAAAAATAATTTCGTCTTCGCGATTGATAAATGTATAGACCATCATAGTGAAAATGTCCAAAAACAATTGGTCTTTGGGGCAAAAATCCAGCCTATATTTGCTTCGTTCGCCAAATATGACTCGCGAATCTAAATAAGTAATTGGGTTTGCCAATTGCGATTCTACCAATGGTCCTATCGTGGGATTTTCATTAAAAAACGACTGATAAACACCATAAACAGACGCAATTTTCTGAGCCGTGTCGTCAAATGTGGTTGTATATTTTGTATAAATAGCGCGTAAATTGCGAATCAATTCATAATACCTCTCCGTTATGCCGAAAAAATGCTCAACGGGCGTATTAATAATCCGTTTTAACCAGTCGAGTTCAATCAACAAGTCGCGATTTACTTTATAATTGTTTTGGCATTGTTCCAGGTTTTTGTATTCCGTGTATTGCGATTCGATTGAGTCCCAATCATCAATGATATCATTTGCATAAGTATAGTATTTTTCTATTTGTCCGCGGTCTTCATCCAAACCACTTGTGAAATACTTGATAGACTGGGATATGACCTCTTTTGTTTCATCGGATAAAATAGCCGTTCGGTATCTGCCGCCGCGGACATTTTCAATACCGAAAAGATGCATATAAAGATGTACCACTCCATCGATTTGCCACGCCTTTATGTTTGTATTAATTTTCTCCAAGGATTCAATGCCGGTATTTAGTAAACATTCATGGTATAAAAACGAGCATTCTTTGTCGGATTCATCACGCTCACAATTATCATTAGAGATTAGCGCTGGATAGAGCAAATATTTGCCATTTTTTAATTTGTACACGTATACGTCATATATCGGTGGCATAATTATAAAACATAAACACAATATATTTATGTTTTAATCAGTTATATTATTTAACGGGTTGGCCCCATAATCTGTGATTGTGCTTGGCTAAGGCCTTGGCTAAGGCCTTGGTTAGTAAAAGCCCCCGGATTCAAGCACGCATTCTGTGTGCCAAATATTTGCCCCGACAAGCATCGGTCTTGTTCACCAACTTGAATACATCCTCTCTTGCCTTCATATTCCCCCACTAAACACCACCCAGTTTTACCAGCAGTAATCGGTTTCTGAATAGGACTCTCGGAAGGAGATGGCGCAGGGTCATTATATGTCGTGGGCGAGACATTTAGCACGGCATCTAAATTGGTCGCGGCATTGGGGTCAACGTGTTTTCGACTGGCATCCTTCAAAATATTGCCAACAGATTGGAGAGACCCTTCGGCAACATCAACTCCGGTTTTAGCAACATCGCCGACAACATCTGCGGTTTTATTGAGAACACTTCCGGTTGTGTATCCAAATATAGAGAGGAGTTGCGCAATTAATGGACCGACAATTGATGTCACCATTTCAACCAATGTTCCAATCATGGTCAACAAGTTTATTCCTAAAAATGACAAAATCAACAATGCTAAAAGGACAAAAATAATAATTTGATTACTAATTCCGGCAGTTGTATTTTCGGAAACGGCCATTGGGAATTGTTGATTCGAATCCATTGATATATTATTGCCGAAGATAATGATTGCGCGTTTCATTAACCATTATTTTTTTACTTTGCTATAATAAATGGAAATTGTTTTTGAGTCAATTTTGTTATTTAGTTTAGCCGTTTTGGTGATTGCCATTGGCTTATTAGTATATTATTTTAAAAAACGAATTGCCGATATTGAGCAGAAAAACACTAAATGTTTAGAAATAGTTCACGACGTTTTTGTACAGCATATGCAATTAAAAGCCGAAGTAGCGGAAATTACCCAGAGTCGCATCATGCCGGACTTCTACCAACAGCAGAACCAAGATGACAGAATCAAAATACATTTAGAAGAAAACTATGATGCTGCTGACGATGACGCCTATGACGATGATGCTACGGATGATGACACAGATGATGTTAAAATTGTAAATGTTGATTTATCCGGTCCTATTGATTCCGATATTAATATCACCGACGAAATTGACGACCAATTTGATTCAGATGCACCGCAAACAAGCACATTTGAAGTATTGGACGCCAAAGAACCCGACGTTTTTGAAATAACCGAACTGGACAATCAACCCGAAACAATCACTAAAATTGATGTGAATGAATCGGATTTGGAATCCGATAGTGAAATGTCCACTACAAAAACAAATGAGTCATTCCGCGATTTATTCAACCCAGAAACAAAAGAGTCATATAAAAAGATGGATATTAAATCTCTCAGACGACTAGTTGTTAGTCGCGGATTGGCAACAGAAAGCACCCCCCGAATGCGCAAAAACGAATTGATTGATGTGTTGTTGACGATTGTCTAAACTATCCCCCAAACCAACATACTATATTTTACTATTGCCATTAGCACTCGGTTTATTATTAAGCTTTATTCGGTAGTTAAATATTTCGCTAAGAATCAATACGCGTTCTGTTTCATTAAACTTCATTTCATTCATTATGGTGTCCGCTGAACTATATTTGATTGCGTCATAATTGGGAACCAGCCACCCATCATTGTAAATAACGGCATCGTCCTTATGATGCTCCATAAAATTGGTGCCAGTTTTACCACGAACTTTGTCAATATGAACAATCACAAATCGTTCCGGAATATTCAGCACGGCGTATCCTGCATTTTTCAACTTCTTCGCAATAGCATTATCGCATCCAAGGCGTCCCAGTTCTATATTGTAATTGCCTTGTAGCACCCGATTCTTGAAAAACCAGCCATCCTGCGTATTCGAATGTAAAATACCAGCAAACGCCGGGTCCATACGTATTTCCGCGCCATGTTCGTGTCTTGACAATGCCAAAAAGTGGTTTTTTGTACAAAGCACAGATGTCATTTGCTGGTAATCAAATGCCAAAGCAATGTAAATATCTAGATTGATGACCCCCACAATTTCATTGACAGGAATATGGGTTTCGGCATACTCAAATGCGTCAGCATAGGTCATTCGTTTTCCCCATTGAACACCGCGATATTTTGGATGATTCCGCACACTCTTACTAATTGTATCTTCTGATTCGTACAAATTGTGTACCATCTTCACATTAAAATGATTCAAGTTGTTTAATAGACAAGTCTCATACTCGGCAGCTCTCTCCGGATTCTTCTCGCTGTATGTTTGAACAATAATATTCATCTGTATATTATTCTTCATGAGCGCATATTTTTATATGGCTTGTAGTTGTACATATTTTTTCTGCGAAAAAATGTTTGCGCCAGTGTTGTCCGGTGCGGGTTCATTGTAATCGAAATTATGCCGAATACACCACTGAATACATTTTTGTATATTTTGCCGGACATAGTGGTCGATTTTATCCTTTTTCGCGCGCGTCTCAATTAATCCAAGTGTCGTGTAAATATTGTCCAGCTGGTTTTGCCCAAATATCACATTCACTTCCTCTATTTTACTATAGAAATAAAGCGGGACTTTTACAGAAAGCAAGCTGCGAATATATAATGCCGGATTCATCTCGGCAATTATGGCACCAAATGCGTTTTTTATAATTGCGTCCGCCGTCAATTTGTAGCCCGTACACACAACATATCGTTCCGAATTGGCAGCGCGGCTCGTATTTGGCTTTACAATATGAACATGCGTATACATGGATGCCAATAAAAAAAGCATCTCCGTGGTCGGTTTGTAAAAACAATCGAACAATTTCAAAACAAATGAGCCACCAGGTTTTTGTAAACATAGTGCATACGCAATTTGCGCAAAGAGTAAGTTGGTCATTGATATTTCCTGATTATTGAAATCCATGGAAAAATCGAACCCACCATCGCCAGTTATGAAGTCAATGGACCCGCAATATTTATCCACAACATAATGGAAATTGGCAGGACTCAGGAGGTCGCCCGTTCCATCCACGCCTTTCTCCAAAATCACATTTTCGTTATGTTTTAGAAACCCCCGCGCCTTCTTCCACCCGGGAACATCTTGATTGGTTGGGTCTTCGATAGTCATCCCGTAAAAACGGCTTTGCGGATTCTTGTTGAAATAATGCGCGGCTTCAATAAATCCACCGGGTCCTTCGGCAAGACCAAACATGGTAATTTGTTTTGCCGATGTATCAAATTGGGGTATTTTCAAAATATCAATGATTTCAACCAGTTTGAAAAATGCCCGCGATATTGGCCGATATTTACAAACACTGATGCGGTTGCTGCTGCTGCTGCTATGAATATATTCATAGGGATTTGTATGTTTTTTATACGCATCCCAGTCATCTACACATTCATCAATCTTCCCTTTGATTTCTGTCACAAACTTGTATAATGAATATGATAAATATTGCGGTGGAATGGTATCGCTTTGATTTAATGCCAATTTGTTCCAATAAACGCCGGATACTTGGGGTAATGTATGAATCATCATGGAGTGTTTCGTCTAGTAATTACTAGTAAATGCGTTTATGTAGATTTATAAGTATTATATACGACAAAAAGTATTATATACGACAAAAAGTATTATATACGACAAAACAAGTAAATAGGTTCATAAAAAATTGAAATATTTGTTAATAAATATTAACAACACCAAAATATATATAGTAAAATGGACCCAATCAATTCTTCAGAAAAAAGCATTTCATGTGACTGGACAGATGTTGATAATTCTCTACCAATCAACAATTTTATAAATGACACAGCTCCAAATAACATATTCTTGTTTGGTGATATTATTGAAGAATTGGGTTTGTCAGATGCTCAAAAACAAATTACAATAGAGGAACCAAAATCTGTCATTAAAGCAACACTCGAGAAAAAAACTCCGGATACTCCACAGCAGACCATAACTTTGCCACCGCTCAATCTGGAAAAAAGCAGCAGCTGGATAAATGATTCAATTTTGTATTTTAATGAAAAAAAAGACCCAGAGTTCACCGGTCCGACGCAAGTATCCAACTGGATAATTCCCCAAATATTATTGTGCGGCGGATACATCTACTCAGACGCCGATCTAACTCTATTGAAAAATGCCGGAATCACGCGATTTGTCTGCCTAAACGCCGAATATGGAACCAGTTCATTCAATTACTACGAGTATGCGCGTAGATTGCCGGCCGAATCATTCATACATATTCCCGTCAAAGATATGAACATAACTGATGACGATATTATTCGGCAAAAATGCTGCGACATCGCACATATGATATTGTCGGGTGAACGCGTATATATTCATTGTAGTGGCGGACATGGAAGGACTGGAACCTTTGTCGCACTGGTACTGAACATCTTGTATCCCAATTTAACGATACAAGATATGTTTGATTACATTCAATATTCACACGACCAGCGTTATCACAATAAGTTTGGCAGCGTGCTTTGGACGAAACATTTAAAAAACGAGAATCCTGATAACTTGTGTTTAAAAGACAATGTGTTTGCCGATAACTTTGTGCCAGGGCAAGTACCTACTCCGCAAACACTTGCGCAACGAAGACAAGTACTCAGACTGTGGAAATATCCAGAAACTGAATATATAATCAATGTGCCTTATCGCAGATAATTACACACGTTTGCGCGTTTTGTGCGCGGCAATTTGTTCATCTGTATAACAATCGGGTCCGAGAGGTTTGTATCGTCGTGTGCCAGTTTTACAACGGGGTTTTTTTTCTTTCTCGCCTTCTAGAACTGCTTCGCCTTCTATAACCTCTTCTACAGGAACATCTTTTACTTCGACTAAAACCTCTTTTACATCGGCCGGACCTTTGTCTTCAGCAACAGCAAGAGCAACTTCACCTAAATCAATCGGCTCATATTTTTCCAGAATGACTTGGCATATACGTCGAACGCGATTCTCGGGTTTCGGCTCATTATCAGCTGCTGCTGCTGCTACCGACAACTTTTCAACTTTGGCACTTTTCATTTCCTTGAATACATTCGACGCATTAACCGACCTGATTTTCTTAAACGCAAAATACCGATTCATGAACGAAATCGTCTTTTCCTCGGCCGTCATTAGAGGCGCTTTTCCATAATTATGCGCGGATTCTGGATATTTTTTCACTTCATACATCATTTTATTGTACAACGTTTCAAACATATCCGAATTGTTTATTTGGAGCTCTTCGGCCCCCGCCAAGACAAATCCGTAGTCTTCCATCAATCGCACCAAGTATCCAAAATGGACCAAATACTCAGTTGCGTATTTATTGATTGACTCCTGGAATACATCAATTGCGTACCCGACACTGGTTTCATCGGCGGGAAACCCAGTCTGCTCATATTTTCGCTGGATTTCAAATATCTTGCGACCATCCGAATAAATCGTTATTTCCGGGGTTTTCGCCAGCTTCTTGAACACCGTCTCGCCATCATAACAAGTACCAACAAAGTATCCATTGATTGCGGTGTTTTCCGATACGTTCCTCAAGAAATTGTGGAGAACAGACTGGTTTTCAAAGAAATAGTGGATCGCGAACTGGCACGAACTGATATTGAATCCATTGACACCCGCACCAAAACTCTTTTCAACTGCTTTGCCTAACTGGGGTTTCGGTCCGGTCGATTTAGTCAATATTGCCGCCCCGATTGTGCGCTCTTTCTCATTGTAAAACGCATCCCCATTTCGCAAGTTAAGACGACTATCTGCTGGGAGGAAAATCGCATCAAATAGTCCACGCGAGTCGCGCTTCTCTTTCAAATATCGCGCGCAAACGCCATCCATTTGATTATAAATGTTGTCTTTCGACAAATCCACACCAAACACAAATCCGAGTCGCGACCCTTTCCATTTGGAAATATCACCGCCTTTACCGACCGCATAATCGATGAGCGAATCGCCGCGATTAGCAACAGCGCTGATAATGCGTTTTTTCACATACAAATTGTGGAAATTGCGGAGTCCCATTGTGCGCGATTCCTCCGTGTTATGCGCATTATCATAATACACATCATCCGTAGTATCCTGCTTAATTTCCTCGTTTCCGCTCAACATCTGCTCGGACACGGGGAAATGAATCGACTTCCAGTTGTCATTGGCGACGTGGTAAGCATTGCCGTAATTCTTGTTTCCCGCGCGCAAACTGTACGTTTTGTCGTGGCGAACGCGCAATGGCACCCATCTCCACCCAGGCTCTTTTGTCAAATCATACGAGAATTCCACAATCATCTTGCTCTCAAATCGCTCCCCCTCCAATGTCATCATATTGCCCTCTTGGTTTTCGGCGTCTTTCACCAACATGATATTAGCATAACACGCGTCGGGGTCATACGGCAAACTCGGTTTGAATGGCACGGGTTGGTATGCGTCTTCATTGTCCAATTCATCATCGACATATTTCACCTCGTCTTCCAACAAAGCCATGAATGGGTCCATCGAAATGTGACGCTTGACATCGAATCCGCATCGCAGTTCGAGTGTCCTGTATTGGCGCAAATTGGTGGTACCATTTTCAAACTCGGTATAAACAGCATCGGCCCCCGATTTGTCCTTCTTGTATGACACCAAGAATTCAATACTATTGTATTCAGGCGGTTTCCATTTGAGAGAGAGAGCCCACGAAAACTTCTTCAGTTTACCCGCTTTTCCGGGTGCGCTGCCACCAACACCAATATTGATTGGCGTGAAGATGATGCCGTCCGTATTGTACGGATACGACCCATCCTTGATATTTGACAAGAGCGTCGAACAAATGCTAAATATGTTTGTCGTGTTGTCGGGCAAGTAAAACATCTTCGGAACTATTTTCAAGTCCTCTTCGGAGCCGACTTTAGAGGGTCGTTTCAGTTTTAATCCGTTGATTTTCATCTTCATGAGGAGAAGTCGATATTTTGCCAATTCCTCTTTTGTCGTCGGCTCTTCAAACCACGCAAAATCCAGATGGCGCACTGATGATGTGCGACCATTTCCTGCGCCGACATAATAAATATCGAATGCCGCATAATGATTAATACATTTGCCCGACTTGCTATACATAATATGCTCTCCATCCAAAATCGTTCCCCAGTCCGTCTTCTCCAAACACGTCATACCGGTAAACTGGACCAACATATTCGTGTTAATCAGATACACGCGTCCATCATGTGTATCAATATACAGTAGTTTGCGCTCGCCATCCGCCTTATCTGTCGCACAATAGTTGGTGCGAATATTGGGGACACTTGATGTCTGGTCCGGTTCAACTATATTGCTCAACTGGAGTGTGTGCGAATTGGGTCCAATAAAATCGTCCGGGAAAATGCGTCGGGGCTCGTATGTATCGCCATGAACAACTCGCATATACGATTGTAATACGCGGTCGTGTTCAGCATAGGGTGTCGGATATTTGGTATCTTGGAGTCCCGATAAAACCACGCGAATTGCCGTTTCCAATTCTTTAATAATTGCCTCGGCACTGTCAAATGCGGTTCCGACACCCACGCGGGCATTGTCCAATTCCAGCTCAATTTCGCAGAACTCCTGCTGTGTGAACAACTCGGATTCTTCCATGGTGAACTCTGGTTTCATCACTCCACCCGAGGTCTTGGATGTACGGATAATACTGAGGTCGGCAACAACGGGACTGGTTCGACTAGCCAGGCGAATACGATTAATAAGACGGAATGTTTTGCGATAATCGCGCCACGACCCAACAATATCGGCGGCGGCCTTGGACTTCAAATTGTAGTCTGTCTCCATATTAAATGACACATTGAATCCGAAATCCGCGTTGGTGATTTTCTGGATAAAATGGCCCAATTTATCCTTGGCACTCGACTTTTGCGTGAACTTGATTTTCTTGAAATTGGCCGGAACATCTGCGAGTTTTTTGAGATTGTTGTCCGAACGGCAATATTGCTGGATGAGTTCTGCGCCAAACAATTCCGTGCGGATATTCGACATTTGAATAACCCCCGTTGCTGTATTTGTGTATTGGGACTGGATGCGCAGCATATTGACACCCGACATGTTTTCGCATTCAAACCCGCTACCCCGCATACGCCGAACAACATTATCGTAATCCACTTTGGTAAAGGCGCGTCCGCGGTTTGGTTTGAAACGAACCTCGAACTCTTTTGTTTGTAAATTGCCATTGATGGCTAAATAATGATTTATTATTTTTACAAAGTCGCCTCGGAAGTTGGATGGCGATTCTCTTTTGTTCGAAGGGTTGTCTGACATTATTATAGGCAAATATATTTTATATTGATATTATTAATCCAAAATATATTCAATTTTACGGGATGTGAAAAAACAATTGCTCATTTAGTTATCTAGTTGAATGACATTTACAATTTTCTGTATTAGCACATCGCCTTTGTATATAAACAACCAACAACCACTTTCGCGACATTTTTTTGATACAGATTCTGATAATTTAATTCTTCCTTGTTCATAACTTTCATGAAAATAGGCATTCGCAGTACAAAGAACACAATTCAAATCTAGTTCTCCGGCAATTATATCATATATTTCTGCCAAAATATCCATAAAACGGTCGCGATTCATATTTGGTATTTGAAACATGTTGCTTGCCGAAAAATGCTTGGGATATTGTCGTTGCCATTCAACTGCCGTCTCCATAACCTTTTGTTTACGCAAATCTGTGCCGGTAGCAATGTTGGTTGCCGATGGAATATATATTTCACTCACCGGTACTGCCTTATTTAGGTTTTCAAATATGACATGAAGTTCTCCGGGCGTTTTGTCAATATGTAAACTAATAATTATTGGGGCATTATAGAACCAGGATGCGCTGCGTCCATGTCCATAATCGTCGCCTGTTATATAATCTGGACTAGACTTCGAATTGTTGTCATAAATATGTTTACACGCGCTATAACGATGTAAGCCATCTAATATTTCATACCGATTATCAACACTATTATAATGTAAATAAATAATAGTGTCAAATACAGAGCGATTTCGATATATTGAAGCAGCCATTTGAACAACACGTGTTTCATCTGCTGGGCGATTATGAATCCAACGAACTGGTTTTAGTTGCTCTATCAATATTTCAATTGGCATAATCAACAATAGATGTTGCGGGGAATATGTTATTTGAGTTGTTTGTCTTATAATATCCATTTTATAATTTTAGTATAATAGAGGCAAACCTATTATATTTTCAATTTTATGTATTCAGTTTCGCATTTTCCGCGTTTTGCCACCCCTAGCAAATATTGGCAAATATGAAGCGCAATATTCCATTTTGGGTTTTTTCTCTGGAAAATGTTTAGTCGCATTTAATAAAAAAATTGCAAACTGATTAAGAGTCACTGTAGTATTTGAAGTCATAGAATATATTTTTTCTATTAATACAATATTAAATATTGATATAGTTTTACTACTTTTATCAAATGCCGTTAGTTGTGGGTCAAATATAAAAATGTTATCATTATGTTTAAATGCAATTATATAATGTCCAATATCTGCGCCATCAAAACTAATCAATACAAATGTACACATATCATTATCAAGATGTACTTTTAAATACCTTTCCATTATTGATACTATTGGCGTTTCGGTGTTTTTTAAAAATTTGGGGTTTAAATCATCCGCATTAATTTGAAAGACAGATGTTATGTGGTTTATAAGTTGCGCAATTGATACAGCAATTTCTTTTTTGAAATGCTTAATAATATTTGTACCTTTTGACCCTGAAAGCGCGGGATTTCTATCTAATATACCAATCGCAAATAATATTTGAAATGCACAATCACTTTGTGCGTTTCTCGACAAATTACTATAAGTGCCAAATATTTTCATTATATCCGGAATATGAAGTCTGAATAAATTATTTTTTCCGGGCTCTGAACTCATCATGGTTATTTTGTCTTGGGTCAGATTCTCCCGATAGCGCGTTCTTGGACTTGTTTCTCCCGTATCTTCCTTATCGGGAGAGTTTGGAGATATATATTCGGATATATATTTTTCATTTATCCCAGTATGAATTGCCGAAGTAATACCCGGTTTTACCTTTCCTTGTAGCAATAAAACAACAAGGCTATCTGCAGAATGAGTATCTTTTGCTATCATAAGCGGTGTTTGCCCAAACTTGTTTCTAATATCTTTTCGCGCGCCTTTTGACATTAAAAGGTCAAGTATATCAATATTTACTTCTGGGTGGTTAAATACTTTGAAAACCACGTTTTCTCCCAAATCATCGAGTATATTTGGGTTGGCTCCGGCATTAAGAAGCGTTCTCACCAAAATTATATTGTTTTTTTCGGTTTGGTATATTAGAGCAGTATAGTTTTTATAAGTTGGGTCTTGAACATTGATATCTACTTTGTGTTTTTCCAACATAGTAAGCATTTGTCTACGTTTTCGTACTATATTCAAATTATCCGGATTTTGAACAAATTGTCGAATATAATTACTGGGTGATTTACTAGAAGCAGAAGGTGAACTGTTGCGACTACTGCTGCGACTACTGCTGCTTACTGCCTTATTCTTACTTGTTTTACCACGAGACGATTTATTTTTTGGCGACGATTCATCACTGCTTGAGTCTTTGTCCTTAGACTTTTTCTTAGATGTACCCTTGTGTTCACTTGACGCGGATTTTGGCATGTTTATTTTGCCTGTCATTGCGACTTTCAAAAGATTTGCGGTTTTGTTATTATTTTCTTTAATAGCAAGTTCCAAAGCATTATGTCCATTATCGTCTTTTGCCAATATATTTGCGCCATGTTTGATTAACAATTCAACTTTCCGCGGCATATTTGTATTTACAGCAGCACAGTGTAGCGCATTTTGACCATAAATGTTTTTTATATTTAAATTGGGCGGAGGATTAAGAGTCAATAACGCATTCATATTTTCAAGTGTGCCATGTTCAATTTGATACATCAATGCCGTGTAATTATAATAATCACTATCTTTAACATCAATGCTAGATACTTTCTTCATTTCCAGCATATATTTAATTTTTTCTCGAAACTGTGTGTTATTTTCTTCGTCCATTTGAACAAATGACGCAATATTATCAAATGAATCCATACCCAATATTGCGGCGCTTTTTTTCCGCATATTTTCAGTTGCTACTTCAAGCGCGGTTTTCTCATCAATATTTTGTAATTCTTTATTTGCGCCTTTTTTCAACAAATATCGGACTATAGCCAAATTATCGTCATCTAATACCGCATAATGAAGCGCACTATTTCCGTGTTTATCAACCGCGTTAATATCGGTCGGCGGGTCATGTGTCAATAAAAATTTGACATTTTCAAGGTTTCCCATTTTTGCTTGATTCATTAATGCTGTTCGATTGAAATTGTCTCTCACGTCAATATCCGATATTTGACCATTTTTTATCATTGACTTAATATCACCATCACCGCGAACAAAATGTTTTATTGTTTCGGATGTCATGCCTCTCTTATATATTGGTATTGAGATTTTATAGAATCCTACTGTCATCCCGCCCTCCCGCCCGGAGGGCGGGGGCGTAAAAATATTATAGTATAAAAAATATCCAATATAAATCCAAGTAGTGAAAAAATAAACAAAATATATTCAATTGATGTTTTCTGTTCTTTATTGTAGAAATAAAATGCCAAAAGCGCAAAAAATGGTATTGCTAAAATATCACCATAATGACTCAAATTATTTGTTGTGAGTTTCATATATATTTATTGATGGTTTAAAATAATTTTGCCGAGATACATTCGCTGATTCGAACCAATATCTTTTCATAATACTCGGTTTTAGACATTTTTTCATTGGACACCGGTCCTCTCACTACTCGTCCATACATATTCACCAATTCATCCAATTTGTAATTCGACGCTCCCAACATTGGTTTTTCAAAATGCGGCAATGCCATGTATTTGGAACGCACATCCGCTGATTTGCCCGACTGGTCCAAATAAATACGCGTCCCTTCAATGCGCAAAATAATGGCATCCGTTTCACCTTCATCGTCTACATATTCCTTGGATACAAATCGCAAATATGCCCCGATGTCTTCGCATACCACATAAATAGGCCGCTTATAATAAATAGAACAAGCAACTAACCCCCCGCCGATTTTATTCATGAATGGCTGGGTCATAAGTTCACAACGGATTTCGTTCATTTTGGCAATTGTCAGTTTGTAATTGGACATTTTCAATACTCCTGGGGATGAATTACAGTGATCGGAAATCAGTTTTTTTTCGTTCATTATTAAGTTGGTAATATTAACACCCTTTTGATGTAGGGTTTGTTCGCCATAAACAGCGACATAAACGCACATGAATATACAATCCTTGGATTTGGGGTAGAAATGGTAGTTTCGAACGGAATCCGGAGTTGGGGTTTTGGTCTCGATTATATCCTTGGTCTCGATTATATCCTTGGTCTCGATTATATCCTTGGTCTCGATTATATTTTTAGTATCAGTGATATCCAAGACATTTGTCTCTATTGTTTTGTCAGAAGGCACCGTTATTTGGACTTTGTCATAAAAATCCGGCGTCATCATAAATTGTTCCAAAGATGCCAACGTCTTGTTATCATCCATATAATTTTTCTGTCCAATAAAGAGACGGTATATTTTTTCATCCATTTCAGTCATAATTTGCTCTATGTTATTAGATAATATATTTTTAACTGGTTTATAAAAATATATTGTATGTTATCATCACCACCACCTTAGTATGCCTACGACACTAATTGCTGGTCATTTGTGAAAAAAGTATTCTTGAACTCCTGCTTCTGTTGTTCTATTTGATTAATTGCCAATTCTTGGTCTCCATAATATTTCACGTATTTTACAATCTCATCGATCGTCTCTTTCGGCAAAAAAGAGATATTCACAAAAATCCCGCTCTTGTTTTCATTCAATTTGGTTGCCGGGTTCTGCTTCAATATTCGCAATATTTCAATTTGATTGTTCTTGGGCATTTTTTCAATCTTGTCCTTAATATCCGTCAAAGACTCGGTGGTAATTTTAAATGCTTCGGTCATGTTGTTTACTAATATAATCATTATAGGTTTATGCTTTTTTGTTAAATCAAATGTTCTATCAACACGTCTTATGCTAATCCCGCAATGGCAGTAATCGACGTATCATTTAGTTCAAATCGCGTTCCAATAATTCTGGCTTTAATCGCATCTGCCTCTCTTATTGTCTCAAATTGCGGGTTCGTATTATTGTGGTCTCGCGCAATAAACACTATGATTGGCACATTCTCGTCGTCATCCATCACATGAGCATGAATACCCGCCTTGGTCACATTTCGAACAACGCATTCTACCTCCATATCTTTGATGGGATTACACACCAAACACATATACACAACTTGAAACTCGACATGGTCATCTTTAATGAGCCCGGGCGAATATGAGACAATCTCCACCGTACTAGGCCGAATATATCCTTCATCGATACATTTTCCCTCGATACTTGCGATGATTTTCTTTGTCAAATTGCCTTTCACGTTTTTCCCCACTTCGGTTATTTTGAGCGCGATTTTCTTTGTCAACAATGATTTGATATATACGCCATATTCCGACCGGCTATCTTTTTTATATTGTTGCTGTTCCATTTTATTGTAGTATACTATAATTTTATATTTTAATAAAAACAATATATAAAATCAATTTTTCGATTCGACGCAAAAGCAACCTATAACTTCAGCTTCTGTATTTTATTGTAATTTGCCATTTCTTGGCGCATATACCAGACATTTTCCTGTGTCGTGATACTCTGCATAATCACTTCCAGTATAATTCCTAGTGCGACTTTCGTCATCTTTGTAGTCAATTCGGTTTCATACCGTGCCTCTATATGAGCATACTTCAAAACACTATTCAGAATACTTATAATATCGCCTTTCGCCTCGTTCATCAAGTATGCGCCAGGATTGTTGCGTTTTAACAACAACTGCTTTATTTTGAAAACGGGCATTCCCGTTTTGAATCCGCCGAAGAACCCGACAATTTTAGGGAACTTGGTGGGGTCAACAAAGAACCTCTCTTTTATAACTGGGTCAAAGGTTTCATGTTTATATGGCATCTCCGACCAATCCGCCAAATTAATCAATACATTGTCGTCGTTGTTGGCAATAATGATGGCATTGATATCATCCGTTGTAAATACTAAATACCGGAAATAGTCAGCAATATGGGTTTCCAAATCAGTTGTCTTGGGCGAATCACTAAATACCCATTTTGCCAGTGATATGCGGTCTTTGTATTCCAGCGTATTTAGCGCATGGTTCCAAATATAACGCATCAGTTGTTCCTCTCCGATATTATGGATTTTTGTCAATAACTTAGAGGCAGTATTATCCGCGAAATCTTTGGGTTTTTTCTTGCTTGGAACCGCCTTGTAGTTATTCATGTGATTATACCAGTCCTCGTCATTTGCCTCTATTTCGGCAGATGGAGCCAATGCCTGACTAACAACCATTTCAATTTCGGCAATAATGCGCCGTGCGTCAATGTTTGCTTCTGCTCTAGGACTTGCTGCTGCCCTCGGACTTGATGCCCTAAGATTTGTCGAATGCGGACTTGACAACGCATCAACATTTGTTGACGACCTCGGACTTGCTACCACCATAGGACTTTCTGTTGGAACAGAAGCAGCGGCAACATTGTCAGCCCGCGCTTTTATATCGAGCACATTTACGTTAATCGGCTCACTAATAACATTAGGAATCCCCATGCGTATTTTCTCCGGTTTCACTTGAACTGGCACCATCGAATCAAACACCGACGAATGTTTGTCGGTCACCTCTATTGGTTGGAACAAATAATACTTGTCGCGATTAATGAGTCGTCCAGCGCGGCCGTATTTGTCTGTGAATGTCATCATCGGATTCTCAATGAGTTCCGTAAGCGCAAAATACAAATTGTATTTGGATGGCGCGCCCAGCATTTTCTCAAGCACAACAAAATGTAATGCTAATTCGCGGCCGATAATCGCAACAATTTGGTCCATCATTTTCTGAATCATGAACGAGCTGGGTTTTGTGATAATCGCGCCTTCTCGCGGTGCCTCTATTTTATCTTCCGGAAAACACGTGTATTCACAGCTTTCCATATAATCACACGCATACGATTCCGGTTTATCTCCCACTTGGAAGTATTGCGGTTCTGTCATAGTAGAGGAGCGAATCAACACGTTGCCAACGGCGGTCATATTAACATCGGTGAAATCGGATTGTGCATGGTTGAGAACACAATCAACGGAAACCGTTTTCAAAAGCCGCGTCACTTTGCCAATCATCCGCGCCTTCCTCTCCGCATACCGATACAAATAGAGGTCCGCGGAAAACGTCTCCGCGGCCGGGACGGCCGCATGTAAATATATTTCCACATTCCTCTCTTCAAACTCCAATCCACAATGACTCTGATTTCGCACTCCACGGCCGACTATTTGCTCAATACGATTCAAGTTGTACCACGGGTCCAAAATATGGACTTGCCGCACATATTTGAAATCCAGTCCCTCCGACGCCGCGCGAGAAATCAATATAACTCGGACCAGTTCACCATTCATATTTGCCTCGCTCGTCGCATATTTAATATCCGCCGCATTGCTCTGTGAAAAGTATTTGTCACCCGACAGAATCATGTATTTGGCCTGGTTGAACTTTTTCGCACTCGGGTCGGCAGGCATCATCGTGGTGGCATCAATGGGCGGCGAGTCAATCGCACCCGGTTTGAAGAGAGGCGACGCCATTTGCGAAGTCCCATATCGCGTAAACCCCATTTCCTCTAGTGCCAATGAAACCGCGACGATTCCACCATCAATGTATTGAGTATACACGATGACAATTCCGCGCGACTTCTGAACACACCTACAAATCTCCGCAATCTTCGAACTATATTTAGGCAATTCGGAATGATGGAAAATGCGCGGAACCCCCTTTTTATACTCGTAGTTGTATTTACGAAACTCGTAAGTATCTCCCACCCTCTCATTCTTTTCCACAAACGACATATTATTTGCCATGCCCTCTTTGCCGATGAACGCGTCGGTGGCATTCAGTCTGTGAAATGTCATAATCAGGGCTTGTAGAGGCATTTGTAGCTCGGCGTAGCCATAACTCTCGTCATCCATGTTGATATTGGGTTCTCCGGCGCCCATTTTACTGCGCACAACCATGTCATACGATTCTTGTTGATATGGCTCGAGGTTTGTATAATACAGCTTGTTAATAATATCGGCGGCCTGACCACGAGAAAGCTCCACATTGGCAGGCGCAAAGGCATCCGGGTATATGCGAAACGGAAATGTGTACGGGTTTTCGCCGCGAACATAGGACACATATCCATTGAGTTTTTGCCGGAGCAAATCCGCGTTTTTCAGTTCGCCTTCCCCCGTGAACACGTCGTCATATGCGATGGGAGCCCGTCCATCGTTGATGTTCATCAAATTGGCCAACCAGATGATTTCGCGAGGGGAATTGTACATGGGTGTGGCCGACAACAACACGAAGCGCAGATTTTCCGCATGGGTGGCAAGTTTCAACAATAATTTGGCAAGTCGTTTGTCTTCCTTCGTACAATTGTGGACTTCATCAATAATAATGAGTCGGTTGTTGTAATATCGGCGAATATTCTGAACCTCTATGTGTTCCTTCGTTGGATCATTTTCATCAATGGATTCGTATACGTGTTCGTAGATATTGTTGACGAATTGCTGGTATCCTCGGAACTCGTAGCTGGTATTGATAATCATCTTTGCTTGGGAGACCAGTTTTTCGTGTGTCATTTTTGCGCCGACTGGGTTAATTTCGCGAATCAGTTTGTTGCCGATACAAGAACGACTTGTCCAGCGTTCTGTCACGGGGTCTTCTTCAATACGACGTTCATCAAATAATTGTAAACGGAAATTGGACTGGACATTTGTAGAGGCGACCACAATAATTCGTTGAGTAATTCCAATGCTTTTCATGTATTCGCGCATTTCCTCGGCAATACCGATGGCCGAACATGTTTTGCCAGAACCGAGACCATGATAGAGGAGGATGCTTTTATACGGGGTATTCTGTGAAATGAACGATTTTACAAATAATTGGTGGTTTAGCAATTCGAACTCAGGGTTTTTACAAATGAAGTCCGCGGTTTTTTTGAGTGGTTTAGTAATATCGGCGGAGTATTCGAATGAACTGAACTCGTTTCTGTGGGCGATTTTTTGATTGAAATAGGGGTCATCAAGAGAGGGATACAAATAATCACGAGCCTCTTTAGGTGACGCATCTTTAGTTGACGCATCTTTGGTTGACGCATCTTTAGTTGACGCATCTTTAGTTGACGCATCTTTAGTTGACGCATCTTTAGTTGACGCATCTTTGGTTGACGCATCTTTGACAACGACCTCTTCTCCAACCTCTTCTCCAACCTCTTCTCCGACATTTTCTCCAACATTTTCTTTCCTCTCTTTTTCAACATCCTCATTCAAACCCTCTTCTCCGACCTTTTCTCCAACATCTTCTTTCCTCTCTTCTCCAACATCCTCATCCAAACCTTCTTCTTCAACAACATTTCCGTCATCACCGACAACATTGTCTACTTTCTCAGCTTCAACGACAACATCTTCTTTTTTCCCCGGTGCCGTCAATGTTTTAACCACATTCACAATCGAATTATACAATGACGGTTCTTCCACAACATCTTGAACTTTGGGGTCCGGTTTTGGTTTTCGTTTCTTTGTTTGCCGATTTTCCGCATTTTTCCGTTCTTTTTCGGCGGCAATTCGCGCCTTATATTCTTCTTCCGTCAAACATTCATCTTTATATTTAGGATATCTTCGTGTGCCATTTTTACACCGAGGTCGATGTGGTGATGATTCCATATATGTATATTATACAAAGATACATATATTATTTACGCAAAAGTGTTTGTACATGTTTTCAACACAATATTCACATTTGACAATACGCGTTTTTTTTCTAAATTGTATGGTCGTATTGATGTCAAACAGTCATTGAAACACTTCCACTCTATTTTACTAATCTCAGTCTTGTCAGAATCCGTCATTTTCTCGTCCAAACTCATGTTGTAATCCACATACATTAAAAAATACCGATGCTTGTATGACTTGTAGTTGGACCCCATAAAAACCTCTTCGTAAGGCGCCAAATTACTGACTACAAACCCCATATTCCGATTTTTGAACCCGGTTTCTTCGTAGAATTCGCGCAAAGCACATTCGATATCATTTTCATTATAATTGCGGCGACCTTTAGGAAACCCCCATTCGGGTTCAATCCATGAATTAGGACATTCGTTTATCAAAGACTCGAGCGTAAAGTTTAGAGATAATGTGGAGTTGCCGTTATGATACCGACTGTTTATATAAATGCCTTTGCGCAATTGATTGAACTTGTCGCGAGATATGTGTTCTTCGGATTTAAAGCGATGAAGATGTGAATCGCCGCCTTCTGAAGTGAAGCTGCCTTCCAAGACATCTTTGTTGGTTGGTCCCCATCTTGCCAAACCCGAAGCAGAAATATCCAGGCCAGGCGGCAAGCCATATTTAGTAAAAGTGTTTGCCAAGGCTTCTGCCGACGCTAAGGCTTCTGCCGACGCTAAGGCTTCTGCCGACGCTAAGGCTTCTTTTAACGGCGAAGGTTCTGCCGACGCCAAGGCTTCTTTCAACGGCGAAGGTTCTGCCGACGCTAAGGGCTTTCCCAGATGTTTATGCCATACATGCCTCCAAATCGTGTCAAATGACTCGGTCAAAATCATCTGCTTTTCAGCATTCGTCATCTGCGCAATCATATTCATGATGTAATATTTGTTATTCACTGAATACTTACCACGAGTAAAATCCATAAGCCCCAGTGTATCTTTGCGACAAATCATCAAATATTCAATTGCTTTTGTCTCCGGGTGTTTACGAAAAGCAATAACTCCATTGCTTATAATCGGCATCTTACAATTATAAAAGGTATGTCCGCGTTTTCCACAATTATTACAGCTCATTTAGGGTGTTGTCTCTATGACTCATTGTCAAAATGCTTCTAAATACTTATACAAAAGAATAAACCAATCAAAATCTTGACGTATATTATTGATGTCCGCCGCTACGTGGGGCCCCCATTATTGGTTTTTCATGATGTCCGTCGCAATATCATACCCAGATTTTCCGAATGACACAACCCGGCGCAAATATTACGATTTTTTCATGAACCTCCCCATATTTATTCCCGACCCAGAAATGGGCAACCAATTTAGCAGAATGTTGGAAAAATACCCGATTTCGCCATATTTAGGCAGCAAAGACTCGCTCATTCGCTGGGTAGTTTTCATACACAACAAATACAACGAAATGCTGGGCAAACACGAGATTTCGTTGGATGCCGCGATGGCCGCTTACTATGACCATTTCATCCCCAAACCCGTCTATTTACACCACCAACTCCGGATGCGCCGATACTGGATACATGTGGCATTCATTATGTTGTGTTTCTGTCTTATTTACTGGCTTTATTAAACCTTTGCACCCGCAAGGGTAAAACGCCGATTATATAACCTGAAATCGCTACCCGAAGGGAGGTGATTTCTTGGATATAAAAGGTAATTTATCAGTTGCAAAGGCCACCGTAGGTGGCCGACCGTCGCCCTCCCTCCCTTCGGGAGGTGGGCTTAGTGACAGTTACCTAAGCACGTTCAAAGATGCTCTGTGGTCGATGCCCATTTTGGGCATCTCCCGAGCACCAGAGGTCGGCATTTAGAATGTGCAAAGGTGTAAGAACACGATATATACCGAACCTAAAATATATAGGACAGCCTTATGCGCATTGAAATTATGATAATGTTGGTCACGGGATTCCTCATTGCCAATGTATACACGGACGGCAAATACTGGAAACTCCTACAAACCAACCAAAAATATTACAAGATGGCCGGAATTGCGCTGGGCGGACTGATGATGTACGTATTGTTCAAAAAGTTTCCATCGAAGGCCCAGGATATCATTCGCGGGTCGAATGAGTACATCAAGTATTTGCCCATCGACCGCGAAACCACGAGTATGTTGAGTCCCATCCTGGACTTCACTGCCAAGCAGAATCTGTACAATGATACGGAGGATTTGATGTTTCCGGTTACGTCAACGGCGGCTGCGCCGCCGGGGTCAATTGACCGACTCGCCCGTTCTGGTGGTGGCGGCTCCGCCGCCGCCGGCACAAAAGCTACCAAGCGTTCTGTAAGCGAGACAAAAAAGAAGTTTGTCGCCAGTAGCCAGAACTGGAAATGCGGCGATTGTGGTGAACAACTGTCGGCATGGTTCGAAGTCGACCACAAAGTCCGACTAGAATATGGCGGAAGCAACCATATCGACAATTTAGTCGCTCTTTGCCGCGAATGTCACGGCCGCAAAACAACGATGGAAAATCTATAAAATAGAGGTATAATATAAATGGCGTTTTTAGACGGCGCATATAATGCTATTTCATCAAGCCCAATCATGTTTGGTGCTCTTGCGTATCTTTTTATATTGTCATTTTTCTTGAAAACCAAGTTTGAAAAAAGTCCGTGGTTTTATGTGTTGATTATAGTTGTGCCTCTATTATTTAGCATTGGATACACATATTCAAAAGAATTGATGGAGATGTTCACTACCTTTTTCTCATGGGGCGCTACCATGGCATCTCCAAAGAACGTCTTAATAGCTCTGGTCGCATTTGGTGTACTATGGGGTATTAGCAAAGTCCCCATAACTGCCGAAGGTATTTACATCGCGGAATATAGTTTTATGATTCTCGCAATTCTAATTGGCCTTGTTGGATTGTCAATATTGTACAAGATGAACCAGACGTATATTTACAACCTTACTGGCATAACTGGGTTTATTGTGAACTTTATACTTTTCATCCCATGTTTGATATCAGATTTTGTGGAATATTTATACGGCGAGTTTGCCACTACACCCAAAATCGTATACATATTGTTTGTAATCGAGCTCATTCTGATTCTCCTCTATTTGTACTTGCCAAAAATAATGAAACAAATGAACGAACGATTTGGAAAAGTGATTGTGGATAAACCGGAGCGCATCAATTTGCGAAAAGACGCGACAAATTACATTGACATGCAGTCCGCCGAAATACCCACAGATTCACAGCCCTTAACTGGCTCAAAATTGACGGTGAATGTCCGCAAGAAGTTTGCTATGTCGTTGTGGGTATATATTGTTCCGATGCCGACAAATCATAATCCGTACAACAAAGAGGCAACTATCCTTGATTTTGCCAAACATCCGCGCATCGTATACGATGGTTCACAGAGGAACTTTCGCATTTATTACAGTGCGGACAAGAGCGACCAGTTTGACGCCCCGCACGAGAAATGGAACCACATTTTTGTCAATTATGACAAGAATACGGTGGACATGTATTTGAACGGCGAATTGAAAACGACTATTCCAAGAGAGTATAAGACTGGCGAGTTTTTAGTCGGCGATATTTTGACAATCGGAGAAGACAATGGTCTCCAAGGCGGGATTGCGAAAGTTGTCTATTATGAGAGGCCTCTCTTGATACACGAAATCCGCAATGTTTATAATTATAACAAGGATTTAGTCGGAATAGAGTAGACCCGCACAATAATATATCTAAACAACATATACATATGTTATTTGGAGGAGAACCCATCGATAAAGCATACCCCGAAGTCAAAGAATCCATACCCGCATCACATTTAGGATATCATACAAATAATCGTTATGATGGATTTCCGCCTCTCATGAGTGATGGCAGGTCAATTATGGCGAGTGCTCGTTCCGAGACATTACACCACAACACAATTCTGAAACAGCTCACTGGCAATACTACCAATGCCAGTATTAACAATGCCCAGTACCGCGAATACATGGTGAAGAACGCGCGGAAAATCATGGAGACGGATTTTCGCAATGCGAGTAATGATGTTGGATACTATGAGAGGTTTTCGGACCATATTCGCGCGGACCAGGCACCGACGGCGTCGGGTTCACCATATACGTATTCAAGCACCGAAGACCAGGCGAGACCACTGGGGTATTCGGAGAGTGATTTGAAGACGATTTACTTGACAAGAGAGGAATTGGATGCGCGCCGAATGACGGCGACAATTGTGCCAAGAAAATAATATTGGCGTAATATATAAATGGCACAACAGCGCAAGAGTATTCGACGCAAGAGTCTTCGACACAAGAACCGGACAACCTTGAAGAGAGGGGGAGGGAAGGGTACAACAAGTAATTCTAAAAAAGCAAAAAAAATAACAAATTACTTTAATAGACAAAAAACTGGCCAGTCGAATATATTAATGCCTTCGAGACAAGTTACACCCCCTGGATTTCAACGAATCAATAATAATACGGATACTATGTCTGACGAACAAAAAGCAGGAATCCAGAAAGAACTAGAAGACAAATATAAAAATCATGTAGATTATTTAAAGGAAAATGAGAGTTCAATTCGTGATGAACGTTCGGGTCTTCCCAAAAAATATTTTTCGTGAAGAACGTTCGAATCTTCCCAAAAAATAAATATCTTACTACACTCATAATACATATTTTATCAAATAAAATATTTATTTTCGGAGTTTCTTAGTGCCATGTTTCTTAGTGTCTAGTTTCTTAGTGTCGAGTTTCTTAGTGTCGAGTTTCTTCTTAGAACTCCGTTTCTTAGCAGTCGGTTTCTTTCCACCAAACAAGCCTCTCTTGACACCCACGTGTTCTTGTTCAATTCTATAAAAATTTTCCAAGATAGATTGGTTCATATTGACTGCACAAGTCCGACAAGTATAATCCATTATATTGACATACCGGACACCCAATAGTCGAAAAAAATCATAGAGTTGTGATAATGAGAGGGTTGATACGCGGGGTTTACTACCGGTAAACCCCAAACATTTGTGTGCCTCTTTTACCAATGTTTTTTGCCCTAATTCATGTAATAATTGTTTTAGTCCATCTTTGTAGATTAAATTGAACATTGTGAAATCGAGTCGTCTATTTGATGGGTCAAATAATGGTTCATAGTGAACAGACCCGTCATCATTTGTTATTTTCACACTAACATTGACAACGTGTACACCAAGTGTCGGGTATTTTTGTTGAACCGGTATAGGGAGTGAAGACAGTTTTTCACCAGGTCTGTCTTCATAGAATCCAAACTCTTTTTCAAATATAAACGTACTTAGTCCTGATGACCTTTGTCGGTCATCAGCGGCTTTGGCTGCCTTGGCATCTGTTTTCTCGCGAATACCTTCGTGAAAGCCTCTCACTCTATCTAAATATTCCGGTTTTGTCTCAGTGATATATTTGTTGATAACATGGTCTGTTCCATGAATGAACTCTGTTCCACCGATGAACTCTCTAGAAAAACGACTGCGAACATCACTTATTATGTCTTCATTTTGAAGAATATTTCCAATACTTATTATACCAGGAACACAAGCTCTACTATAAACGCGCACATTGTTTCTATAATAATCTGCTAAATCGCTGGTTAGAGGTTTGTCGTAGTCTTCGCATCCATGACCAAATATTGCGACTGACATAATGATATCTTTGGTCAAACTTGTGACCAAAGCCTCGGACAAAGCCTTGGGTAAACCTGTGACCAAAGCCTTGGGCACAGGTATGGGCAAATCAGATGCTGTGGGCAAAGCCATTTTTGCTTCCTTTTCTGCTTCCCTCTCCGCTTCCTTTTTCGCTGCCCTTTCCGCACGAATTCGTATTATTCGTGCTTTTTGTTTTTCTGTAAGAGAGGGGTCGTTTAGTGGATCCAATGAGTTATTAGTTGGATCCATAGTTATAAAACAATATATATTACCACTTGTTTTTTGGTACCACCAATACATATTTTATTTGATAAAATATTTATCAATGCCTCTCATTAGTATTTCTAATACTTCGACCACTTGTCATTATTGAACCCACTCAACACCAAGAGTTTGTCCTTATTCTCTTTCCAAAATTGAACCTTCTTGTCCAATTCAATTTCCTCTTTACTTCGCGGAACAAGATTATTCTTCTTGGCATTCATAAGCGCACTATCCGCCGCAGACATTTGGGGTCTGACGCCATAACAATTCACACCCAATCTCACATTGGGGTTCGCAAAATAGCCTCCATTGACACCCGGTCTTCCTAAATCATGTTCGTGTCCTTTGATTTCTTGAAGTCTCGCCCATGTTGCCTTCTGCGTGGGAAAGTAGGCATGTTGGCCTTCACTCCACCCATAACTCGTCCATTCCGCTCCACCCATATAGGATGCCTCTATTTCATCATAGGTTGCCAATCTAGACCCCATTGCTCGGCAAACGGCCTGGGCGTCATCATATGTATAGAGGTTGTTCGATACATTAAATACCTCTTCTTTAGGCCCGGAAGACTCTTTCTCTTCGGATATTGTCGTTGTAGTCGGCTTCGTCTTGAATAAACTACCCCAATCAACATTTCCAAATATCACACCCACAATATCAATTTGGAATATGTATTTGAAAAACTGGATAAGCACCAAAACCGTCAAAAACAGAGAGGCAACTGATTCTAAAAAGGCGACAGACCAAGGTTTCATCCCCAATTCTGTCGGGATTCCAAAAATGGCAATTCCAATTTTTAATAATACTAAAAACCCGAGTACCTGTAATACCGAGTATGCATTATTCAAATATTTGCGCGTGGATTCTTTCAAGTCCGACCAAAATGTGTCCTGGTCTTTTTCGCTCAATGAATAGTAATATAATACGCACATTCCTAAGAAAACGACAAGAAATACCACATCCACAAAACTGGCTTTTGTAGTATGGTTATTTTCATCAAAAATCACATTCATAATTGCGTAAATAATAAAATAAATTGCTAAAAACCCCAATGTCATTAATGTCGTATTTGTATCAAAATAATTGTCTGCCGGATCGGGCACTTTTTTCTCCGATGAAGACATTCTTATATTACTTCCAGTGAAAATATTATGACACGATTCTGTAAAATAAACAATACGCAAGTGGGCTCACAATAGAGGCGGCGGGTTCCTCTATTATTGACACTCCATCATCATTGTAATGTATCCATTTGTTGGCCGATTCGTTTTTCACATACGCCGTATAATGTCCACCCGAGGGTCCGCCAATATGATTACAAACCGCGTACAAATTATACACGTATTTATTGGCGCGATATCCCTCTACATACTTGGATAGGTCAAGCGAAATAAGCGGGAAATCAATTACATCATTGATGCGCCCAATCTGGAATCCGCGCGTTTCAAAACGTTTGAGCGTGATGATTAGCACGGGCGGCAATGACCAGAAGAGGGTGCGTTTTTCCACGACCTCTTTATATCCCGTTTTTTCATTGAACCACATATTGTCACCGGTCAGGAGTTCGGGCGCGACGAATAAGTCGAAACAATCGAGGAGAGATATATTGGTGCTATTGGCACTAGCTCTCGGAATCGGCAAATCCACCATAAAATATTGCTCCGGTTTTTGCGAATGTACCACAATGGTTGGTGAGGACACCGACTTTATTTCCGTCACCGATATGCCATAGAACAGTTCCATGACTTCCGAATAATCTTTTGAATATGACGACGACAACATTTGGTAGCAATTGATGGCAAGTGTATCTGTATTTGTCTTGGGTTTGCCACTAATATTCACCTTCACTGGTCGCGCAATTGCATTGTGAAAACAATTCAAAATGAATCGCAAGAATTCGCTCACATCATTTTGTGCGAATCCGGTAAACACATCCACGTCTTTTTTTTGCGCAATTTCGTGGACGGCCGAGACAAATCGAATAGGTTTCACAACACCATTTCCCGACCACATTAATTGAACGAGCTGTTTCCATTCATTGAATATGCGGACATCAAGCGAATTAATAGCCATTTTTGTTTGGACCGCGGGTTTATCGAATAACCCATGGATTTCATAGGTATGTGAGAGGACTTGTAAACACGAATTGAGAAAACATGTATTACCTAGATTTGCCAATCCGGTGAATCCGTTTGTCTTATAATTCGCGGGAGAAATATTCATTGAAAAAATATATATATAGAAAAGTAGCAAAACTCTTTATACCTTTCAACTTTATTATGGATGGTTCGAACAATATTTACAATGTTTTGAGAGATTTACAAAATAATCAGCGACGGTATTTACAAGTTGTTTCGGACGCACTGGACATTATTAGTACGCAGACCACTCCAACTGGTGGATTCAGACGCAGTTTGAATGATTATAGAGGGACGACGGCTGCTACTGCTTCTGCTGCTGCAGCACCTGCAGAAGACACTCTGTCATTTGAGTTTGTATCATTTTTGAATCCAGCCTCTATTTTGTCATTATTACGAGATGTTTCTGGCCAAGCATTATTACGAGATGCTTCTGGCCAAACAGGTGGTGTTCCAACACAACTTGATATATCAAACAATACAACTATTTATGCGCAACCGGAGTTGCCAGAACTTGCAACTTGTCCGATAACATTAGAACCAATAGAGGTGGGTACTAATGTTATGAAAATAACGCGATGTGGACATGTATTCAAAGAAGCCGCGCTAAGAAGATGGTTTCAACGCGATTCAAGATGTCCAGTTTGTAGAGGGAGCATTTAGGTTAAAAACATAATATCAATTTTAAACAATATCCACATAATGACATATCGAATATTATCGTATGTGGTTGTATCGCCCTTTTTATAAATACTTGAATATTTTTTGTTGGTATTGTCTACTGCATCCATAAATGTTTCTACCATTTTATCATCAATTAAATGATAAATACTAGTTCGGTGTTCGTACATTAATTGGCGTATTTCATTTAATTGGTTTATTTCTTTTTTATAAACGTTTTGAAGAGTGTTTAACAATGTTTTAGGCATGTAAAAATTGCGATTGTCCATAACTTTTGGCCAAAGCGTCTCTTTTTTAAATAAATTTTCTATTTCTGCTGGTATTAGGGGTTTTTTATCTTTATCTCCTTCTTTTGCTTTATCTCCTTCTTTTGCTTTATCTCCTTCTGCTACTGCTGATGGTGCTACTGGTGCTGCTGCTGCTCCAACTGTTCCTGGTGTTGGAAAATATATTTGTAAAAACTTATTAATGATTTTATCGGATGCTGCTTTTGCTGCTGCTTTTGCTGCTGCTTCTGCTGCTTTTTCTGCGCCTGTTTTTACCTGATTTAATTTTAATTTAATCTCATTATACAAATCTGCTTGTTGCTTTTCCATTTCATCATTTAATACTATAAACATTGCTTTTGGTTTAACTTCCCCTTTTTTCCCAAATAACATATTATTAGCATATTTTGCTTCATTTGAACTGAGTAGCCACGGGGTGTTCACCGATGGAACAAATTTGTCCTTTTCCAACAATACCTTATTATCAGTACTAGGCATTATTTTTAAATCTACATATCCATCTGATGTTGTTTGTACACTTTTTAATATTCTGCCACCGCGTTTGTATGTTTTTCGTTTGCGATGCCTTCTTTTTTTCCGTGTTGGCATATATATTATATACCAATACGATTATACCGGTCGGTTGAAATACTTGCGCCGATAACGTGTCATTGCCTTGTCCGATATATTGCCTCTCATTACCATCTCTAACATCTTGTCAAAATCATGGAGCATTTCAATGATAAAATGGATAGAATACACACCGCATTCGGTATTTTTCTTCTGATGTTCTTTTTTGGACGCGATGAATATATACTTGCTATCTTGTTTTTGAATCAGCTTCGCAAATCGCCGGATTTCCTTAGGAACCCCGCCATTGGCGCTATCAAAAAATACGATTGTTTTCTTGGGCACACTAATAAATATGGAAACCCAATGTGAACCAGGCTCATCATGTTTGTCTAAATTGAAAACCGCCGCAAACCGCTGTTTGCCTCTATTGCCAGCCGCCGCCAAATCAAACTTACACAACATATCTTCGACGCATGTTCCGCGTGTTTTGTCAACAATAAAATCATAATCAATAGAGGTAGTGCCTAAATATTCAAAGTCCGCGTATTTTTGCTCATATTGTGCCATTACTTTATCGATGTCAATATTCGTCAACCATTCAAGCGGATTCTTAATCCATTCGGGTGGATGGTCGGGGGCAAATAATTGGTCTTTCATCATATTGCGTTTGGCAACATCGTCGATTTCGCCGAGCCAGCACCTCTCATCTTCACATTGAAGCCGCATTTTGAGTTCATACCAGATAAGCACCGGTTTTTCCGCAATAATACGATTGGTTGGATGGTCTTTATTGTACTTGTCGCGCAATAACATGAGTGCCTCAATTGTCATACATGAACGCGGAATCGGTGCTTTTACGGATGGATTACAATTGAGCGGTTTGATTTTGCGGTGTTTTATTGTTTTACGTGCCACGCGCATATTCTATATATTTGACAAATAAGTATTTGACAAATATAGTTATAATAAAAAACAAGAAGGTCTTAAGTGAATGCTTAGTATGTGGAGCATTTACTTCTTGGCGACTACCTTCTTAATAATTTTCTTTGGCTCCGAAGGGGCAGCAACGACAGCAGGGGCTTCAACAACCTTTGGAACCTCAACAACCTTTGGTACCTCGACAACCTTGGGCTCGGGCTCGGGCTCCTCCTCCTCATCACTGTCATCTACTTGTGCTGCCTGGACGGCTGCTTGGACGACAGGTGGCGCAACAACCTTCTTCACTATAGAAGCAGCTGCCTTAGGCGCTTCGACCTTGTTTGAAACCTTGGTCTCAACTTTGCTCGGTGCCGGAATATCATCAATATCCTCGGCGGGTTCACTGCCATTCACAATAGCAGAACGGTCCTCCTCCGACAAATTAATGTGGCAAGTTCCAAATACAGAAGCAACCTCCTTGGGCTTGACGACGCACTGAACAAGCTTCCAGGTGATTCCCCATCCCTTGCCTCCAATCCAGATTCCGCCGCACTGAATAACACAAGCAACATTGCTGAGCTTGGGTACAAAGTGCGCAGGAGTTAGCTCCTCGTTGTCGCAAGGGAAAAGCAGAGTACGATTAACATCATAAATCTCCACATTCCAGCGTCCATCTCTCTCGTAATAGGGCACCTTGGCACTAATACTGGGACTCTTGGTCAAATCGGACTTCTTGGTTCCCTTCACCTTGGGATACTTCAAAACAGGGAAGAAGGTGTGCTTCAAAATGCCCTGCTCTAATTGCTCGCCCCACCACATCTCGGAATTCTTCACGGCGGCATCGATGACTGCACTCTCAAATGCCTTCATCTTCTCCAAGAAGGCGTCCGTGTTCTTGTTGGAAAACCCCTCGTTGGGGAATGTGAGCGAAATGCTGTGCTTTCCATCACTGACTCCAGTGTTGGGGTCAATGAAATCACTGATTCCCCAAGTAGTCATAAGAGGAGTCGTGATGTGTAGAGAGCGGTTGGTTTGGGTGCTGATTAAATTAATGGACTTTCCACCCTTGTCATTGACCTTGGGAGGCATGAACTTGAACGCATCGGCGGTCCAGGTGGTGTTGTCTAATACGATTGGTTGTGCTTTGGCGGTCATCTTGGTATAGCTTATTATTGGGGGAATCTTTATATTGATTTGAATAATCATTTATGTGTTTTCAATTTTTTGGCTCGTAGGTCAGTGTGTTTGGTTGGGGATATTGTTATTTTGTTGAAGACATAGTCATTGTCATTTCAGTCATAGATTTATACAAGGGTATAAAAACATTGTATACTTTAAACATATAATGCTTTCCAAAATGGCACGTCCTCAACCAGATTTACTCGCAGATTTAACAAAATGTAAATTATCCGAACTAAAAGATATTGCCCGTGAGCTCAAACTCCGTGTTTCAGGCACAAAAGTCGACCTGATAAATCGCATACTCAACTTCCGCCAAGAACAAAAATCCGCAATCAAAATACAACAAGCCAGTCGCGGTTGGTTTGTCCGCGAACTTTTCAAAATCAAAGGCAAACTCGCACCCAAACTGTGTGTGAACGAGGCCGACTTCTATACCCTGGACCCACTCAACGAAATCCCCTTCTCCGAATACATTGAACACAAGGATAGCACCGGGGTCCAATATGGCTTCCATATGCGGTCCCTCTATCATCTGCTCTCCAAAATGAAAAAGTTTGATAACCCATATACCCGCGAAGACATGAAACCCGCATTTGGCGCCAGATTTATTCGCGCAATGCGACTAACAAGTATTGTGTTCCCAGAAAACAAGATTTTGTCAAAAGATGATGACGTGGAAATATGTGCGCAAGTAAATGCCGGTATTGATTCTCTCACGCGCCGAACCAACGAATTGTTTATGAAAATTGACGCGCTCGGACATTATTCCAACATTGAATGGTTTAATCGGTTGTCAAACAGTGAAATTGGGGCCTTTGTCGGATTCCTCTTTACAATTTGGTGCTCTATTCCCCGCGACTTGAGATACAATATATATAATTCGGGGAATCCATTTGCGTTTGCTGAAAACATCAATATGCGCGACCAAACCTTGAACGAAAATCGCGACATTGCCATTCGTATTGGCGAATCCCTGATTTCATCAAATACCGCCGAAGAATACCGCAATTTATCGGCGATGTATTTTTTGACGGCAATGACACTGGTTTCCAGAGCAGCACGAAATCAGATGCCGTGGTTGTATGAGAATTATTTTGTTATTATACATAATCGCGCCTAACCCCTGTTTTTGCTCGTAAACCCACATTTACGGGCAAAAAATATATAAATGCGTTAAACTACTTAAAAACGAAAGGCTAGTAAGGTATATAAAATGGTCCGAACTTCCAAAACTGTATCTGCTTCCGCATCTGCCCCCGTTGTATCTGTTGCTATTGAGGTCCCCGCTGCTGCCCCTGTTGCCGAGAAGAAGGCTGCCAAGAAGCCCAAGGCTGCCGCTGCCCCTGCCCCTGTTGCCGAGGTTGCTGCCGTTGTTGCCCCTGTCGTTGAGACCCCCGCTGCCGCCCCTGTTGCCGAGACCCCCGCTGCTGATACCACCGTTGACACCAATGCCAAGTTGGCCGAGTTTGGCTCCAAGATTAACCAGGTTTCCACTTTACTTGCCGCAATGAAGGCTGATTACAAGTCTTTGGAGAAGAGCATTGCCAAAGATTTGAAGAACGCCAGTAAGTCCAAGAAGTCGAAGAAGTCTTCTGTCCCCAACCCCAACAGACAGCTTTCCGGCTTTGTCAAGCCCTCCGTGGTGAGTGATGACCTCCTTGCCTTTGTTGGAAAGGAGAAGGGCACCATGATGTCCCGCGTTGAGGTCAGTAAGGAGATTACTGCTTACATTGAGAAGAATGGCCTCAAGGACAAGGAGAATGGCAGACAGATTAACCCCGATGCCAAGCTCACCAAGCTCTTACAGATTGGTGCTGGTGAGGTCCTCACTTATTTCAACTTACAGAGATACTTGAAGATTCACTTTGTCAAGGCAGCCAAGGCTTAAAGCGTGTCTAAAAGACACGCGACTAATAAGTTTTACCGTGAGGTAAAACGACTAATAAGTTTTACCGCAAGGTAAAACGACTGTAAAAGCGTGTCTAAAAGACACGCGACTAAACATAAAAAATAACAACAAACATAATCGTTTTTTGTTATTTATCCATAAACAACTTAAATATTATAAACACAATATTACATAATCAGCCATGTCAGAAAACAATGTTTGGTCATTTGAACAACCTCCACTACCTCAAACCCAAACACAACAAGTAAACATGAACGACAACATTCAGCAATACTTATTAACAAATAAACCCACACTTATTATACTCACACCTTGCTACAACAGCTCCTTGTATGCCGGATACACTGAGTCTTTGTTAAAGACCATGTTTATGTGTAAAGACCTGAATATTCCAACAACTGTTTATTTTTGCCGCAATGACAGTTTGGTGAGTCGCGCCAGAAACAACCTAATCGCAAAGGCCATGAATATCCTCGATGCCACACATTTTTTGTTCATTGATGCCGATATTACATGGGACCCGCAGGATATTTTGAAACTGTTATTGTCGGACAAACCCATTGTCGGGGGCATATATCCCATCAAAAACTATCAATGGGAGAAAGTCGTTGAAAATCCCGACATGATTCGGCAATTACTTGACCGAAAGAAGAAATCGCAGATTGACAGTCTAGTATCCAATGATGAATATGTGAAGATGAATATGGTGCGTTATAACATTAATTATGTTTCAAATATGCTTTCTATTCAAAATAATCTCACCACAGTAAAACACTTGGCAACCGGGTTTATGATGATTAAACGCTCAGTTATTGAAACTATGGCTCGTGCGTTCCCTCAGACAAAATATGTCGACGATGTCGGATTTTTATCGGGAAAAGAAAACGACCATGCTTTTGCCCTGTTTGATTGCGGGGTCGAAGAGGGGCATTATTTCTCGGAAGACTGGTTGTTTTGTCATCGTTGGTCAAAAATGGGCGGGTCTATTTTTGCCGATGTTAGTATTAATTTGGACCACACGGGTATTGAAACCTATAAGGGGTCGTTTATTTCATCAATTATGTAAATAAAATAATATGAATCTCGCATATTATTTTATTCGAAAAAAAAGACTTGCGTCTTTCTTATTTATACACGGTTTATACACAGGTTTATACACAGGTTTATACACAGGTTTATACACAGGTTTATACACAGGTTTATACACAGGTTTATACAAGGTTTATACAACTTACCAGTCATTGTCAGTAGCAACGCCTCGCGTCACCGGGTTAAATGACAGTACACATCCCGATTGAATATTCATCCAAAATGGCTTACCTGATTGGGGGTCTTTCATCTCTATCCATTCTTCGTCGCTAGTATTATCCTCTACCAAATTGACTTTGGTTTCTTCTTCCGCATCGTCATCGTCATCAATCTGAAATCTGTTTTTAACAGGCAAACAAACCGCAACAGAAGCGGCAACAACATGCGGTTTCTGTTCAAACTGCTGTTTCTTACATCTATCAAAGGTGTGGTTGCCACTAGGGCAATTTTTACACACAAATGGCAATAATAGAGGACATACAATTTTGCTGTTTTGACTGGGTGTTTTGTGGATAAAATGCGAATTGAATACACTGGGTTCCTGTCCCTTTTTGAAGCAATAACCGCAGAAGGGGGATGATTCTTTTTTTACGGGGGTGGTTCTGTTTTGGGATTTAGCAGCAGATGACATTTTGTTTTTGCTTTGTGTTTACTTTATTTGCGAATACTTTGTTGAACTGTTTTGGAATATTTTTGATTACCAAAGATAAAAACAAACTGATTTCAATTTTTTGGATGCCCTCCCCCCCGAAGGGGGGGGCATCCAAGAAACCCCTTTCCTCCAAAATATAAATATTTTGGAGTTCCACAATTTTTTGGATGCCCTCCCCCCGAAGGGGGGGGTATCCAAGAAACCCCTTTCCTCCAAAATATAAACATTGTCGTTCAGCAATTTTTTGGATGCCCTCCCCCCGAGGGGGGGGGTATCCAAGAAACCCCTTTCCTCCAAAATATAAATATTTTGTCGTTCAGCAATTTTTTGGATGCCCTCCCCCCGAGGGGGGGGTATGGGAGATACACCT